ATAGATGGATTTTTGGATAAGAATTTCCATAAAGTTTATACTAGAACTGATAGTAGGAAAATGACAGTGGAAGAATTTATTAATAAATATAATAAAGGTATTTATTTAATTACAATGAGAGGTCATATTACCTGTTGTATTGATGGTGTAATTTATGATACATTTTATCCAAAAGATAGACTAGTATGGGAGGCATATGAAGTTTAAAAAAGAAAAGAAGAGTAGAAATACTCTTCTTTTTTATTCCCAATTTTCTATTTTTACTTCTTTAGTACAAGTATCTGCAATATATTTACCAATACCTATAGCATCAGCTTCGTCGTCTGTTACACTAATATCAAACCATTGTTTTGCAAGTAATTGCATTGAAGCTTTTTTATCGCTTCTCGTTCGGCCTTTAACTTTACAATGCGCGCGCCATGTATTTGTAGGACATATTTTGTATGGAATTTTTAATTCATATATCGTATTCAGAAGAATACCTTGTAGGCGCGCCAGCATTTCAAAAGTAGTTACTCCCATATTTTGTTGATATTGAATTCCCTCAATTCCAACAATATCTATTTGCCAAGTATTTATCATATTTATAACCCATTCTTTAATCGCATGATCGCGCGCAATCTCATCATCTAAACTAGTTTCAAATAATCCATATTTTATAAGTTCTTTTTCATCATATATTGACCATCCAGTAATTCTTGTTGCTTGGTCTAATGCTAAAATTCGAGTTATTCCTTTTTCCTTGGGAATAACTTTTGTATCAATATTTTTTAACGGGTTATTCTGACAAATAGGGCAAGTTCGTTGAGTGCGTATTTTTTTCCATGAACTATATACTCGATGACCTTCAGGACATTCAAAGATTAATTCTGCTTCGAGATTAACATAGGTATCAGATATAAGTTTCCAATTATCTTTTTTTAATTCTTCTCTTATATCTTCTATTTTTATTTTACTCATTTTTATTCAGCATTATTATATCAATATATATTTTCTCCTTATTATATTTATCTTTCTTATTGCCAGTCCTTCCTTAACATTTTTATAACAGATCGGTACCATATCTTTCATCATTTTTCCCATAAATAGAACTGCTTCCGAAGCCACCGCCACGGTCTCCCTCAAATTCTCCTATATTATCTACTGAGTAGAATACTGCGGTTGGTACTTTATTTAAAACTAATTGAGCAAATTTTTCTCCTTTAGTTATATAATAATTTTCTCCATAAAGAATAGATTTAATTATTACATTTCCATATTCATCATAATCATATTCCATATCTTTAATTGGAGACTCAATATTTTCAACAATAACTCCAATTTCATCTCTATATCCTGAATCTATGGTTCCAGGAGTATTTGCAACCCTTAATTTTGTTTTTAATGCTCGCCCACTTTTTGGTCTAACTTGTAATTCATATCCTTTTGGAATAGCTACTTTTAATCCAGTTTTAATTAATTTAGTCTCACCTGGTTTAATAGTTACATCTTCAAGTGCATAAATATCTAATCCCGCATCTCCAACATTTGCATAAGTTGGTATTTTAGCTTCTGAGTTGCATAATTCTATAGGTATATGAATTTTTTCATTTGCGGTTCCATTAGCTTCATTTACTGCATTAACTATGATACCAATTACTTGTTTTAAGAAATCTCTTTTATTTTGACTTATATCTTTTAGTTGTTCATCAATCTCTACAAGTAAAGCATTGTATAACTCAATTAATTCATTAATATCTACATTATTTTGTTCTAATGATTTTAATAGTAAATATTTATCTGATGGGTTATTTAATGACTTTTCTAATTCTGCAATAATAGGACCTTTTATAATATTAAAATCAGTTTCTTTTAATGCAAATAAAACTGCAAATTCTTCAAAATCTCCAATAGGACTATTATTATTTTCTCCTGTACTATTTATAATTTTTTTTATTAAAGTATCACCAAGTTTTTTTTCGTTTTCCATTACATAACTCCTATTAATTCTTTTCCATAAGGAAGTTCTAATAATTTATCTGTAAAAGTATGCCATTCATCTAGTTTATGATTACGGCGCGCGAAGTACATATGTCTTGCTGTTTGGTAGTTAAAATCTACTGTGCGTTTTTGGTTATATGAACTTGGAAGAAGTTGAATCATTTGCCACCAATAATCTTTATTTTTTGTTTCTATAAAATGCTTTCTATTATCGTTTAATCTAAAAATAATATCTTCTAAAACATCTAAAGAATAACCATCGAGATGTTCGTTACTAAAATCATCTAATGTAAATTCTTTTGCATGAATCTTGTGCATTGTACTACAACTATTTGCGACTGTGGCTACTTTATATGTATCAAATTCTTTCCACCAATATAATGGAGCCGTTACATCCATTTGTATATGAATCATCCTCATAAACTTAGCTTCATCATCGCCAGCTTTAATCATTCTTTGCGCTAAGTCCTTATCATTGGGTCCGATGTAAGCATATTGAATTGCGCCAGTTTCAGAATCTCTTTTCAAAACTCCATTATCTAAAAGCCAATTATTGTATTCTTCCCAATGTGCTTCCCAATCTCTACTATGTTCTTCTAATATTGGATATTTCTTACTCACATAAGCTGCGCTGACTTCATAATCAAAATCATTATATGGTTCAGAAGAAATTCCAAAATAACTATCGCTTTTATCCCAACTATTCATTGGATTTCTTAAACCGCGAAAAGCCGCATTAAAACCATTTACTTCAATATTTTCTATCTTAATCATAAATTACTCCTTTAACTCCTTTTATTATATTATATCAAAAATAGAGGAAGAATTCAAATTTCTTCCTCTCCTAATGTTATAATACATGCTTTTTTAACTTGTTGAAGTAATTTTTTAATTGCTTTAATTTGAGTATAAATGCGTGCCTCTTTAAAATCTATTACTTCTTTATCAAAATTAACTTCTTCAAGTTTTCTTAATCCATTATTTATTTCATTAATACTTAAATTAGTATAATCTATAACATTTTTAATATTATCATCTGCGGGAGAAGATATGGCTTCAAAATTTTGATTCCTCAATCCATCTTGAAATCCCTCAATATAAGCTTGACTTATTTTATCCTTAATATTGTTATAAATCTGCGGGAAGAAAGCTGCGCAAATAAATTCAAATCCTATATCTACTTCATCAGATTTAGTATCAGTTTCTATTTGTTCTAAAACCTCTTTTATTTTTTTAAGTTTAACTGTATCCATTCTTTCTCCTTAATCACATTTTGAATAACCGCATTCTCGACAAATATTACATCCACCTTCAAAAAATAACTCTGCTCCACAATCTGGGCAAATTGGTTTTTGTTTATTTTGTTCTATTTCAATTTTTTCTTGTACGATCTTTTCTTTTTCAGTATTATTCGTTGTGGTTTTTTGTTTTATACCATTAAATTCTTCCCACATTTCCTTCAAAGCATAACCTACTGCCATAGGACAACAAGAACCTTTAGAAGTATCATGTTTTGTTTTTGTGCGTGCAACATATGATGGACACGCACCAGTTGACATCAGTTGATCTACTATATCATCTATTCTAACACCAGCCCGCGCAGACATCGAAATCATTCGAGATAATCCTGTCATAAAATTATTACATCCGCCTGTACTTCCTTTACTAAGATAAATCTCTTTTAAATCTCCTGTTTCAATATCAAAGTAAGCCGCGCAATGGAGTGATCCACAACCACTTACAAGTTTCTTTTTTAATCCTATGACTTTATCATCATTTATCTTTGTTACTTCGCCGCGTTTTGGTATATTAGAATTTTCTTCTTTATGGTTTTCTTTTTGTTCTGTGTTATTTACTAAAATTCCACCGCGCTTACAACCATCACGGTATATTGTAACGCCTTTTAAACCTTTCTTCCATGCATATAGATAAAGTTGTTCAATTTCTTCTCGTGTAGTTGAATTTGGTAAATTAATAGTAGAACTAATCGCTGTATCAATATGTTTTTGAATTGTTGCTTGAGTATCAATTCTATCAATCCAATCAATATCTTTACTTGTTACAAAATAATCTGGAAGTTCTATATCACCATTTACTTTTTTAAAATCTTTAACTACTTTGGATTCTATTTTATATGAATCTTTTAAATTGTCTGTTTTTCTAATATAAGAAAGTTGAAATTCTGGCTCTATACCACCGCTACCACCAAGCATTGTTGCTATTGAACCAGTTGGCGCGATTGAAAGTAAAGTACAATTTCTAAAAGCATTTAGTGTAATATTACTATCTACTGGATTATTATTTTTAAAAAATTGAGATTGCTCAATAATATTGTGTTTAAAATTAGGATAAGAACCTTTTTGCTCACCTCTGAGAACATTATAACAAATTGCTGTTTTTATCATAAAACTAAATAATCTTTCAGTAAATTCTAATGCTTCACTAGAACCATATTTTAAACCAAGTGCCATTAACATATGAGCATAATTAAAAACACCTAACCCAATATTCCTCCAATTTTGAGCATTTTGTTTATATTTTTCAAGATATTTAGGAAGTCTTTCGCTATTTTCGTCTATAATATCATCTAATGCATTAGAAGCTATTTCAATAGCATCAGCAAATTCTTGCCAATTAAAATCTGCTTTATCTGTAAATTTATTTATAACAAATTCATAAAGATTTAAACTACCAAGATTACAACAGTTTTGTTCATTCAGAGGTTGTTCCGTTTATTACCGTATAGGCTTTTTATCCTATACTTCTGGAGATTGCTCTCATACTCTATGTTCCTATCATAGAGATACGTCTGTTAATTCAGACCAGTCTAGCATACATTTTCATATTTTTCTTTAAGATATTTTAATAAATCTTTTCTTGATTGGCTACCACATATAATTTGACTAATTACACGCCAATCTTTAAAGCCGTATTTATTTGCAATTATAACTAAATCAGATAAATTACTACTTATTTTATTCATAGGACACTGTAAAATAAGCTGTATATGTTCATTGCACCATTCTTCAGTTTCTTTTTTAAATAATTCATGTTTATTTCTTGTTTGTTTTGTAATTTGTTTTTTAGCGGCATTAACTCGTTTATCAGTATTAGCTTTCGCAGAGCAGGATAAAGAACAATATATTCTTTTAGAGATTTCACTGGGTATAACTTTAAATTCTTTTTTACAATAAGGACAAATTAATACGGCTTTATTGTTTTCGCATATTTTTTGCCATTTTTCTCGTCCTTTATTTAATCCTGCGATCATTTTTTCTGCCTTTTCGGGGTCTAACCAATCTTCCTTCTTTTTTGAACCTATTTTTTGTCTTGTTTCTAAACTTTTTTGACCGCTTTTGCCACCATCCATTAAATTATAACCAATATTTTTATCAGTAGAATTATAATATTTAATCCAATATATTTCTTTTTGATTTAATTCTTCTAATGTATTTGCTGTATCTATTACTTCTATTCTAAAATTATTAATTCCATATTTTAATATAGCGTTATGAAAATATGTGATGGCTCTATTGTTATGTGTTTTTTCATAATTAGCTTCAGATAAATGTTTATTTAATCTATAATCTGCACTGTATTTAGTTTGTCCTATATAAATTTTACTATTAATTAAATTAGTTACTTTATAAATTATCATTTTACCACCTATGTTACATTAACTTTCATATGTAAGTGGTAGTTCTTTTAAATATCTTTAAGAAAAAAATGTCGGACACTCGTGGAGAGATTATATTTATTCACTCTCTATGCGTTACGGTGATAATTAGCCTTTCGCAATCTAATTATTTACCACGGTATTAGGTCTATGACCCTCTCTTAAATATACCACCATATTCATTAAATCATTTACTAATGAACTGTCGGAACCGTTTTTGCCCGATTTTTTACGTGAGGCAATACATTTTATTTACCACCTACCACAAAAGGTATCAAATACATTTCAATTTGTGGTCTGGACTATCGCATACGCTTTTGCGTCCTCTTCGCTTAGTCTCTCACGCTGCCATTACGCTTGCGCCCTGTAGATGTGTATTCATCGTCCAAGTCAATCAGAAGAGGTTTTAAATCCGCATGTTATTTAATTGGTCAACGGATTAGTTGTTGCAATTATATAATTATTATCATATTCCAAAAAATTATAATTTCTAGCCTGATTAGTAAATAAACATCCAGGTTCTGCCCAATCATATGCCATTTGAATCATTTTCTTATATAGTTTAATAGGCGTTACTTCATATTCAATAAGGTGACCGGAATACCATTTAGTTTTTGTAAAAGTTAATTTTTCTCCAGTTTCATAGTAATGACATACCGCGTCCATGAAATCATCATCTATTTCTAATGAAAGATTGGCTTTAGTAATTTTATCTTCATTACTTTTTATAGTAATAAAGTCTTCAGCCTCTTTATGCCAAGCATCTAAACTCATCATTAATGCGCCCTTGCGTGCGCCGCCTTGCGAAGTTTTATCTGTTACACAATTAAATAATTCTATAAAACCTAAAATGCCATCTGATTGATAGTTTTCTTTTATTGGAGTTCCTTTTGGTCTTAATTTAGATAATGAAATTCCTTGTCCACCTTGATACTTGAAAGTTACTCCAATTTCTTTACATTTATCTAAAATAGCTTCATAGTCATCAGGTACATAGCCAGCACTAAAACAATTATAATAATTTCCTGCATTTTTAATACCTCTATTTGCTAATACTCTACCACCAAATAGAAATTTTTTTTCTTTTATTAATTGTCTAAGTTTTTTATCTCCATTACTTATTCTATCAAGCCATTCTTCAAAAGTTTCATTATTATGCTGGTATTTTTTTGTCCATATATCAATACCAATTTGATTATCTTTACCTAGCCATTCCTTTAACTCCATTAGTCCTCCTTCATTTTATAACAATAAATGCAAAATCCATCTTCATCAAATTCGTGTGGACATTCTTCTTGAAGTTTTCTGTTATCTTCTAAAAGTTCGGATACTGTGTTATTTAAAGTAAATATATTAACTGAAAGATTTTTTTCAATTAACGCATTATTTGCATCAATTCTTTGCTTTATATATAATCCTTCTTTACTCATTTTGTAATTTACCTCCTTTTAAAGTGACCTGTTTACATTCATAAAATTCTTTGAATAGTTCATAATTATTTTGACCAACGAAAGTAAAAATATCTCTAGCATCTTGTTTTGAAAAAATATCTTTTGTAAAAAAAGTACATTCTTTAAATGCATTAACAAAATCATATAAGCTATTTTTTTGTTTTTGTCTTCTTCCTGAATTTAAAAAACTATTTAATAATTGAATTAATTGTTCCCATTTTTTATTAGAGAAAAAATCTTTTTCATATTTTAAATTTACTTGTTGATGATTTTCTCTTAAAAAAATAACTTGTTTATAAATTTGAGGGAAGTGTTGGATTATTTCTTGTTCTGTTGAATTAATAGTAAAGTAATAATCAAGCTGCCGTGATAATGATGAATTTTTTTGTTGTTGGATAAATTCAACCAAAGCTTCATCTTTTATAATTCCATTATATTGCATTAAAAAAAAGCTTTTTGTTGGTTTAAATTTAGTCCATTTTAATAAATCATTTGAGTTATCTACTTCTATTGGAAATTTCATTCCAATACCGCCCGCAGCGACCCCTTTATTTAATTTATCTACTAATTCTTTTATTATTATATCAGAATTTTCTATATTATTCAAATTATAATCATATAAAAATAATGTATTAGTCTGAGAAGTAATTTGAATTTGTTTTTCAAAATTATTCCATATTGTTTTTCCGTCCAAAGATAGTCTAAAATGTTCTGCATTATACATTGTTTTCCAAGCTTTTTTCATTTTTACATTAGTGGCAAATATTTTTTCAAATTTATTATAAATATATTTATCTGGTCGTATTTTTTCAATATCTTCTACCAATGGAACATAATGTGTTGGATTAAATGCTCGGCCGCCGTATTCAATATTATTGTAAGTATACAACGCTTTAGGAAAATCTCCATCATAATAATCTTTTCGATATATAAATTTACTATATCGTTCTGGTGAAAAAGTTGGGGACATAGTAACTATCTCCAACTTTTTCTTATAATAAGCAGAAAGTTTCATTAATTCAAGATTAAAGGGAACTTGTATGTATTTAACCATATCACTATCAAATAACCCTATACTCATAATTAATTTTCTCCTTGACTTTGTTCTATTCTTTCTGCTTTAATTTTGATATTTCCTTCTTCATCTATTGTTGTAATTTGTTCTACTAAATGATATGGTGTTGCGGCATATTTCTTGGCTAAAAATATGTTTTCTTGTCGAATACCCGTAACAATTATTTTATTTCCACGTGAAAACCAGCTACGCTCTAAGACATGTTTCTTACCATCCGCGCCCTTTTCCGAAATTTGTTTATCATATTGAGTAAAAACATCACCATATATTTTTACTGTTACAACTCCTGAAGTTGTTAATAAAGTTACATTCTTTTTATTCTTATCTCTATCTAAAACCGTCCCAGCAATTCTCCTTATTTTAAATAGAGGAACTTGTTTTCCTTTTATTGGAATTATTCTATCAATTTCAGGATTTTCCGGTAAATCAAAATAATCTACTACTCCATAATTATCTAAATTAGCATTTTTAAGTTCATGGTTATGGAAATAACAAGATACTGCATCCATCTCCCATTTACTTAAAGAACCAAGACAATACTTATTCCACATATCACTTATGAGTTTATTATTCATAGAATCTAATAACTCATCATGATGCTCTTTAATGAAGGAGCGCACAGCGTCCATTTCTTTTTTGTAAATTTTATCCCAAGTAGTTTGCTTTATTTTCATACCATTTTCAGTAGGATAAAGTTCATCTATACTGTAATTTTTATCAAGAAAAGCAAGAGCAATATCATCTACAAAATAATAATCTCCATCCTTAAACTTCTTTAAATATTTATTAAAGTTAAAGACTCTTTTTTGGAAATCTAATTCATCTGGCAGTAAATTAAAATCAATTAACATTTTCATATTTTGAAGTGTTACTCTCTTCTTTTGATCACTAATACTTCTAATATATTTATCCATTATATCTTTTCTACTACCTCCAAACGAATCAAATGCACCAGATTTAATTAAATTAATCATTTGAGGCTTATTAACTTTTACTTTGGATAAGAAATCTTCTAACGAAGAATAAGGTCTATTTTCAATAATTGAATGAATTAAATCTTCTCCAATTCTTGTGATACCACTTAATCCAAATCTAATTACATTTTCATCAACATCTGGAGAAAAAGTAAAACCAGAAGAATTAATATTTGGAGAGGTGACTTCAATTCCAACTGATTTCATTTTACCAATTGCAGTTGCTATTTTACCAAAGTTTGCATTTCTGTTTTTCTTTTTCTTTTTGTCTATGGTCTTTTCGGCATCTTCATCTTCATCTTCTTCGGAATCGTCTGCTTCTTCATTATCGATTCCAAAATCTTCCACTGATACATAAATAGTTTCACATTCATCAATTTCTCGAATGTTTCCTTCGTCATCTACTTCCTCACTTTCTGCGCCGCCACTATCTGTAATAAGACAAGCACAATTCCAAAAAATAATTGGATATTTATAAGCTAAATTCATTTCTTGTAATGCTATTAATGAATAAGAATAAGTATGACTTAAATTAAATGAATATCCACGCTGCACTTTAAATAATATATTCCATACATAACTAACTAATTTATCATTACAACCTTTTTCTTTTGCATTTTCAAAATATTCTTTTTCACATTCTTCAAAAAGTTTGCCTTGTTTTTTAGCTATACCTTTTCTACATTTATCAGCAAAAGTGAGTGAGTTGCCGCCAAGCCTTTCTTCTTGAACTAACATCATAAGTCCTTCTTGTGATTCACATATGCCATTATTAATTCCTGGATAACTACTAAGCCACTCTATATCTTCTTTACTAAGACCATAGCTGCGCATTTCGTTATGCCATTCTTCTATGTTTTTTCTGTATCTTGCCCAAGTGTCTAATGGTTGTTCTGCTCCTTTTTCTGAAGCCATTAGTCTAATTACAGAGTTCAAGACAGCCATTTCTTCCACTGAGCGTGGATTGGTTAAATTGATACCATTAATTCCACTCATTTTTTCAAATTGGAATAATGAATTTATTTCATGATTTTTAACCATATCCCACATCTTTGGCTCTGTTCTTTCTATATTATATATTCCTACAACAGATTCATAAGTTTCTCTTAAACTATCTTTTTTTTCTATATAACCTTGTTCACATAATAAATCAATACAAATATGAATTTTATCCATAGCTTCTATTGATAATAAGTCAATTTTAATAAGACTTTGTGACTCTGAATCGTGTAAATCAAATGCTGTACATAAAGTTCCATCTGGCGCTCGTTTTAAACTAGTTATTTTAACAAAAGGTTCATCTGTAAAAATAATACCACCGGCATGAATTCCTGAACCACAAATCAAACCTTCAATTCTTTTAGCAACTTCCCATAACTTTGGATAGTTTTCTGTCATCTCAAAAACAAACTGTTTGATTGGTTGATAACCTTTTTCTTCGTCTCCATACATACATTGATGTAAAGTTCTTGGTATTCCCCTATCCACTGGAATCAAACTTGCAATTTCTTGCGCTATATCTACGTCTATTCCCAGACCGCGCGCCGCAGTAAGAATGGAAGCTTTAGGTTTTTCAGTTCTAAAAGTTGAAACATTTACCACATTTTCCTCTCCATACACCTGTTTTAAGTGTTTTATAACTTGCGGACGCTTGCTTCCTTCGATATCTGTATCAATATCAAGGATTGACACTCTTTCTGGATTTAAAAATCTCCAAGGCATCATTGTGGTATTTTCTCGAAGTTTATTCATTTGTATAATATCCAAACAATACAAAAGTAAAAAACCTCCGCCCGAGCCTCTTGCTGGACCAACTATCGTTCCTGCGTTCCAACATTCATCAATATTTCTTTGGAGATTTAAATAATAAGCCGACCATCTTGCTTTATTAACTTCTGAAGAAATCCAAGTTCTTTCTAAGTTATCCTCCAATTCTTTATAAGCTACATCATTTTGTAAATCTTTATGACTTTTTATTCCATCAATAATGGCTTTTACCAGATATCTGTCTGAACGATAAAGAGAATTTTTGAAATATTTTAAATAGGGCATTTTTGAACTATAAAAATCAAACTCGTCTTCGGTATAATCGTTAAAATCTCGCCATAGAAGTTCTGGTATTCTTAAAGGTTTTTTTAATGAATAATTCTCACAACTGTCAGATATTCTTTGAATATTTTGAAATGCTTTTTGTAAAACTTCTTCTCCAAGATATTGTTCCATATATTCATATATTTCATCAGTATCCATCATATAAGTTGTAGCATAAAAATCATCTACTTCTCTATCTCCATCTTGAGCATTAAGATATGCTTTATGAATAGGTCTATCCTCTTTAGAAAGATAGTGACTATCTGTTGTTATAATATATGGAATATTTAATTTATCTGACAATTTTACTATTTGTTCATTTACATAAATTTGCTCTTTATTGTGGGAAGGTTGCATTTCTAAATAAAAATTACCTTCACCAAATAAATCATTTAATTGATTACACCAAAATTCAATTTTATTCATTAAAATTGGTTCTTGAGTTTTTTGATATTTTAATAATTGTGTACCAAGTGCTCCTCCAATACAATTATGGACAATAAGATTTTCACATTTAAATGAATGTGTAGTATTATTTAAACAATAAACTGTTTCATTTAATTCAATTTTTCTTGCGCTTTTAAAACGAATTTTTCTATAACGTACCCCATCTATAGTAATGAAGTCTTTTTCCTTAATCTTTGCTGCCTCCTCAAAAATACTAATTACTTCTTCATGAGTATATGGCTTAATTTTATCTACACTACCTAAAATTTTATTAGCACCGGTCACGTACCAAGCTTCTTTATGATGAACTCCATTATTGTCAATTCGCTCTTTTGAATAAGAAATTGAAGATGTAACATTAAGTTCATTAAGAATTTGATATATATTATAAGATAATTGTTTAGAGACAGAAGTAGACGTAAACTCTCCACTATTATATCCGGTTACTTTTCCCGCATTTATTCTTGTTCTAAAATATCCATCTGCAAGAAAATAGCCAAAAATTAATTCATAATCTAACTCTTTTGAAATTCTTAATCTATGAGGGATATATTTAGTATCAGCTTTTACGTCCCCAAAAAGATAATAGAATAAATTAATTAAATCAACCGAACTACTAGTTATATCAACTCGATGATTTTCCGGTCTTTTGTTCACAGACCAAATAATACCCAGTTCTTCTGAAGCTTTATTGATAAAAGACCGCATATAAGTTTCGTATTCTTTCTCGTTAAAGGTGAAACTGATTCTTGGATTTTCTTTTAAAGAAATGCATCCATCCCCCAAAAACAAGCCAAAGAAACGCATTAACTCAGGAGTAATTGTAATTTCTTCGGGTAGGTTAATTCGTTTGTGAGAAAATTGAGTTTCCTTTAAATAACTGTTATTCCACTCTTGTTTATAAATAATTGGTTTTTGACTATAATAATTATGATTTATTGGCTCGAGTGCAATGTGTTTACTATTACTTCTTGGCGTAAGATTTAAGTCTTTTGCCTGCACCCATCTTGGCTTTTTAGAGTTATTAGTAATAACTAAAAATTCATGATTATCTGTACAAATGATAGGCCGTTCATTTCCTGTTACTTCAAAACTATAGCCATACTGATGCGTGAACATGGCTGTGGGTTCTATAACTTCTTCCCATTCGCCATAACGATTAATAACAAAATCTCCAGCCTGTATGTTTTCAATATTTTTCCATCCATGCATCGTCTCAACTTGAGTACCTGCTTTAAAACAGGCTGTGCTTCCAATTACATGACCTGGATTTGAACCAATTACATCAAATAAATCTTGATAATATGTTGGAACTCTTCTCATTCTACGTTCGATATAACTTCTTTTCCAAGCTATGGTAGAAAGTTCCATTATTTGTCTTGCTCCAATCTCGTCCTTAGCTAATAATAAGAAATGGTAATACTTATCATTATTTTTATTAAAATTTTCTTTATTTAAACCGTTACGACATAAATAGATTTCATTGCCTCGTATAATTTTTATTTCTTTATTTTTTTCTATTTCTTCCTCTATTTTTATCCATCCACTAACACTTTCGTGTTCTGTAAAACCTATTACTGTATGTTTTAATTCTTTAGCTCTTTTCAAAGCAGAAGAAATAGAAATAATACTATCTCTTAATCTATCGTTAGACCAGTCTGTGTGTCCATGAACAGAACCAATATAATTTAATTTCATGTTTACTCCTTATATTTCCAATAAAAACCATACGCGGTTCCATTTCGGCGCGCCGCAGAAGCTATTCCTGCATGAGATTTTCCAAAAGCTCTTCCTGCGGCACTTGCGCTTTCATATATATTTATTATATCACCTTTTTCATTTAATTGCAATATTTCTTTTTTATTTTTTCCAATTTTATTTACTTTTTTAATTTTTTCTAATCTTTCTTTTAAACAATCTTTATCATATAACCATATATCTCCAAAAGCTGTTAATACTTTTCCTGTACAACATTTACTAATAGTAACTCTATTTAAATTTAAAACTTTTTCTACCTCAGAAGCAGAACACCATTCATCAATTAAAATTCCATTGATAGTATAATGATAAACTTTTTTAGAACAATGAATTTGTACAATTTTTGCCTTTCTTTTTAGAATTTGTTCTTCAGAAATACCATGCTTTTTTAAATATTCAGAAACTGTTTTTTCATTTAATTTCCATTTTTTTGCTATTTCATTAAAACAAAAACCATTATCCCAATCATTTAACATTAATTCTATTAGTTCTAAAGGATAGTCAGAAGAATTTTGTGATAAAATTAAATTATATCCATTAGGATACATAGAATTATATTTTACGATGTAATAAGTTTCTCTTTTAAATCTATCTTCGTCTTTGCACTCCTCTAATTCTTCAATTATAAAATTCTCTTCCCCATGTTTTTTCATCGCATTGTAAAGATAATTATTACTATTCAATCTTTCATAACAATATAAATGCTGTTTCCACCTTTTTTCAACTGTTCTTATAGTTTGACCTATATATATTTTATTATTTAATTTGTTTGTTATTTTATAAATATACGCCATAAACTTTCTCCCTTTTTATTTTATCTATATTTAAGTAAAAATAAGGATAGAAAAATATATCAAAAAGAGTTGCTATCTGAAAATTTTAATAACTATCAATTAATCTATATTCATATTCTATACCATCAGTATCAAAAGGACACCAAATAATTATATTAGATGATAAATATTTAAGTATAGGAATTATTGCTTCGCGCGGAGTATATACTTCATCTGATTGTTTATTTGTTTTAACTGTTAAATATCCTTTATTTAGTCCCATTAAAAACTAAATCTCCCATCTGAAACTTGATAATCGTTAATAATGATTTGTGGTGTTACATTTCCACCCCAATAATTAACATTTCCTCTACCTATTATATCTAAATGTATATTATCATATTTTGCTAATTCATTAATTAAATCTTTTGCATGAAACATAATATATACTATATTATTCTTAATAATTTTTACAGTATCGTGATTGCTACCAATTATTTGTATATCATTTTTAACTAAATTTATATCTGAAATATATATTAATGGTTCATCATTTTGTTGCGAATATATATCTCTATATTTATCAATATCTATAATTAAATCGTTTAAATACGATGTGTTTCCTTTACAAATAAAATTAACATTATATTGTTTTTCACCAAAATCTAAATTAGCTAATTGTTTATTAGAAAGTTCAAGAAAATAATCTACATTATCTTTTGAAATAGATTGACCAAAAGCCATATCATGGCCTAAAGTATATTCAAATAAACCAGTAGAAGATAAATAATCTTTAAAAGAATCTAAAGGTCCATTATTTATTCCTCGCGCGCTTCCTCGATAAAAACCATCATTATTTAATCGTGCTATTATAGTAGGTTTTTTATATTTTTGAGAAATTTGGGTCGCGGTTAAACCATTTAATTCTGGCGGGAAATCATCTTCTTCATCCAACTCTATAAATAAAATTTTATTTTCAAGTAAATCATACTTAAAAATTTTTTGCTCTAAAACTTCAACCATTTTATCTTTAATTTTATTTTGGCGACTTTTTGCATTAGTACACTCCCGCGCGCTCTCAACTGCAACTTCTTCCATAGTTCCCTTTGCTCCACGCTTATTACATGGAACTAATTCATGGCTATTGATAAAAGCTAAAAATAATCTTTGTTTTTCTTCTTCTGTTCCAACTCTAATCATAGCATTAATTAATGGAACAATATAAAAAGCAACAGATATAGGATTAATTTCATTATTCATAGAATATGCTTGTTTTTCAAGTAATACTTTAAGAAAATAATTTTTAATAGAAGAAAAACCAACTTTCCATATATATTGATTTTCTATTTCTAATCCACTCATCATATCCCCATCTATTCCTACTGCCGCTAAGTCAATATAATCTTCTGCCCAATTATTTTTAAAATGTTCATCTAATGCTCTACAAAATTGATAAGTGATACCGGCGCCCGATAAATTTTTATTTTTGTAATTAAGAGAATTTTGATTATTGATTACTATCATATTAGATGATGGCTCTATATCTGAAATATGATGATCTAATACTAAAATAGGACAAGATAATTGTTCTGCATATTGAGCGTCATTACTAGCAGAATCAGGGCAAATAATTAAATCATAACTTTCTTCTTGAAGTTGTTCCCACATATCTTCTAGTCCATGTTGCTTTCCATCGTGAATATAATAAACTATATCTTTAAAACCTAATCGTTTAAGATATTGATATATAATTGCTGATGATGTAAAACCATCAACATCACTGTCCACAATCAATCCAATTTTTATGTACTCCGCGCGCGGTTGTAATTCAGCTATAAGTTTAACTCCTTTATCTATATTAACTAAATCCTTAAAAGTTTGTAAGTCTTGCTCTGTAGGATTTAAAAAATGTTCTACATCATTAATACCTCTTTCTTTTAGTAACTCTGGTATAAAATTAGAGGTAATTTCTTTATTAATTAGTTTAACTTTCACTATAAACTCCTTATTTAACTTTTACTCTCTTTCTTATAAGTTTATTAAAAATTTCTTCTCCACAATCACTAGGTGAATCTTTCATTTCTAATAAATTCTCATTATCATATATAAAAGAAAAATTACAATAATTTTGATATTTTTTCCCTATATTCCATAATTTCATAAAATATTTATCTTCACCCTTTTTTTCTTCTTTATCAAAACATAAAATAACTTCTTTTGGATGACAATATTCTAGTAATAACTTTAATTGAAATTTATTGAAATTACTACCACAAACCGCAACCCCGCAATTAGGTTGAGAAAAATTTTCTAATTGAAGTACAGATTTCTCTGCCTCACATATATAAACATATCCTTGCCTTTTAATATTTTCTTTATTAAAATTTAATCCATATAAATTAAAAGATAAAGGATGTTTATACCAAGTCTGTTCAATTTTTACTGGCATATATTTACCAATATTTTCAACTTCCCAAGCACTCAGTGCGCGACCTCTAATTCCAACTAAATTTCCATCTATATCATAATGCGGTATAATAATTTTATTCTGTGAAATAGAATAAAGTATATTAAATTTATCCATAGCTTCCTTGGAAATACCATCATTTAACCATTCTACTGGATAATACTTAGTAAAAGTATTTAATATACCTGTCGGGTAAATTGGTAATTTAACTGATTGTTTTTTCTGATATTTTTCTCGTAAATTAACTCGTTCAATTTTTTGAAATTTATCTTCTATAATTGAAGAAGTTGAACAATTTAATATAACTTGATATATATCTTCATACCAGTCATATTCAATATTACGAGTTTTATAATATTGTTCTAAAAATTTAAAAATTGTCATTGCTTGACAACTAGTATAACAATAAAAAATATGACTATTAAAGTAATAATAAAGTTTTAAACTACCATTGCTTATATTATGACAAATTGTATTAGTAATTAAACAATCATCTTTTTCTATTACGGTTTCTGCGCCAAGTTGATATAATAATTGTTTGATTTTTTCTGGTAATAACCCTTTAATAATACCTTCATAATCTATCATTTATTTAATCCCTTCATAATAAATTCCATCTTCTATATCTATATTTAATTTTTGAATCATATTAGATATTTGTTGTTCATCTTCTTCATCCCAATTTACTACTTGATATTCTGCTCTTTCAAAAAAACCGTCGATCGGTTCTAATCGTGAATCAGTTAAAAATAAATCTTTCTTTCTCATAGTACCTAAATCTACAATAGACCAAATACGAACTTGACTCCATTCTCCACTTCTTACTTTAAATATATCTGTAACCATATTTGGAATTCCATAATTTTTAATAATTGGTTGTAATGTTTCTAGTTCTTCTTCAGTTGGTCTTGCCATTATAGCTCCATTATCTGCCTTATTAATTGTTGCACGACCGCCCGCAAGAGAAGCCTCATTTCTGATATTTCTATTATCATCTGCATTACTATTTACTTGCGTTGAAGTAAACATACATACATTTAATTCAACAGCTAAATCTTTTAATGCTGTAGCAAACATTAGTAACACTTCATCATTTCTAAGATTAAAACCTCGAAATTCATTCAATAAGGCTGGTCCTACAAAGATATAATCATAAAAAACATAACCTATATCTTGTGTTAAACATTGTTCTCGTATTAATGTTTTAATTAATTCAATAGTTGGATTTGGTACTTTTAATAAAATAAAGTTATTTTCAAATTGTTCAATCACAAACTTTGCTTGATTTATAATTTGCTTTTCTGCTTCATTAAAATCATTATACTTAAATCTACTTTCATTAAAACCTGTTAAATAAGCAAAAATCATTTTTTTAACTTGCTTAAAAGTTTGTTCGGTTACAATAAATAAAACTTTTTCATTACTTCCAACTTGTTCCCATTTCCATATATTTGGATTGAATCTTATTGGATAAGCCAACAAACAAGCATCTCCTACTGCTTGACGCGTATTGTGTGTAACAATAAAATTTTCTACTAAAAATAAATGTTCTTTATTATCTACATAAAAACAAGTCATATCCTCAAAATAATGTAAGTTTTCAATTTTAATGATTGGATTAGTTTCATTATGCTCTTTTCTTTTTGGTGACATAAACCATTTTTCTATTTTTTCATGTTTTCTAGGTAATTTAAATAATTTTCTTTTATCTTGTGGTCTACCTGTTATTATAAGAATATAACCTATATTTATTTTATGATTATCTGTTATCAAATGAGTTTTAAAACCTAAACTTTGACATAATTCTTCTACTTGTTTAACCATTTTAAAACTAATTGTATAATATGTTATTCTTCCCTTATCGTCTACTGAACCGTCACTATCTAAAAGACCATTTAATAGTTCAAATCTATTTGGAATAGAATCATATAAATATGAATCTGGAATAAATTTTGTTTGACTTGTAGTATTAATTAATTCAGGATGCTCTATTAGTATATCTTCAACCCATACATTAATTTTATCAAATTGATTTTCTTGTTGTTCCTTAAAAGAAAAATACCAGTTATAATTATTTTGACTTCCTTTTTTTAAAAACCAATTCATTGTATTTGCAATATATTTAGGTAAAAATGAATCTTCACTAGAATATTGAAAACTTTTATTACTTGGTTGTTGTTTAAAGCTACCATCACCTAAAAATAGTCCAAATAAATATGGAGGTATATAATGTGATTGTTCTTTATATTCTACAGCATACTGCTGTGGTACTAAAATATTATAACTATTGTCTTTTTTTATAGGAAGTTTCATTATATCTTTTACTGTAGCAGTATAAAAATTACGATTTTGAATTTGTGAAAATTTTTGAGTGCTTAAATTATAACTCCATAAATGTTCTTCACAACATTTAACAGTACGACCATCTTTAAAAGTTATTTGATATACTTCTTTTTTACCTTGAGGATATATGTTTAAAACTTTAGTTGGTTTCCCAAAAGCATCAAATAAATAATCTCCTACTTTGATTTCTCCTACAGTTTTCCAACCATTCGGAGTTGGTATTAAACTAGAATTAGGTAAAGCCTTTCCCAACCCTGAACTTCCACTACGAATAGTTAGTGTACCTTTCTGCGCGCCATCTATAATTTGATTATATATATTTCCTTGAATGGGTAATCCAATTTCTTGCGCTTCAGATAGTGACTCTAAAAAATCGTCTATATTATCAGATACTTTTCCTTTTTCGATTTCTTCTGGACTTGCATATTCACTTTCTAACTTTAAAAGTTCTTTCTTGTATTTATCAATTATATCTTTTGTATTAATACTTTCAAACTCTTTATTTACTTCAAAAGATTTATCAGAGGTTAAATCTTCTGAATATATAGAAGATGTATCAAAACCTTTTTTCTGTAAGTCATTTAACAAATTAAATTTTTTTAATTTATCATAATAATACTGAAAATTTTCAACATTACTAAATTCTTCTATATCTTGTAAATATTCTATTCCATGATTAACTTCAAAAGTTTTCTTTGCAATAGGGTCTGTACTTAAATAATTTTCAATATCTATAATATCAATTTTTCGCGCGCCATTATAATATAATCCATATATTGCAGAAAAAATATATTTTTCAAACTTACTTGGAAAATCATATAATGTTAAGTTATATTTATCAACCTCGCTTAATAATTGTGGACATTTCATTAATGCCCCTAGTATTTGTTGCATACTTTCTTTATCTATCATTCTATATTCTCCATTTCAGATATTATAGATAAGTCATATTTTTTTACTCTTTTATTTTTTTGTTTATTTTGTTTAATTATAATTTTTTCTCTGCTTTGTGCTTCTTTAATTTGTTGCTCAATTCGCGCGCAAATACCTTTATCTTCTAATTCTTTCTTAACCCAATATGCCGCGCCTTCTTCATAAATATAAGGAATAATACCTATTCCGCCTTCACTTTTATTTCTATCTCCTTTTTTAACTTCATAAAAATATCGAATACAAAAATAAATACCTTTTGGTGTTTTTCCTTTCTTTATAAAGCTATCCCATTGAGCTTTAATTTTAATAAAATCTGGGTTAATTTTTAAATCTTTTGCTAAATAATTCCATAAAGCATCAAGCCACATTTCTTCATCTGCTTCTGAGTGAACATCATTTTTCTTTTTTGCCCAATCCATGTAACAGGTTTTATGATAATACCAATTCTTAGATGGCATTACCCAATCTATATCTTTAATTAATTTATTTGTATCAAATTTTTCTTTACATATTCTACATTGAACTATATGTTTTTGCATTTAATACCTCTTTCATACTTTTCTCTTATATTTATTATACAAGATTTTTCTATTTTTGTCAAATTCAAAAAGACGGACTCAATATAAGTCCGTCTATATCTATAAACTAAAAGAGAATTTATTTAATTTTTTCTTGTAGCATATCACGCATATCTACAACTACAAGATTAAGTATATCTTTTTGGTCTTCAGTTACATCTGAAAGTTTCATTGGATGTCCAAAAGCAATTTCAAGTTTCTTTAAAATTTTCTTTGCAGTTTCTTCATCTTGAGGTTCAATTACTAAAGTATTCCAAAGTGATTTAGCTTCTTCATAAAGTTTATTGAAGTCTAATTCTTCTTGCGGTTTGGCTTCGATTTTATCTACTACTGTTGCTCCATCCATTTTTTCACTTTGTTCAATAGCTTCCGCAATAGCATCTACTAATTCTTGGTAACCAAATGGTATTTTTGGAGCAAGATACTTAAATCGTGAACCTGCAAATAATGTAGGAGTTTCACGAGTATAGAGATACCTATATGGTACTCCGTCTTTATATTCTGTTCCTATATATCCAATAATATCTACGATACCATTACAAATTTCTGCGGCTCGCTTAGGCAACTCTGGAGATATAATCTCTATTTCTGAACCATCAGCGGTTTTTTCAATTCTAGTAGCATTATGCGCTATAAGAACTACTCCATATCCCATTTGAGTAATTTTTCTTAATGTACTTTCAAACTCTTTTTTTGCGGCACTATATCCACCACCCCAAGCTACATCAGAAATCTTTTGCACAGAATTTTGAGCACATATATATTGTTCACAAAGATCCCATGCGATTGATACAGTATCAATAATTATTGTCTCGAATATTTCTTTTGCTTCTGGTTTTTCAAGCTGGCGAAGAACTAACTTAAAATCAGACCATTTTGTAATATCCTGAGCCATCACTCCGCCTATAGCATTATAGCCTTTTTCAAAAGCAAGAAGTAGGGCTTTAGGGAATTGCGCAGCGGCTGTTGTTTTACCACTCTTCAACTTGTTATCGTAAAAGTTTTTTATCTTTTACTTCTTATACTTCTTATTCGTATAAGTTCAGCATATCTTTTTATCTTTACACTAAAGATAGGGAGACTCGTGGAAAATTATTTCATCATATTATCGAATTTTTCTTTTTTACGAGCTAAATATAAAGAATTAGGTGTATATAAGATTTTATATATTTTTTCTGTTGACTGTGTAGCATATTGAAAATAATATAATGGATGTTTTCTTTGAGAAACTTGTATTTTGACTTTTGGAATTTTAAATTCTTCAAAAAAATAATTAATTATCCATTCTAATATTTCTGGAGTAGCAGAACAAATTTGCCATCTCTTTGAGCCATTTTTTAAATTATTTATACTCCCATCACCATCAAAATAACCTCTAATATAATCAATCCAATATTTTTTATTTAATTTATACGGAGGTTGAAGTTTAAAAGTTTTTTGAGGTATAATATTATATTGTGCTAAATCTTTTTTATGTTGTTCACAAGTCCAAGCTAAAGAAACAGTTTGAAAACCAGCAGAAGTAATATAACTAGTAATTTCATTACCTATATTAATTTCTTTTTTTATTTTTTCTAAAATTTCTAAATCTATTGCAGACAATCCAATTTTAATAGTATTGCGTTTTTTACTAATTGTTCCATCACTAGCAATAAATCCTAAAATCCAAGCCATATTATGACTTTGATAAGAAAAATAATCTTCTTTTTTTGTTTTTTGTCTACTTTGATTTGAAATTATAGTTGCTTCATTAGAAGTTCTCAATTTAATACCATGTTCTCTAAGAACTCGTTTAACGACATATGGACCAACTCCAACTAATTTTCCTGTTGCTACTTGCCCTTTTTTTTCATTTACATAAGCATGAATTATAGTTTCTATATCCTCTTCTGTCAATTTAGTTTGATTTTTTAAATTTGGTTTTCTTTTATTAGAATGTTCTAATCCTGCTTCATCTAAATATTTAGTAATAGTATAAAAACTATGATGATATTTACTAATGAGTTCTGTAATAGTTAATCCATTTTTAAAATCTTCTATAATTAATTCTTTATCGTTATTCACACTGAACAACCTCCTAATATGATGTTTAAGTTTTCTATGCGTTGCGCGTGTCGAAGCTTTTAAACTAAGACTTCCGCTCTGGTTCTCATCACAGAGTTCCAGTTTTTTTCTCCCATTTAGATAATTCTCACGAATTAAATGACCAAGAATTTAGCCTTTCCGTAAAGTAAAACATACTTTCCTTTTAAATCCCTACTGATAACAGTAGGTTTAAGATTTAATATATCAATCATCTTTTATCTCTCCTGTTATCTTAAAATCCAAGATTTGCAAAACCGGAACTTACTGCCGCTTGTGACGGAGCCTTCTTCGTTCTATTCAAATCATGTTCCTTTTTTGCTTCAAGCCTTGCCTTTCTATCTATTAAAGCCTGCTCAATTTCGCTATTATCATAAGCAAAATCACCTTCAAGTGGAGTCTGTGAACCACCAGTAATAATTAAATCACTTACACTAATAGTTCTAGTTTCCTCTATTGGCTCACCAAAATCTACTTCTTTTGCAATAACTTCTGTTTTAGAACTAAAATAGAGTTTCCCAACTGCTGCAACAGTATCTCCTTCATTCCAATACTGAGACATTATATCTATTGCTTTTTCATTAACTACATAAAAAGGTATTACATCAACAATTCCACCATACTTTGGAAGAATTCCTTTTATCTTATATCTACCAGTCTCATTTCCTAGAGAATTAACTTCATATTCTTTTCCACCTACTACAAATTCAGTTTCAAAAATTGCTTTCTGCGCGCAATCAGTTTTCTTTACCTTACTAAAGAATGAAGCTGTAATTCTTGGATATGAAGAAATATTATTTTCATCAATCCAATATTCATTCATATTAATCTTGCCATTATTAATTCTAATTCTATCTGCTTCTTCTTCGCTACCACAAGCCGCAATACTCTTAAATTCATCTTTTACTTTAAGAATTGACTGATATGCTGGATTTGGTTTTCCTGCATTAGTTGTTTCGGCTGCAAAAACATGTACTGGTATTTCCAAAGGAATAGTTTCACCATTAATTTTCTGTTCTACTTTTATTTTAATCGTTCCACTAATTGAATTTACAGTTCTCTCCTGAGCGGTACCTCTATTCTTAACAAAAGAACCTAAATTAATATCTGTTTCTGATAAAATTCCTTCTATTATTACTGTATTTTTCGCTTCTTTTAACATATTTTAAATTTTCTCTCCTTATTTTTATTGGTTCTTTTTCTTAATATAGATATGGGAGACCCAATGTCTCCCATAACATATTCTAATTACTCTTCATCCTCAGACGGCTCAAAAGTCTGTCCATCTTCTGTAAGAACTACATAAGTAACTGGCTTTTCTGCACCTTCAACTTCTACCTTATCTCTAACTACAAGACCTTTCTTAGTAAGGTCAGTTACATTGGCACCAATACTTCTGGAACTTCTACCCAAAGCTTCTACAAGCTCGTCGATTGATACCTTTCCACCATTATCCTTGACATACGAAAATACTGCGTTACTCATCTCAGTTAATTTTGCCATTTTAATTTTCTCCTTTTTATTTAATTTAGTTTTTTTATTTAATTTAATTATATTATAATCAATTTTCTAAAAATAATCAAATTACTCGGAATTGTTCTCCTAGTAACATATCTATAGATAAGTTTGATAATACAGTATACGGTATTCTTACTAATTCTATATTATTATTTTTAGCATATTGATTTTTAATCTTATCAGTCTGTTGAATTTCTTTTAAAGTTTGTGAAAAGAATATTTGTTCTTCAAAATGTTGAATACCATCATATTCAATTAAACGATTATAATCTGGCAAATAAAAATCATAACGATAATAAACTTTTTGTGGAGTTACAAAATTTTTAAATGTCTTTTCTTTTATAAAATTAATATTATTATCTCTAAGTAATTGAGATATTTTTAATTCTCCTTTAGAATTAATACATCCACAAGAATTAGAATGACCTCTTCTTAAAGATTGTAATGGAACACTAACTATATTACCACAATCACACTTACATTTCCAGTAAGTGCCATTTCCATGTGGAGTATTTAGAGTTCTTTTATAATCAATTTCTAAAGCAATTAATTTACCAAATCGTTGATTAGAAATATCTAATGTTCTAGTTGTTGGCATTTCTTTTCTCCAACAACCGCAAGATTTAGTGGTATTGTTCCTTAAATTTTGACTAGAAACTAAAGTATAATTTCCACAATCACATCTACATATCCATGCTGGATGATTACAAATATTTTCTCCTCTTTTTACTACCGTTAATTTATTAAACTTTTTACCAGTTAAATCATCTAATTTTTTAGATGTTTTCCCTTGAAATTCTTTAAAATCAGATAATTGCTTCATTTTATCACCTATTTGATAAAAATTGAAAGTAAGCTTGTAAATAGGTACATTACTCAAAGTTAATTACTCTTTGCTCCCTTTAAACTTTCTATAAATATTATAAATAAAATTTATTCTTTAATCAAATTTTTACTTTAAGATTTTCTAAAATTTTGAAATCCCAATTACACTATCTTTATCTTTTAATTTTATAGATTTATTACCTTGCGCTCCCTTACTTAAAATTGGAATACTATTTATATTTATTTTAATTTGAGCACTTGTTGAAGTAACTATAATTTCTTTTTCATCTGTAATTGGTAAAAATCCAATTATTGAATCATTATTATCTTTTAATTTTTGAAGTTTTGCTCCTTTGGTTCCTCGACCTTGAACACTAAATTCTAAGGCTGCGGTTTGCTTGATATATCCATCTTTACTAATAGAAATAACATATTTAGTATTAGAAGAATAGATATATGCTGAAACTAATTCATCATTTGGATTAAGTTTAATTCCTTTAACTCCTTTTGCTACTCGACCTATAGCTCTTATATCTTTTGTTTCACAAATTATAAATTGACCGGCCGCAGTCAACATACCAACTCTTTCATTATTTACAAATAATACAGATATTACTTCATCATTTTCTTCTAGTTCTAATGCTTTTAGACCACTGTTACGCTTCATATTATATTCACTTAACTTAGATTTTTTCATCATTCCATTTTTAGTAAAGAATATAATATATTCTTTTGAGTTTTTCTTATTAAAGGATGATATTGCGGTTACTGTCTCCCAAGATTTAATTGATATTAAACTTTCTATAGGTAATTTTTCATCTATAGGGAGCGCGCCTGCAACATAATGATAAAAGTTTCCTTTATTTGTAAAAAATAGAATTAAATCAGTAGTTTCTGCGGTTGAAGTAGAAATAACATATTCTCCCTTATTAAGTTTAAACTTAGAACCTACTCCGCCTCTACGCTGAATCATTAAAGATGAATTTTCTGAGACAAAAATATTATTTTGATTTGTAATATTAATTAAGAGATTTTTAACTTCTATTGGTTCATCTTCTTCTTTTTCAATATTTAATATTTTAGTACGACGCGCATCTCCAAATTTTTCTGCTACTTCTTTTAAACCTTTTTCTACCTCTTTCTTTAAAAGAAATTCATTATTTAATATTTCTTCAATATGTTCTTTTTCTTTTAAAAGTTCTTCTTTTTCTTCAATATATTTTTTTGCTTCAAGTTTAGCTAAGCGCGCGAGTTTCATATCAAGTATAGCTTTTGCTTGAATTTCATCTAATAAGAAATTTTTACAGAGGTTTTGATTTGCTTCTTTTGTTGAGGAAGAATTTTTTATTGTTTCAATTACTTCTTCAATGCTAGCAAGCGCGATTAAAATACCCTCTACTATATGAAGTCTATCTTTAATTTTATTTAAATCAAATTCAAAACCGCGATGATAAACAGTTAATTCATGGTTTATATGTTCTACTAACGCTTGTTTCCAAGTAAATACTTCTGGGTATCTACCATCCTTAAGCATTGTCATATTAATACCATAATGATATTGAAGTGAAGTATTCTTATATAAATATTTTAATACTTTATTTATATTTGCTTGTTTTGTAAGATAAATTTTAATTAAAGGTTTTGAACCAGTTAAATCATTAAATCTATCTATACCTGGATTTTCATCACTTTCAAGGATAGATTCCAACTCTCCACATATAGTATTTGTATATACACTATATGGAATTTCTGTTACTATTAAGCATCTATCATTTGAATCGAATTCTATTTTGGCTCTTAATTTACATGCCTTTCCTACCCCATTTTTTAGACTTTCTTTTATTTCTTCTTCATTTAAAAGATATGCGCCTGTCGAAAAGTCAGGTAAACATATAATTTCATCATCGCTAATAGACGGGTTCCAAAGAACTTTTACAAGTGCTTCATTAACTTCTTTTAAATTAAACTGAGGAATTGAGCTGGCTGCGCCAACACCAATACCCATTGTTCCATTTACTATATTATAAAAACCTTTTGATGGTAAAACAGATGGATATTGTTTAGTATTATCATAATTATCTCGCCATTCTGTAATAGTTTCTTTATCTAAATCTTCAAATAATAAATCTGCTATTTTTCCTAAGCGAGATTCTGTATATCTTTGTGCAGCCCAATTTCCTGGTTCTATTAAAGAACCACTATTACCTTTAATGTCAGTAATAGGATAACGCATAGCAAAAGATTGACCTGAGCGCATTATGATTCCTTCTGCTGATGAATCACCATGAATATAATAGTCCGCCATAGCCATACCTACAGCATTGGCAGTCTTTTTATAAGGTTTAGAAGAAACCAATTTTCGTTCTAACATTGAGAAGAAAATTTGTCTTGCAGATGGTTTAAGACAATCGCGCACATCAACCAACGCACGAGATTGAAGAACCGCCCCTGCGTATTGAGTAAATGAGTCTTTAATTATTGCTTGTAAATCTGCCATTAATTTTCTCCTTCTTATTTATATATTTATTATATATAATTTTTATTTATTTTTCAAATTATATTTTTAATTATTTTTAAATATTCTTTCCAAATTTTATTATTATATTTTAACCAACCATCTTCTAATCCTATTATTATATATCGTTCTTCTTTTGTTATTCTTTTATTTTTAAAATTAATAATTTTACATTTCATTTATAATTTCTTTTTTACGAATAGCATTATCTATCTGTTCTCTTATAGAGTATAATTGTTCAGTTGAACAATCCAATAAAACATCAAAATCTTTTGGAAGAAATATACAATCATCTTTTATATTTGCTTTTATATAATTAACTATTTCTTGAATTGATTTAGGCGTATTTTTTTCTATATCATATAAAAATATATTCATTTATTCCCTCACTTGTGAAAAATCTATATCATTAAATACGAACTTTCTTCTCGGTTCAACATCTATTCCCATCAATTCATTAAGCATTTGAATACTTTCAACATCCGGAATAAGTTGTTCCATTCTTTGATTACTTTCATCAAACATAGATTCTTTTGCTATATCTGGGTCGAGTTCCCCTACATATAATCCATTATTTCTAATGGTACTGACTATTTCTTCACTTTACAATAAAGTGTATGCCGTTTCGGTTTTCATATGCTTCGTTTCCTAAAACATAGCTGCGTATCAATAGCAACCCTACTCCCCAACAACGGGGATAGTCGATACAGGTTATACTGTAATATATTTATAAGTTCTATATCTGCATATGTTTGTAAATATTTGACGACTACCAACTTTATCTTTATAATCTTTGTAAACTTCATCTTCAGATTCATTTTTGATTCTCTGTCTTATATCTTTGATTTCGTCAACAGTTAATCTTTTTCCAGTTCCCTTACCAGGATGTGAATTTCTAACAAGAGTATGAAAAGCTACATTTTCATCTGTATAGACATCCATATGCACATTGGTCCATGTAAATCCATTCCATACTTTATTAAAACCACTTTTACCAATTTTATCTTTATATAAAGCATAAACATTATCTTTAAATTCGTGGTTTTTATATCTTTCTCTAATATCAAATACTTCTTTTTCTAACAATTTATGTCTAGGATGATTTTCTCCATCATGTGGCATTATATCATAATCACCACCTATGGTTTCATTATATCCATTTTCATAACTGTTATAATATTTAATCCAGTATTTTTCTCGTTCATTCAAATCTTCTTTGGAACATTCTTCTAAAATCTCAAAATTAAAATTTTCTTTTCCATACTTTCTTAATGCTCTATAAAAAGCTTTATCATATTCTCTATTAGTATGGTAATTATAAAATGCTCTATAAAAATGATCTTGAACTCTATTAGCAATATTTACACTTTGACCTATATAACTTTTATTATTAATTTTATTTGTAAACTTATAAATACCTATCATTTTATATCCTCCTATCTCTCAATAAGAAGATATATATATACAGTATCTTCCCACGAGATTATCTTCTACTTATAAGTAATCTTCCTAATCCTTATCTTTATTAAAAAGGATTAGGTTATAAGCGGTCAGACTTCCTCGTTAGCCATTTTTCAATGACCCCTAGCGATAACTAGGAAAAACATATAAGGACCAGACTAACTCTTATCCTTTGGCGCGTGTTACTTCACCTTTAATGACTTTTCTTACTCTATTAAATTCTTCATCATTAAAATAATAACTACGCTTTTTTCCATTTTCAACTATATATAATGGAGACCGCAACCAATATAATCTTCCTTCTTTAATAAATTCAGGAGCAAGATATTGTAATGCTGTCATAATTAAAAGCGATATATGCCCGCCATCGCTATCAGAATCGACACAGATACCAATTTTACCATATCTAAGTTTTTTGGAGTCGTATTTTCCTGGAGTAATATTCATTGCACTGAGTAATAATTTAATCTCTTCATTTTGAAAAATTTTCTCTTCTGGATGAGCAAAACAATTTATAATTTTACCACGAATTGCAAGAATACCATATTTAGTATAGTCTCTTGCTTGTGTCATTCCACCCATTGCAGAATTACCTTCAACAATTAAAAGTGTTGAATCTTCTCCTAAAAATTCCGCATCTTTTAATTTGTCTGAAGAAAAAACTTTTTTTCTCTGATTTTTTTCTATATCTTTCGTAGCTTCCAAAACTTGCTTGCGCGCCCGTTCCGCCGCCATTTCTGCTTTTCGTTCTTTAGTTAAAAATTCGATTACTTGTTCAAATTCATTTTTTTTTCTAATAGAAAAATCTTGAAGCGCTTGACCAGTAGCACGCTGTGCAAGTCCTCGGAGTTGAGGGTTGTTGATTTTCGTCTTTGTTTGATTGGCAAAAGAAGGATTTGGTGTTTTGCACGCCACAGCATATACTAAGCCTGTTCGTGCCATATCTCCATCAAAATCTCCTTTAAATTGTTTTTTCATAAAGGTAGTTAACGCAGTTTTCATACCTGTTAATGGAGTGCCGCCCTCAATGTTTTCTAAACCATTAGTAAAGACAAAAGATTTTTCTTTTCCTTTTGTCCACTGTAAAGCAATCTCAACTTTATCATTTCCATCTTCCATTTCAAAATGGATTGGAGTTTGATGGATCGGAGATTTTACATTATCTCTGATTAAATCAAGAAGCCCATTTTTCGCACAATATTCTACTTTTTTATATTCTTCTGTTCTAGGCTTACCAGTTTCTAGTATGAAAGTTAAACCTTTTGTTAGATAAGAAAGATTTTTACATTTCTCGCAAAGTACATTAAAATCAATATTTATTGTTTCAAGATTATATACTTCTGGATCGGGCGCAAATTGTATTGAAGTACCAGTTTCGTTATTTTTCCAATTTTCTTCTTTATATTCTATCAATTCTCCTTTTTTAAAAGAAGCTTTAGCATGTTTGCCATCTCTTATTACGCTAACATTAAAATAGAGTGAAGATAAACAAGTAGCTTTTGCGCCAATTCCATTTAGTCCAGCTACTGAATTATATACTTTATCACTAAATTTTCCTCCAGTATGCGCGCGACTAAAAATATCAACTAAAACATTAGACCCATCTTCTTTAATACCAAAAGGAATTCCTCTACCTTTATCAGAAATAACTATCATATTATTTGGTCCAAGTTCAATTTTAATTTCATTACCATATCCCATATAATATTCATCAATACTATTTGAAATAATTTCTTGAATTGCATTATAAACCCCTTGCATATCGGCAGAGCCTAGATACATAGCAATTCTTTCTCTTACTCCATCTTTAAAAGAAAGAGATTCAATATCATTTATTCCATAATTTGATTTTACCACTAAATATCACCTCTTTCTCTTTTACTATTTTGAATTAAGTTCCATAATTTTTGAATTTCATTATAAGTTCCATCAATAATAATACTAACCGCATTTTGACTTAAATTCAAATTATGAAGTATTCCACTTTCCAAAAAATTTACTACTTCTTGCAGAACATCTTCGTTTATTGGTGGACTTTGCTGTCCCATATTAAAATTTATTCGCATTTACTTCTCCTTTATTTCCACATTAGGTGGTACAAATTTACTGGCCGGTCGCCATCTCCATCCATTATTATCCCATATAAGGAAATAAGTCATATGAAATAAATCATCAAAATAAGTATCTAAGACTTGAAATATTTGTCCTGTATCTATTCGTTTTGCGTTGAACATTTAATTATTCCTTTCTTTTCATATATATAATTATTATAACTGAAAAAAGAAAAAAATTCAACTTTCTAATCTTTACTATTTCCATAAGAAATAAAATAATAAAAACTTACATTATATTGAAAATAATCGAATGGAGGTATAAAATGACAAAGTCAGAAATACTTAAATATATTATGAATACTCCAGAAAATACAAATCCTATGATTTTAATACAAATGTTGGAGTCGTTCAAAGATACACCAGTAATTACTGACGAGTCTTCTTTTAAAGACGCAATTTCTGATACATCAGTAGGCTCAATAGAATTTAATGCTCCATTAAATATGACTAGTGAGACGCAAATAACTCACAAAATCACTATTGATGGCAATAATCAACCAATAACTACTTCTGCTCAAGGTAAAGTATTAACTTTTATTGCGGGCGCAAATTGTAATAATATTATAATTGAATCTACTGCTGATAATACAGATTGGCACTCATCTTATGGTATTCAATTCTATACTGGTGAAAATACATTAAGTAATAGTAAATTTAGTGGATGCAATGCTGCTATTCTTGTTAATGGAGGCAAACTTACTCTTAATGGCACAATAGATGTTTCCAATAATACTTTTGGTGGAATTGAAGTATCAAAAGGAAGCGCAGAAGGATTAGATACAAGTATCTTAGATATAACTAATGCAAATATAATAAATACTTCTGAAGAATATGGGAAGCCAACTATTTGGATTGATGGTATTACTGATGAAGCTGGTAAAGTAATAGGTGCTAGTAATATGACAAAAATTATATTTACTAAAGAAGATGGAACACAGCAAATTCATTTCTATCTTAATCCAGAGAATGCAGTTAAACCAACAAAGCTAGATAGCGAAGAAGATAATTAAGAAGTTACTACTTTAGACGAAAATACAAAATAAATAAAATAAAAGAGAGGTTTATAGGCCTCTCTTTTTTAATCTTCATTTGATAATGTGTATCCAATTAATTTATCATTAGTTATATACTTAATAAATTCTTCCACTTCATCAATAACTATTTTATCGTAACCATGTGGATTATTAATTAATTCGTCCCAACTAATAAAATCAATTCCAGTTAAACCGTAGGCATACGCTTTTTCTCGCATCGTTGGTGGATAAAAGCATGCAAATTTCGCGTGCTGTTCTTTAGCAATTAACATTAAACGAGAAGTTTTTCCTGAGTTTCTTGAATCGATAATTCGATACATATTAGTCCTCCCAATTCATTATATTTTTCTTTTTAGAAGAAGTTCTTTTCTTTTTTGGTTGAAACCAATATAATTTTTCTTTCGCGCGCGTTGCTGCAACATAACCTACCCTAATTTCTTCTGCATTTTTCATTGGAAAACTTCCAACAATTACATTTTTTGATTCTAACCCTTTTGCAGAGTGCGTAGTTAAAACTTTTACAGTATTTTCTTTTAATTTTTCTTCTAGTGAATTGTTATCTAATTCTGATTTTTTAAAAGTATCACATGGTATGCCAGCCGCAGTTAATTGCTCATAAATATATTCAAGTTCTTTATTTGTTCTAAGTAAAATAAACCAGTCTTTATAATTTGATTCTTTATCATTTTTAATTACATTAATTACATTTTCTGGTGTAAATTCCATTTTAAATACTTGCCCGCCTTTATGAGCAGGGATAGAATCATCATAAAAATTAAATCCTAGTCTATTTATAATTCCTTTAGCAAAAGTTAAAATATTTTCAGCAGAACGATAATTAATATTTAAAGAATATACTGTCACATCATTTTTACGCATAAGATCAATTAAAGTTTCTGGATGAGCGTCATTAAAACCATATATAGACTGCCGTAAATCATATACTATAAAATAGTTTTTTGGTTTAATTATATCTAATATAAATTCAAATTGTTGTTTAGTTGAATCTTGTGCTTCATCTAATAAAAGATGATTAACTGATTGAATACAATATAAATTTTCTTTTATACGCTCAAATAATTCATCAAACTGTTCGTTTTCTATAAGTTGATGAGTTGAATATCCGCTACATAAAAGAAGATAATTTGCATATGAATGTATTGTTCCAATAAAAGTATTTTTTAAATTTATTCCACTATTTTCTATTCTGTGTCTCATTTCTGCGGCCGCTGCATTGGTAAAGGTTAGAATAACTATATTTTCTTCGCCTTGTTGTAACAGATACTTCGCGCGCTCTGTAAGTACACTTGTTTTTCCAGAACCACTACTAGCATTTACTAATACTTTTGATTTAGTTGTCTCTATTATTTCTTTTTTATCAGTCATTGATTTCCTCTTTTTTCATTCAAACCATATGTCTTAGTATCATAAAAATCTATCCAATATTTTTCCCGTTCATTTAATTTATCTTTATCTACTTCTTCTAATAATTCAAAAGTAAAATTCCAAATACCATCGCGCGCCATCTTCGTATGAAGTGAACTATGAGCAATATGTCCTATTGAAAAACAGCTTAATATATGCTCTTTAAAACGATTACTAACATCTGTACTACGCCCTATGTATGCTTCTCCAGTAGGAATATAAGTAATCTTATATATACCACTTGGCGCGCCACCACATAAAACTCTCTTTATCATTTCTTTCATTGGTTTAGAGATATATACATCAAATATTAATTTATTTAATGCTTCTCTATTTTTTAATTTATATTCAATAGTTTTTAAAACTTCTATATCTTCTATATCATTTTCAGAAATATTAATCTTATAAAAAGCTTCTTTTTCTTTTAATTCTTTTTCTCTTAATATTGCTTCATTAATTACTTCGCGCTTTTTACGATAATCTTCTAATTCTTCTAAAATAGAATTTAATGATTGTCGCGCTTCTTCTTTTTGTATATTAATTTGTTCATTATAATTTTGTAAAGCTTCATCAATATCTATAATTTTAATTTTAAAATTATCTTCTAGTTCATGTTCTTTTTTCAATTTATATTGTTCTAATTCTTTATCTATTATTTCTTTCTTTTGATTTAAAATCAAATTTTTTCTTTCTTCTTCATTTTTAATAATAGATTCATTTTGTTCAATAATATTTTTATATAATTCTTGTTTTTCTTTTAATTCTTCATTTAATTTACTAATCCTTTCCGAGTATTCTTTTTCTTTTCTATTTAATATTTCTTTATATTTTGTATCTATATTTTCTTCTTTATTAAATTTGTATTTTTCTAATTTTTCTTTTATACTATATTTAATTCGTTTATAAAATATCAAAAAAGATAAAAGAATTAATAAATTAAGAATTATTAAAATAATACTAAATAATTCCATTAATTTATAATCCTCCATTATGATATAAATATTATAAAAGAAAAATAAAAAGAGGTCAAATTTTAACCTCTTTTAATCATATAAATCTTTTTCATCAACTATTTTCCATGTTTTCATACGATTATAATATTTATCTATATAGCTGTTACCCTGTTGCGCTTTATAGTCTTTATATAATTCTGCTAATGCTTCTGAATCATATACTGTTAATATTTTAGTATTTTTATTAGCATGATATATTGCCATAATTTTTTGTCGTAAAACATCACGAGAACTGTTATTTAGTTTATGAATAGAATCAGTAAGTATTTTAATTTCATCATTCTGTTTTATATTAATTTCTTTTAATTGTTCAAGTATATCTTTAGTATCATCTAATACTTCGCCTTTAATTTCTTTTAAATACTTTAATCTATCATCTAAATATCTATCTCTTGTTTCTAAGTCATGTTGATATAAATAATTTGGTAATATATCATAAAAAATATCTTCGATTACTTTCTTTTGCTTTTCTTTTTGTTTTTGCTTAATCTTAGATGTAGGCTTAGCAAAAGAATTAATTATTTTACCTATCATAAAATAGGCACTACCTACAACAATAATTACATTACAAATTGCTTGTAGTGTTTCCATAAATTCTCCTTTTAATTAACATATCATTATGCCACTTACTTTTAACAAAAAATTCTTCTTGGAATAAATCAGAAAAATTTTTAATATTATCTATATTAAAGTAAGGAATACGATATAATTTTATATTATGAGATAGGCAATATGAGTTTTTTCTTCTATCTCTTTCTTGTGCGGCCAGAAAGTTTTGTTTAGTTTTATGAATATAAGGAATATATTGAAAATGAATTTCAGAATCATATTCAATACAAATATTAAACTGTGGTAAATAAAAATCAAATCTATATTTACCTCGTTTTAAATCTGTAAAAGTCTTCTCTCGAATAACTTGAATATTATTTTTTAATAAAATTTGTAAAATTTTTTCTTCGCCTTTTGACATTTTAAAATTTTGAATCATATTACCACCTAAAATAAGTAGAAGAATTTCAGTATATCTCCACATTAAAACGGAAGATATTGTTCTTTTAAATTATAAATAATAGAAGGTAAATCAATGGCAGAAATTATTTATAAGACTATTTTCCAATTACGCAGAGGTTCGTCAATAGAATGGGAAACCATTAATCCAATTTTACGAGAAGGTGAACCAGGATTTGATACTACTTTAAAAAAGCAAAAAATTGGTGATGGCGTCACTCCTTGGAAAGATTTACCGTTTCAAGGAGAGGGCATACCAGAAATTGACTTAATTGATTGTGGAAATAGTACAAATTAATTTTTAAGTAAAGAGGTTAGACGATGGCAGAAAAGATTTTGCAAACTCGAATTCGTCAAAAAATTGACAATTATTCAACTTGGGCCAGTTCTTCCATAATTCTTGGCGCTGGTGAGTACGCCGCTGTAAAAGTAGGCGCAGATGATAGTGCTCCAGTTCCTCAAGGTACATATATTAAAATTGGTGATGGTACAAGTAACTTTAGTGCTTTACCATTTATATCTGCAACTGACCCTACTATTCCAACTTGGGCAAAAGCACAGAATAAACCAACCTATCAAGCTTCTGAGATTCAGGGATTAGAAGATTTTATTGCTGGTGAAATTAATGATACTAATACTACTTATCAAATGGTAAAAGTTAATGAGTATCAATTTAAGCTTCAATATAAGAATGTTGGAGATTCTGATTGGACTGATGCTTTTACTCTTGATATTCCTAACGATACTACTGCAATAGAAGCATTAAAATCATTAGTTGGTAATACTGCTGTATCTACTCAAATTTCAAATGCAATAGATGCCGCAAAAGAAGCTTTAGTAGCTACTGTAACTGCGGGCGATAGTTCTATCACTGTTGCTGGTACTGCAACTAATCCAACTGTAGCAGTTAAAATTTCTAAGGATAGTGGTAATGCGCTTTCTGTTGTAGATGATGGATTAAAAGTAACTGTACCTGCTTCAACTGATTATACCGTAAAAGTTACTGAATCATCTTCAGAGGGATATGCAAAAGCATATACTATTACTCAGGCTTCAACTGGTTTAAATACTACTATTAATATTCCAAAAGATATGGTAGTACAATCTGGTACCGTTGAAACTGACCCAGACGAGCAAGAACCAGGTACTTATCTTGTACTTACTCTTGCAAATGCTACTTCTGATAAAATTTACATTAATGTTGGAAGCTTAATTGAATATGTAACTAGTGGTTCAGAAGAAGGAGACCAAATCTTTATTACAATTAGTCCGGACCACAAAGTAACTGCTACTCTTGCTACTGGTAGTGTTACTAAAGAACAGTTAGTTTCTACTGTACAGACTACTTTAAATAAGGCTGATAGTGCATTACAGTCTGGTGATATTACTACTGGTTCTGCTAATGGTACTATTGCGGTAAAAGGTTCTAATGTTACTGTTAATGGATTAAAGTCTGCGGCATTTAGCGAAGCTACTGCTTTTGAAAATGCTGGTGCGGCTGCCGCAGTAAAAGCAGAAGTAATTGGTACTGCTGAAGATACTGGTACGGTTGATACTATCAAAGGTGCCAAGAAATATGCTGATAGTTTAATTACCAATCTTAATGCAGTTGATGCTGCTGTGGAAAAACAATTTGTAACTGCTGTAAACCAGACTGCTGGTAAGATTAGTGTAACTAGAGCTACTGTTGCTAATATTGCTTTAAGTGGTTCTACTGATGATTTAGTTCAAGGTGCTAATACTTTAATATTAAGTTGCGGCGGAGCGACTGAATAGGAGGAGTCATGGCAGATAAGGTAATTAATGTAAGGATTCCTCAAAAAGTTGATTCTACTGAAGCTTGGAACAGTTCTAACTTAGTTTTAAAAAACGGAGAGATTGGTGTAGAAACCACTGTCGATGGAAAAAAAAGAATTAAGTTTGGAAATGGAACTGATACATGGGACGAATTACCTTATTTCTTTGATGAATCTTTAGATAGTTCTACTATAAATTGCGGTTCATGGTAATGGGTAATCATCAATTTAACTAGTGAAGAGGTAGAATTATGGTGACAATAGACCAAGTAATTGAATATGTAGTTACTACGCCGAGTAATAGTAATCCATCTGTATTAAGAACACTTTTGACGAAGTTAATTGAGGATAATAGTGAACCGGGTCCTGGTCCAGAACCTGGTCCAGAAGATGTGATTATATATGACGGCGGTAGTGTACAAGGATGGTAAAAGAAAAGACTCCTAGTTTTTAGGAGTCTTTTTTATTTAGGTAATTATTTAGGTTATTATAACATTTTTCACATAAATCAAAATCTTTAGATTGTAAATCGTAATAACCAGATAATGTCTTTTTATGATGATGTTCACCTATTATTTTTATTTGATAATATTCTTTTTCTATTTCTGCTCCACACCAATCACAATATCTCTTAATCATTTCCGAATACATCCTCCCACTTGCACTCTTTCCAATCCTTATCTGGTCTAAACTGGATAAACTTCGCATGACGAAGACCTGGTTGACGACCATCATCGTGACATTGAAGTTCCATACAGGATACCTCGATTGTCTTACCTTTTTGCGCGGCCGGTCGTGATTTTAAGTCATCAGAAAGACCACTAAGCAGACCAATAGGAACAACTTTATCGCCTTTTATTACTCCAATTTCAAGAGAACCTGCCCAACCATAATAATAAGGTTTTGTAACTGGGATAATTGGAGAACCAGTCATATATTCTCTATAATGTTCTTTTACTTCAAGTCGTTCGTCAGTAATAGTATTGATATAATAAGGCCATGTTTCAAGTTCTTTTCCAGTATATTCTTTTGTTGGCTCTGTTCCTTTTCCAGTAAAGAAACAATCTATTGTATTTGAAATCTCTTTCTTTATCTTGAGTGATTTTCTAGCTTTTCGCTTACCTGGTTCTGGGATAGTTCCTTTTTTCGTTATAACTACACCCTCGCCACCGTTTTCAAGTATAAGTTGAAGTTGTTCCCAAAGTTCATTTCCCTCAAAATATGCGGCAACTTCTACATATTCAGACACATATTCTGCTTCAATATCTATTAATGTATTAATTCTATCTTCAATTTTCTTCTCTAAGAAAGACTCTCCATTAAAAGCCCAAACATCAAAAATATAATAATGAAGTTTATCTCCTTTTTCTTGACGCTCGCGCGCCTTCTGCATAAGACATCCCATTATTTTAGTAACATTTGAACTACCTTCATTTTCTGGAAAATATATCTCTCCAAGTAAACAAGTGCCATTAGGTAAACTTTCAAAGAAAGGATGAAGTTGAGGAACCCAATCATACTTATCTAAAAAATTACCACTCACCCCTTTTGAACGACCTTGGAGTACCATATTACCATTCATATCTTTTATAAAACGATAATATGCCCCATCCATTTTACGGCTACCAGTATATTCTCCAGAAAAAATCATATTACGAGTTTCTTCTTTTGTATCTTTTTTATATGATTTAGGAAAAGACCAAAATCGTTCTGCATTTAATTCTTGAAAGTTTACTTTATCTATCTCTCCTATTTTGTTCATTAACTACTCCTTTCAAATCATTTGTTACTTTTGTTGTTTCATTTAATTGTTTATTGAAAGTTTTTAAGGCTTCGCTCATATTATGGAATAATTCATGTAATTTTGTTTCATCTTCTTCTAAACTTTCTAAAAAGAGTATAGCAGAATTTCGCAAATTTTGCAAGTCTGCATTGTTATAAATTATATAATCATATGCTGTTTCATAAACATTACTGTCTGCATGATTAGATTGTTCTTGTCCAAAAACCTCATCTCGATGGACAAGGATTGATTTTGCGTTAAAATCTTTTTTAATTCGTTCTATATCTTTTGGTTCACGAGCATCAATAAACATTATGTCTATTCCTGCTTCTTTTGCTATTTTATGGTCTGCTACAAGTGAAAGGTATGGAATATCTTTCCATTCTTCTAAAGCGTCTTTAAGGTCCGATAAAAACTTACGGTCGGCTGGGTTCTTTGCACCTTCCCAACCAAGAGTATTCGCACAACTTTTTACTATATTTATTATAGAAGTAATAAGAACTAGTTTATTTTGTTTGCGCGCTTCTTCTACTACTAATTGCTCAAAAGTAGTCTTACCAGAAGTAGGAAGTCCATTAACTACAAAAACTTTCATTCTTTATAGCCCTCCAATATTTCTCTTGCGGCTCGTACTGCCATTCTATCTACTAAATTATTATAAGTATCATTAGAATGGCCTTTAACTTTAATAAAGTCATATCGTTCATCATTGAAGTATGGAATAATTCGCTCCCATAAATCTCTATTTCTTACTGGTTCTTTAGCAGAATTTACCCAGCCGTTTCTTTGCCAGTTTTTATACCATTTTTGAACATAGCAATTATATATATAAGCACTGTCAGTACATATTTCAAATTCTGCATAGTCAGAGCAATAAGTAGCAGTAGCTTCAAGTGCCTTTATCATTGCTGTAAGTTCCATTCGATTATTTGTAGTAGAAATAGAGCCACCAGAATTACGAAGAAATTCAGTTTCATCTTCTTCAAGTATAATATATGCCCAACCGCCATTAGCAGTCTCTGTACCATTTCCTCGGCATAAACCATCACAATATATTATATATTTCATTTTATTCTCCTTTTATTTATAATATTCATTATATATTTCTTTAACTTTTTCTTCTAAATTTATTAAATCAGTCATATTATCTTTTTGTTCTTTAGCAAGTATTTTTAATAAATGGAATGAACCATCATTACAAGTCTTATTTTTATTAGTTATTCTTTTAAAGTTAATATGATGTTTGCGGTTTTGTAGTTTAAATTTAATATAATGATATATATTCATATTTAAAAGAATTGGTCTACTTCTATATATTTGAGACATAAACATAATTCTAAATAAATATAAATCAATAATATCATCTTCATCAAAATAATCAATTTTAAACTCTGTATCATTTAAAGATAAAAAATACTCTAAAGTTTTAGCAACTATTATATCATATTCTTTATATTTACAATTATCCATTTGTTTTTCTCCTTTTCTTAGTATAGTTATATTATAATAGAAAAGAATAAAATTTTCAAATTTATTTAAAATTAAAAATTTGTTTTTATTTAAAAGTTATGTTAAATGCGCGCGGTCGTAAATATAAATGAAAATTTTTTAAATAATTTTAAAATTTGTTTTTCTTTAAAAAAAATATTATAATAATAACATAAATTGATTGAAATGAGAGGTATAATTATGAATAAATTACAGGAAGTGGCAAAATTAAATTCTGCTTTGAAATATACAGAAAATGGAGCGATTGCGTACAATACAACCAATAATAGTTTGATTGATTTATTTGGAGTTATTGGTTCATTGCGGTCGCGCGATGAAGATGAAATTATAGAAAAATTTCAAAGTGTTTTTAATCAAGACAAAGAACTTGCAGTTAAAATGATGTTCTATGCGGGCGATATAAGACACGGCGGCCTTGGTGAAAGAAGAACTTTTAGAATTATACTAAAGTGGCTCGCGCAAAATTATCCATCTATTGTAGGAGATAATATATGTTTAATTCCTCTATTAAATAGATGGGATTCAATGTTTGAACTTATAGATACTCCTTGTGAACAGCAAATGTGGCAAGTAATTAAAGACCAAATTATACATGATCTTGACCAACTGGTGTACAATCAACCAATTAGTTTATTGGGTAAATGGCTGCCTTCTATTAATACTTCTTCTGAAAAAACTCGAAAATTAGCAAAAAGAATTGCTAAAGCAGTGGGTTATAAAGATGAAAGAGGTTATCGTCATTTACTCTCTATTTTAAGAAGAGAGATACGAGTTACTGAGCGTCAAATGTCATTAAATCAGTGGGAGAGAATTAATTTTGAAGCTGTGCCATCATATGCAATGAAAAATTATACTAATGCCTTTAAAAGACATCAATCAGAAAGATTTATAAAATATTTAGAAGATGTAAGACTTCATAAACAAATGATAAAAGCAGGAACTCTTTATCCATATGATTTAACTCGTCAAATTTTACTTGGAGAAGAAACAGATACAACCGAACTTCAGTGGAAAGCATTACCTAATTATATTGACAAAGAATCTAATATATTAGTTATGGCTGATGTATCTGGTTCTATGTATACTGCAAATTTAAGACCTTTATCTTCTTCAATTGGTCTTGCAATTTATTTTGCTGAGCGTAATAAAGGTCCACTCCATAATGTATATATGACTTTTACTAATGAACCGCATTTTCAATATATAAATGAAAATGATTCATTAAAAACTAAAATTAAAAAAATTGAAAATACTGATATGGGATGTGTGACTAATTTAGAAAAAGCATTTGAATATTTACTTCATGTTGCACAAGCTAACGAATTTAAAAAAGAAGATATGCCAAGTGCAATTGTTGTTATAAGTGACATGGAAATAAATGCTCCTTACTGTAATATAGGAAATGATTTCTTTAAAACAATGAAAATTCAATATAAATGCGCGGGTTATGAAATGCCAAAAATAATTTTATGGAATGTTGAAGCGCGCAATGATACTTTTCTTAGTCAAGATAATAATATAATAAAAGTAAGCGGTTCATCTGTTTCTACTTTTAAACATTTGATTGGTAATTTAAACGGTAAAACTGATTGGGATATAATGATTGAGACTTTGGATAATCCATGGTATAATAAAGTTAAAGTTAATTAGAGCCTATAAAGAGAAAAAGCCTTTATAGGCTCTTTTTTTTTGAGAAAATATACTTATTGTTTACTTATTTTTTGGAAATATTTGTTGTTTAAAGGAGTTAAAGGACATGAGTAATATCATAAAAATTAAACATGGAAATAGTCCGCCAACTACAAATAATTTAGAAAATTATGAGTTAGGTTATGCAAATAAAGGACTTTATATAAAAGATAATAATCAAATTATTCAATTAAATAGTGCTACAAATCTTTCTGGAATAGTTCCAATATCTCATGGCGGCACTGGTGCAGATAATGCAGCTAATGCTAGGACTAATTTAGGTTTAGGAAGTTTAGCTACATTAAATAGTATAAATTTAAACTCAAATAATGTAACTAATACATTACCTATAGCCAAAGGAGGAACTGGTGGAACCACAGCTTCTACTGCTAGAGCAAATCTAGGATTAGGTACTTTAGCAACAGCTAATTCAATTTCATTATCTAGTAGTAATATAACTGGTACTTTACCTATTTCAAAAGGGGGAACTGGTAAAACAACTCAATTAACTTATGCAGATGTACTAGAAGTTGTTCGTTCTAGTGGTGTGTCTGGAGAAGATGGCGGACATCAAATGGCTATGTCATGGGCTCGTGACCATGTAATTGTTGGGATTGACAACAACGCGGCGGTTAAACATATGCTTGATACAAGTATGGTTGTTGATTATATCGTCGAACAAGGAGTTTCTGACCGTTGGAACTATATCAAGTGGTCAAGTGGTCAAGCGGAAGCTTGGCGCAGATGGACCTCTACCAACTTAGGAACAGATGGAACAGAAGGCGGGTTTTATTACAGGATTTATGCAATTACATTACCAAGTGGTCTCTTTAAGTCAATAACAGATGCACATGCTGATTGTTCTTGGGGAACAGGAACTTCTTGGGCATCAGCACGAAATGTAACAACAGCAAAATTTGAGGGAATCTATTACTCGAATCAAAATGGCGGTGCAGGAACTTTTTATAACTATGTAAGAGGGGAGTGGAAATAATGATTTCAAAAGAAATGTTAAAAAAGTATAATGTTGAGACTATTGAAAGCCGTATTGAACATGGGGCAAGCAAAGAACAGGCAGAAGAAGATACGCTTAGAAATTTTTTAACAAATACCGATTATATAGCAAATAAAATAGCCGAAGCAATTTTTTTGAACGAGGAAACTCAAGACTATACAGAAACTCTTCAAATGAGGAAATATGCACGAGGTAGGATTGATGAGATAATGAAAGATAAAAAAATAAATAAGGTTGATGGTGAAATAATATAAATAAAATAGTGTTCTATATAAAAATAGGAGGTATTTAAATGGCAGAAGAATTAAAAGTAATTGAAACCGTTGAAGAGATCAATACTGAAGCTCTTGAAGAACTCAGTAATGGAAAAGGGGAGGAAGAAGAATAATGGCGTATACAAATAGCTCATTAGTAAATTATAAAAAAATTTCTCCATATAGAAATTCAACTCGTAAAAATTCAAAATATAATCCTACTGGAAAAATAACCAAAATAACTATCCATCATATGGCTGGTAATCTTTCAGTAGAAACTTGTGGAAATGTATTCCAAACTAGCGGTGCTTCTGCTAATTATGGGATTGGAAGTGACGGCCGCGTTGGACTTTATGTAGAAGAAAAAGACCGTTCATGGGCTTCTTATAGTCCATCAAATGATTATAAAGCTGTAACTATAGAAGTTGCAAACTGCAAAGGAAAACCTAATTGGGAAGTAAATGATACGGCTTATAATAAATTAATTGACCTTTGTGTTGATATTTGTAAGAGAAATGGAATTAAGAAATTAAACTTTACTGGAGATGCTTCTGGAAATCTTACAATGCATCAGTATTTCATTGCAACTACTTGTCCTGGACCATATCTTAAAGGTAAATTCCAAGATATAGCAGATGAAGTAAATAAAAGACTTGGCGCCGCTTCTAGTTCTGGCGGAAGTTCTAATACTAGTTCATCTGGCTCTACAACTAAGAAAGTAATTGATGAAGATGGAAGTTGGGGTATAAATACCACTAAATATACTCAAAAGTTCTTTGGAACAACTCAAGATGGTATAGTATCTAATCAATTAACCAGTTGTAAAAAATATTTAACTGCCGCACATACTGGTTCATGGAAGTTTGTAAATAAGAGTAGTTCTGGTTCTCCAATGATTAAAAAGCTTCAGGCATATGTTGGAGTAACCACAGATGGTCTTGCTGGATACAATACAGTAATAGCACTTCAAAAATTCCTTAAAAATAAGGGACTTTATTCTGGTTCTATAGATGGTATAATGGGAACTGGTACTGTAAAGGGATGGCAGAAGTTTATTAATCAACAATTTGCGTCTAATAGTTCCTCTGGTTCTACTGGAAATACTTCTTCTAAAAAAGTAGTAACTGAAGATGGTGTTTGGGGAGTTTCTACTACTAAATATACCCAGAAACTTATGGGTACAACTCAGGATGGTATAGTATCTAATCAGCGTAAAGGTGCCAAGAAATATCTTCCGGCCGCGCACACTGGTTCATGGCAATTCAATAAGCTTATTGGCGGCGGTTCTCCGATGATTAAGAAACTTCAGGCATACATCGGTATGACTCCAAAAGATTGTGATGGTTTATTTGGCACTGGCTCTATAAAGAAATTCCAAACTTTCCTTAAAAATAAAGGACTTTATACTGGTTCAGTTGATGGTGTAATGGGAACTGGTACTGCAAAAGCTTGGCAGAAATACTTAAACAGTCAATTCTAATTTTACTATAGGAGATATTGTGGTTCACCGCAATATCTCCACTTATTAAAGAAATAAAAATAAATTCCCACTTAAAATGGGAGGATTAATAATGGCAACAAAATTAATTATTAAAAGTGGAAATACTCAACCTAATGTAGATAACTTAGATGTTAATGAGTTAGGTATTTATAATAAAAAATTATGGTCAAAAACCGCGAATGAAGAAGTATATGCTTTTGGGGATGATAAAGTTGATAAAGTTGAGGGAAAACAACTTTCTACTAATGATTATACTACAGAAGAAAAGCAGAAGTTAGCTAGTTTAACTAACTACACTCTTCCAACCGCAAGTACAACCGTACTCGGTGGTATTAAAATAGGAAGCGACTTTTCTATTTCAAGTGGAGTAATTAGTTTAAAAAATATTAATTTTAGTAAAATTATAAATAAACCAACTACTCTCGCGGGCTATGGTATAACTGATGGTTTAAGTGAGTCAGATATACTTCAATCTATTACAGATAATACAGGAAATAATAGTTTACCAGTGTCACAACTTGCAGTTAAGGATTATGTAACGAGCAAAGTGTCTGAAGCAGTACGCAGTAATGATGCAATGGTTATAAAAGGTACTCTTGGTACTGGTGGAGACTTTACGAGTTTACCAACTTACGGTTATGTAGTTGGATGGTCATATAAAGTTATAACCGCGGGCACTTATGCTGGATATACTTGTGAAGTAGGAGATTTAATCTATGCTACAAACGATGGACCGCTTAGTGGTTCATCTGTTATTAATAGTGACTGGTCAGTAATTCAATCAAATATAGTTGGCGCGATTAGTGCTTCAACTGGATTAACTGCAAATCAACTTGTAATAGGAAATAGCTATGCGGTATCTTCGCTTGCGGCCGGCAGTAATGGGCGAGTATTGAAGATGATTAATGGTAAACCTGGTTGGAGTACAGATAATAATGATAATACTACCTATACTTTTGCGAGTGGAAATAATGGCACATTTAAAGTAACTCCATCTAATGGTAGCGCGCAGACAATAAGTATTGGAATTCCAAATAAAGCTGGTGCTTTACAAGTAGCTGCCGCGGTAGGCTCAGCAACACAGCCAGTATACTTTGAAGCATCTGGAATACCAAAAGCAATCAATTATACAATTCAAAGTAATGTACCAGCAAATGCAAAATTCACAGATACAACTTACGCAGTTTTTGGAAGAAGCGCTAATGGATTAGTGCCGCATCCAACTACAACTACTTCTACGAGATTTTTAAGGGAAGATGGTTCATGGGTAGTACCAACGAATACAACTTATTCTTTAGCAACAACAAGTGAAAATGGACTTTTAAGGCAGTTAGATGGAAATACAACGCATTTCTTGAGGGGAGATGGAACCTGGAACACTCCTCCTTTTACTAAAAGATATACTGCAACTAATCCGTCACTTACTGCTAGTTCAGGAATTTTTACTTGGACTATTGCTGCGTCAACACATGGCATTTCAGATTATCCAATAGTAGAACTTTTTGAAATTTCTACAGGAGAAATGGTATTAGCAGATATAATTATTAATAGTTCTTTTCAAGTACAAATTAAAATAGCGGGCACAGGGACATTAGCAGCCAAAAAATATTGTGTAGTAATGGTAGGTTAAAAATATGGATATATTAACAAAAACAAATTTAACTGCTGGTGGCGAGACAACTACTGATCTTCTTACTAGTAGTTACAATATTGTAAATAAGGAAGGAGTTTCTGAGCTTATAAGTGATAATAACATATATATCAATAACCTTATAAAGACTAAAGTTAGTAAAGGTGAGATTGATGACTACATATTTAAAGACGCAGACCCCATACTTAGTAACAAGGATTTAAATGATTATATAATTCCTGGAAAATATTATGTTGGTTCAGATACGATTGCAAAAACTTTAGAGAATTGTCCTTTTGATAACAATGGATTTACTTTAATTGTTGAAGGACAGTATAATACTGAAAATTATATTGGTCAAACTATTATAAGTAATAATTCAAGTAGCTTTGTAAAATTATTTAGAAGATTAACTGTGAGTAGTAATTCTTGGACAGCTTGGACAAAAGTGGGAGGTTATTGCGCCGCTAGTCTTATAAGTAACCGTCCTAATACTACTCTATCTAACTCTTCAGCTTCAATTGTATTATTAAATGATTATAAATATAGAACAGTAACAAAATTTTCAATATTAAATTATGGTTTAGTTTTACCATATAACGGAATAGTTATAGCTTCTGGAAGTGTTTATATAACTGTAGATAGTAAGAACTATCAACAACGCGCAGGTGTTTTTGTAAGTCATCGAAGAGATGGTAATATAATTTTAGAAAGTTCCAATTATGGAATAGGAGTAGGAGCAATAACCTGTAGCAGTATATTTAATGTTCAAGCTGGAGATGTAATTTATTTATATGGTAGGTCCTATGATGGTTCTGGAATTATATATAATAATGCTTCTACAACTCATTTAGATGTGGCATATCTTTAATAAAATAGGAAGGCTTTAGCGTATTAAAGTTCCTAAACTATAATGAAATTTTTAAGTAACTTAGATTTAAACACAAATAAAATAGAAAACACAACTGTACTTGTAACAGAAGGAGGAAATAAATGTTACCAGATAAAGTATATAATGTTTTAAAATGGATAGTAATGATTGTACTTCCAGCAAGTTCAACTCTTTATGTTCTTCTTGCTAATACTTGGGGTCTTCCTTTTGGAGATCAAATTAGTGCAACTATTACTGGAATAGCTACTTTTTTAGGAGCTATTATCGGAATTAGTTCAAGAAAGTATAATAAGTCTAATATGACTGAAGTAATAGAAGATACAACAGAAACAATCGAATAAAATTGTACGGGAAGGGCGGCCTTTTTACAGAAAGCCGCGCCCATTTGTATATATGAAAGTTCAAAAGGAAAGACTTTATAAGTCTTTCTTTTTTTGACTTTTTTTCTTTTTTCTTTTATAATATTTATATATGAAAAGAAAGGAGAACATAAGAATGGAAAAAAATGTTGATACTTAGACCACAAATTACACAAGAAGAATTAAATAAAAAGATAGAACTTCACGAAAAATGGCTTAGAAAAGAAGATGGTGGAGAACAATTAAATTTATTTAAAGTAATATGTAAAAATTTAGATATTTCTAGCCATAACTTAGATCAAGCTATTTTTAATGATGTAGATTTTATAAATTGTAAATTTTATGATACTCAATTTGTAGATGCTATATTTGTACAATGTTTGTTACAAGATAGTAATTATTCTCAAAGTAAACTTATAAGTAACCTATTTAGAAGATGTATTTTAGATAATTTAAGTATAAATGACTCTTATCTCGATAACAATTTTTTTATAAATACTGATATAAGAAATATAGAGCCAAACACTCTTAATGTTTTAAATGATCAAATTCCAATTCATTGCCCAGAAGAAGGAGAATTTATTGGATTTAAAAAAGCATATATTACAGAATTAGAATATAAACAAAATGGTTATTATAATGTTTTTTGTTATCCACGATTAGTTAAGCTTAGAATTCCATCAGATGCAAAACGAAGTTCTAGTACTAGCAATAAATGTAGATGTAATAAAGCGGAAGTTTTAGAAATTACTGATTGTACAGGTAATAATTCATATTTAAAAGCATATAGTTGCTATGATCCTAGTTTTAAGTATGAAGTAGGAAAATTTGTAGAAGTTAAAGATTTTGATGATAATAGATGGAATGAATGTTCTACAGGAATTCACTTCTTTTTAACAAAACATGAAGCAATAATGTATTAAAGAGGAATAAAAATGGCTTTTGACTACAGTATAAATCAATGTCGTGATGTTTGGCTTTCCATATATGGTACGCCAGCATTTAAGACAGTAACTGGAAAGTTTATTTCATTTGATAAAGAAAAACAAAAATATATAGATGTAACAGAAGAAGTCATCCGAAATACAAATTACCTATTCTACGATGCTCCTTACTTCAAGAAAGAACTCAAGAAAGGAGACTTCATTCGTCATAACGGTTTATGGAATCGAATCTTAGATATTAAAGATGATGTGATTTATGTAGAGTCGATTTGTGTGCGCGCTCGCGCAGAAATTGTGACGATGGATACTGAAGATAAAGATGAAATTTTTTTGAAGTTAGTTTGTATGATAGATGAAGAAGAATTTACTGGACCGAATAAGGATAAAGTAATTAGACAAATAATTCAACGAGTTTATAATTTATAAGAACATGAAGCAAAAAGAGAATTTTAAATGGATTTCATTTGTAGATAGTAAACCAAAAGAATATCAAGAAATTCTAGTAAGTGACGGAAGGTCTGTCTGGATAGATGAATTAATATATGATAATGAAGATTGGTATTTAGAAGAATATGGTACTTATTTAGGTGGATTAGTATGGATGCCAGCACCAGAACCGCCAGAGTTATATGAGATTGGAGGAAAAAATGACTAATTTTGAGAAGTTTGAGAATGAAATAACAGAAATTATTTATGAAAAAAAAAAGACTTATTGCACGAGAAAAAAATACAGGTAGGTTTGCATGTTGTGGTGATATAAGTTGTGCTCATTGTCAATTTCTTCATGGAAACTGTGTAGTTAGTATGTTTAAATGGCTGCTTGAGGAATATCAAGAACCAGCCCCGAAACTTACCACGAAAGAACGGGCATTTTGCGAAATAATAAAAAACGGATATATCGCAAGAAACGAAAAGGGGCGTTTATTTTTTTATAGTGAGAAACCAGTTCAAAATATTTCAGGTTGGAGCGCGCTGAATTGGACAGAACTTAATCGAGATTATTTTCAATTTATCACATGGGAATCAGGTAAGGCGTGGAGCATAGAAGATCTGCTGGAGCTGGAGGTAGAAGAATAATTATTGAAAATGAAGAGAATGATTTAAATAAAAAGTGAGGATAGAAATGATAGAACAACGGTTAAGTGAAATTTTAAAAAAGCACACAAAGTGGCTAAATGGTGAACCTGATGGAGAGCAAGCAAATTTTCAAGGAAAAAATCTTCGAGGGGTAAATTTTCAGGGAGCAAATCTCCAAGAAGCAAATTTCCGTGGAGCAAACCTTTTTGGAGCAAATTTCTTTAAAGCAGACCTTTGGGAAGCAAACTTTCAAAAAGCAAATCTCTGTAAGACAAATTTCCAACGAGCAGCCCTTTGGGAAGCAAACCTTCGAGGAGCAAATCTTTATGGAGCAAATCTCTGGGAAGCAAATCTCCAGGAAGCAAACCTTCAAGACGCAGATTTCCGAAAAGCAAATCTTCAAGGAGCATCCTTTCAAGGAGCACACCTTTATAGAGCAAACCTCTGGGAAGCAAACAACATACCTGATTATGTATGCCCTATATGTTGCCCAGAAGAGGGTTCATTCATTGGTTTTAAAAAGGCCCTCGCACTCGACAAAAATATAGAAGTAATTGTTGAATTAGAAATTCCAGCTGATGCTAAACGAAGTTCAGCTACTAGTAGAAAATGTAGATGTGATAAAGCAAAAGTCTTGTCAATAACAGATCTGAGTGGTGCAGCTGAATTTCAAATGGCAGTAAGCATTCGGGATAATAACTTCATTTACGAAGTGGGCAAGACTGTAGTTGTTAATGATTTTGACGAAAACAGATGGATTGAATGTTCAACAGGTATACATTTCTTCATAACCAGAGATGAGGCTGTGATTTATTAAACACATTTTTTCAATTTATATATTATAACAAAAATATTTAATTTTATTACATAAAAACATATTAAAGTATGGGAGCATCTGAAGAATTTTGGATGAACTTGCAACAGAAGTATGACAAGATGACTGGAGAGATCGCTAATGACAATACTGTATAAAGATTGTGGATATTTTAATGAAGAAATTAATGACCCATATTCACCGTATCCTTATGAGTGTGAAGATTGTTATAGATACGAAATTTGTTTAAGAGCGAAAGAAGGCGAAAACGATGATTAAATTTGAAAACACAGAAGTAATAGGCTGGGAGCACGCTATCTGTGGGATGCGGAATCCGATGAACTCTTGGGAGAAGAGTGATACCAAATTCTACGATGAAAGTCCGGAATACTGGTATGAAGATTGCCCCGATATTGGTCCAAACGACCTCGACCTGATGAAAAGACTTCGGAACGCTGGAACTGATCATCGGAAGTTCATGCGGATGATTATTGTATATACAGATATTACTGCTCCATTATATTGGTGGAAAGAATTCGATACATATAAGGTCGGCACGGTTGCAAACTCTTGCTCGACAATGCATAAGATTGCGGCTAAGGAATTTATATCGGAGGATTTTAGTCATGAGCATTTGATGAATATCAACAATGACGATCCGTGCGACGCTCTATTTCTCGATGGGACAAACATCAGAGTTGATGGAGACGATTTGTTAGGGTTGACAATAAATGTTCTTAATTATTATAGAAATCGCTACATCAAAACCAAAGACAAAAAATACTGGTGGCAGATGATTCAACTGCTTCCGAGTTCTTATAACCAGAAACGAACGGTTATGATGAATTATGAAGTTTTAGCTAATATTTATAAATCTCGTAAAGACCATAAACTTGATGAGTGGCATCAATTCTGTGATTGGATTAAAATACTACCATATTCTGAATTGATTACAGGCCAATTCGAGAGGGATAAATAAATGCTAGATAGAAATAAAATCGTAGAAGAGGTCAGACACACTGTATGCAACGACAGGCAAGATCAGTATGGTGAACTAGAAGATAGTTTTGCTTTAATTGAAAAATTTTGGTCGGACTATTTGGATGAGATGAAGATGAGAGGAGAGAAAGATGATTAATCTTGAGAAGTATAAGGACGAAATAATAAAAATCTTTAATGAAAAGAGAAAAATTATTGCACGAGAAAAAAATACAGGTAGACTTATATCTTGTGGTGATATAAGTTGTGGTTGTTGTCAATTTGTTCATGGAGACTGCGTAACCAATATGTTTGAATGGATGCTTGAAGAATACCAAGAACCAGCACCAAAATTAACAAAAGCAGAAAAAGGATTTTGTGAAATAATAAAAGATGGATATATTGCAAGAGATAAAAATGGAGATTTGTATTTATATAATAATCCTCCATATGTGACAGAAACGGATTGGAGGGAATGTGGCCACTGTACGAAGTTGTGTTCAAATTTCTTTCCATTTATAACATGGAAATCCAATAAAGCTTGGGATATAAACGAACTACTGGCGTTGGAGGTAGAGGAATGACTAATTTTGAAAAATTTAAAGATAAAATATTAGAACTTATAGATGATGATGAATTCTCTGCTTACAGTGTTGCGGTTGATTTAACTACAGGAGAACCAGAAGAATGTGACAAATTTGATTGTAACAGATGTTTGTTTCAAAATTCAAATTGTGATCAAAGATTAATAAAATGGTTATATGAAGAATATAAAAAGCCTAAAGTAGAAACATCTAAACTTAGTAAATTTGAATTTGATTTTTGTAATATGGTTCTTTATGGTTATATTGTACGAGATGAAGATGGTGATTTAGTATTGTTTAAACGAGAACCAGTGCGCAAATTTGCTACAATTTCATCAAGATATGGATACTGGACTGATTCTTATGATGAATATGACTCTGGTATTTTAATAAATATCACATTATTCCCATTTATAACTTGGCATACTTCAAAGAAATGGAGTGTAGAAGAACTCAGAAAGCTGGAGGTGGAGGAATGATTAAACAAATTATCAATGAATCACAAACCGTACAGACAACCTTTGCTGTTGATGTTAATGGAAGGCAAGTTACTTATGAGAAATTAAACAATGAATTTGGTTATATTCTACACACGGTTATTGGCGTTAATGAAGACAAAGAAACCGCGATTAAAGAATCGGACGCTGCCATTGATACAGTCATTGAAACGATGTGTGCCCAAAGTTATGACCACGGTTCGAAATGGCAGTTAGTGCAAAAAGAAGTGGACACAGATTTGCTGGATAGATTCGGACAGTACCTGGTAACAGCTTATTTTGAAATGAAAGATATTTATTAAAATAAAGTATATTAGCAGAGGTAGAGGAATGAGAATTATTACAATAGACCGGACATCACACAACCACGGAGAACATACGGCGACAATCAGCCTGAGCTATGATGAGGCAGTTATAATACAAAATATGTTTTTCCGCCTATCAGAAAAAAGTAAGAGTGAAGATGAAAAAATATTCGAAGATCAATGGAAAATCATGTCAAGTATTTTGTGTCATGGAATGCCTGATAATTTTTCAATCTTACATTTAAACGCCGTAAAAAAAGCCAAAGAAAACCAAGTAGCAGAGACAAAGGTAGAAGAATGAATAATTCACTTATTTCAAATGAAAATTTTAAACAATATTCAGAAGGACGAAAAAATACTTATGCTATATCAATATATAGTGCTTTAATTATATTAGAAGCATTGTGTGATAATCTTTTAACTGAAAAAATTATTGATTATCTATGTTATAATTATTCTGAATTAGTTAATTATGTTGATACACACGAAGAAGAATTAAATAAAGAAATAGAAAAATATTTTGATAATTTGTTTTTTAAATAAAAAACATTTATAATTTATATATAAATGAAAGGAGAAAAAATGGCAAGAGTAACTGATGAAGATAAAGTTTTAATAAATCTTATATACCTTGAAACAGGAACTTACGCAGAGACCGCGCGCCGCACTGGTTTTTCTCCAATTACAGTTAAAAAATATATAATTCCAAATTTTGTTCCAGTGGATTCAACTGAAAAGAAAACTTTTAGTTTAAATGATTTACCAGATGGTATTATTAAACTTCCAGAAAATTTAGGTAGATTATGTACTTTATTCTTTGAAGAGATAGAAGAACTAGAAGAATTTCGGAAGGAGCTAATGATATGAATAATTATTTTTATGTAGACGAAAGGACAAATGGAGACGGATTTTTAATTCGTTTAGATTTTTCAAAATTTCCTAATATATATACTACTGGCAGTTATAATGTACTTCCAGCGCACTTACTTGGAATTTCATATGCAAATTATTGTCGTTTATGTAGAGATAATTTTGGTGCAAAAGTTATAGGTAAAAATCAACTATATCCCATTGTTGTTTTTACATCGAAGGCGGCCGCCCTCAAAGTTATATCATTATTAAATGAGCGAATTGAGAAAGGAGTTAAAGAGTGAAGGATTTATTTATTGCTTTTGGAAAATGGATAGTATTTTTTATAGTTCTTTCGATTTCGATTGGAATAGTTATACTACCATCTATTATAATGATGATTACAAAAATAGTATATTTTCTTTATGGATATTTATTTACTATTCCTATGTGGGGAATTTTTATTGGAGCAAACTTTAAGCGTTTTATAGATTTTTTGAATAAGTAGGTGAGACTGTATTGGATAATTCAAGAATTTTTTTAATATCGGACTTACACATAGGGCATAGAAATATTTTAAAATATTGCCAGCGACCTTTTTCTTCAGTGGAAGAAATGAATAACGCACTTATAAATAACTGGAATTCTATCATAACAAATAATGATAGAGTATTTATGTTGGGTGATTTTTGTCTCACAGGTAAGGATAAAATTATCGAGGTCGGCCGCGCGCTCAACGGAAGAAAAACATTAATTATGGGTAATCACGAGTCAGGTTCTAAAAATACTTATTATCAAGCAGGTTTTGAATATATTAGTAAATATCCAATTTTATATAATAATCAAATTTTATTTTCACATGAACCTATACCCAATACTAAATATTTTAATATTCATGGCCACATTCATAATAAAGATATTACAGAAATAGATTATATTACTGGTAATTATCATTTATATTTCAATGTAAGTGCTGAGAAAATTAATTATACTCCAATTAATTTAAAGGATATTCCTATATTTAATAATAACAATAATATAATAGGAGAATAGTATTAAATGACAAATGAACAATTAAACTATATATATGGTTTATTTCTTACTGATGGCTGGCTAATAAAAAGAAAAGGGATAATTACTGGTATAGGTATGGAAGTACATATTAAAGATAAAGATATTATACAGAAACTATGTAAGTTAATACCAAATAGTTCTTTCTATTATAGAGAAAGAGATACTAATTTTAAACATCAATATAAGAGTATTTGTTTTCAATACAGTAGAAAAGATTTACCTTTATTATTAATTCAGATGGGTTTCCCAACTGAAAACAAAGATATTAATGCCAAACCGCCTATTATAGATTATAATGATTATGCTTTTTGGAGAGGAGTCATTGATGGTGATGGTAGTTTAGGTTTAAAGAAAAATGGAACACCTTTTATATCATTAACAACAAATAGTGACGCTTTAAAAGAAGCTTTTTGTTTATTTTTACATAATATAACAGGAAAATATTATAATCCCCATCGTAATAAACGAGATAATATTTACAATATTGGTTGCAATGGGCAAAGTGCAAAATTAGTAATTGGAAAATTATATAATTCCATTATTGATACTTCTATTTTTTTAAATAGAAAATATATTAAAATGAAAGAAGTATTAAATATATAAATTATACTCCTATAAATCTAACTAAAATAGAGGCGTATTTTAATGAATCTTGAAACACTTGCGGTTCTTGCTAATTTATGTCAATTAGCTTCTTTTGATATGAATTTAACAGAAGTATCAAATGACAGTATAATGAAACATTTACTACAACAAGATAAAATTTTAGATGAACAAACTAATAATTATTTATCGAAAATAGTGAAGCAAAACGAAGAAATTATCTCTTTATTAAAAGACATTCAAGAACGAATAGATAATTTGAATTTAAAATAAAATTTATATATAATATATATGTAAGTTAAGAGAAAGGAAAAATAAATGGAAGATTATCTAAATCGTTTACATTTAAGAAATGAAGAAAACACAGATAGAGTAGATTATAATTGCGGTGGTTACGCTTTTGAAACTTATTCATGGTATAGTCCTGGTGATTTTTCAGAAGATGAAGATAGCGTATCTGGTTTTCTTTTAAATATAATGAATAGTGATTTATCTTATGAAGATATACCAGAGCTTCTTTTTGATTTTTGTATAGAAGGAATTTTAAAAACTTTTCCTACATATAAAAGAATTTCAGAAAAAGAAGCGCGCTGTCTTCCTTTATCAACAAAAATTATCGCCTTTAGAACTTATTTTGAAGATTTTGGTGAATATGATTATCACTTTAAAGTTAGAAAAAATGGAGTTTGGAGTCATAAAAGAGGTTCTTCTAAAATAAAAGAATGTACTTTAGAAAAATGGTCATATATAGATTGTTCATATGATAGCCCGACGGCATATTTTATTGAACGATAGAAAAGAAAATTTGACTTTTTATAAAAATTTCTATATAATATATATACAATAAAGGTTAAGAAAACTTTTTCAAAACATTTCTGAATTTATTATATAATAGAATAGGGCGGTTGGATTTTATATCTTTTCATTTTATCTTTTATCCTTTCTACCAACCGCCCGCAGATGAAATGTAATGCGGCAATATCTAGTTCCAAGCCTAGTTGAGAAACGCAGAGGACATTCATCATTTTACAAAATTAAGATTAAATGAATATTTTAAAATATAATAGTCCTTCTGATTTTGCTTTATCAATAGAAATAGAAAAAAATATTGCAGATGAGGCAGAAGCTCGCGCAGGATATTATAAATTATTAAAAGATTATAAAAGTTTACTGACTTCTGATGAATTATCTAAGATAGAAGAAATAATAGCAGAAGAATTAAAACATACTATAATCTTGGAGAATATCATTTATCGTTTAAATGAGATTATACCAGAAGAATAAAATAATTCCTTCAAGCAACACAGATAATGAGTGTTGCGGAGTTGGATAAAGTAGAAAAGGAGTAGTGCCCTTGGAAACTTTTGCAACTATATCGCACTAATATAGTTGTTGGTTAAACTCGTTAGAATTAATATTAAGAGATTAAGTAATCAAATTACAAAAGTTCTGCGAAGTCAAAGTGACCTGTGTAGCTTGCGTAGATTACAACTAGAGAGATTTTTGTAAAAACTTTCTCTCTTTCTCTTTTAGAACACATAAAGAGTGCCTCCACGCGGCGTGTTCTGGATAAACTAACATAAATACCAGTGTTAGTGAACTAAACTCTTAGGCTTAGAAAGATAAATTGGTATTTATAATCTTTTGATTGTGCTACCTCACGCACGAGGTCGGTAAGGATTCCGATACAACAGTAGCAGTATTCTAGGGAAATTCTGGCTATACCAAATCTGCAAGCCATGGAAAGCATACAGAAGCCGTGCCTACTATCGCTCTGGACCAAGAGGTCAGTATATCTGAATAAAGGTTATGCCCAAAAAATTGTAGACTATAATAAGAAGGGAAGTCACTGAAAGAGTAGGTATTTATACTCATATTTATGAGTTGGTGCGGATAAAGGTTTTGATTTTTCCTTTTCGCAAAATAAAATCAACTATTAAAAAAGTAAGTATTATTATTGCAGGTAATATTTACTTAGATTTGAGGGTAACGCTGCAATCACCCTCAAAGCTTTTGGGGCAGGAATGGTTTCGACAATACTTAAACCCAAAGTGGATTGTGTTGGAAATGGGTTCGACTCCCATCTGTTCCAGTCATTCAAGAGAAAAACCTCCACGCGGTGAATGATGGGTAATGCTAATTTTCTCAAATTTCTATGCTCCCTTCACGAGCAAATGTTGAAGAAAACGATGTGCGGCTAGTCAACCTAAGACTATATGGCGATTTGTGAGATACCTCCTCGTGGTGTCGCTGGTGTGACTGAACTCTCACGCCCCTTTCTCTAAAAGAAAGAAAATTTGAAAATTAAATAAAAAACTTATATAATAAATATATAAGTTAAAGAGAGAAATAATTGAACCTTGAAAATTTAATAATATGTACTTATATAACTCAGTGAAGACTTATCTCGCAGATAAGGCTGAGAAGCCGCGAATGTAACTGGCGCGCAGATGACGGATACGCCATTTGTAACCAGTGCTATATAAGGTGACTTATATAGATAAGTGGTGGAATATCCTAATATACAATGCGACTGTGCTCAGATTAATGCTAATAAAGGTAGTATGTGAATCGGTAGCGCAATAGAAAGCACACTTTAATAGAGTGTGCCGAATCCAAGTTAGGTACTGGTTGGCGTCTGGCGCAAACCTTGGAAATGCCAAAAAGCTATTTGTGTCGTGAAACGAAGAAATTCGTGTATAAGATTTGCAACACTCCAAGTAGGGGAATCGACGCATCTTTGAAAAAGGTTTTAGAAAACAATTATTTTATTTACTGAATTGTCCCTAAACGGTGCAGGTAATCAATCCTGTATAGGTTTAACCGCAAGGTAGCAGAAGAAAGTAAATGTGCCGACGGGCCGCTGCTCAGACTTCTGTTCCTATTGACTGAATATATTAGAAATTAATTTTGAGTAAGACGAAGGTCTATATTAAGTATGTATTATTAAATTTTTAAGTGTTTAGGCTCTTACAGCAAATCTTATTTAAAACAAACATTAGGGGTTTTTAAAAGAGTCTAGTAAAATAATTATATCCTTTCTTTTTAACAGTTAAAGGCGCTTACAGCAATATTTTTAGAGTGATTTAGGTTTGGAATATTTTTAAGCGTCTTGTTTTTTTTTAGCGGGTTCGTATAATAGTAGTACAGGATGCTTTGACCGTCCTAGCAGTGGAGCATAACCACTACCCGCCGCCAACGAAATAAATTGAAGATGGAATGGGAAACTGATTGTTCCAATAGGCGTATGAACTATGACACAGCACATAAAGGTAACTGTACTTCAATTTTATATATTTTAACCTACAAAAGAGGTATAAAAATGAGAACAAGAGCAGAACGCAGACATTTAGATAGAACAAAAGCACTTCGTAAGCGCGCGATTACTCGTGAAATTTATGGTAGTGATTTTGATTACTATAAAGATTTGCATACTTATTCTAAAAATAAAATTCACTGCTCTTGTCCTATGTGTCGAAACAAGACAAATGGGCGAGATATGTGGGGATCTCATATTAAATCAGAAGTGAATAAAGGTGGACATAATTACTCCAGACAAGATATTCGGACTATTGAACATCTTAAATCTACAGAAGAAGATAAGTAAATTTGAAATATTTTCTAATTTAGTATATAATAAATATATAAACTAAAGAAAGGAAATTTCAGATGTACTTTTGCCGACTTTGCTTTAAAAAATTTAATACCGAAGAAGAATTGGTTAAGCACTCTTTAGCGTGTTGGAAACAGAAAAATCCTTCTCATAAATCTACTGAAGCTAAAAGAAGCGAAGAAATAGAGAATAGAAAGATTAACTCTGATATGGAAAACTTTTTTAATTCTCTAATTGAGAGAAAGGAGTAGTAATGAAACCAGTAATTGCTCAGACTCATTTAATTGTAACTGATGTTCAAGATGAATACTATATTGATTGGTGTGGAAAAATTGCTGATACTAAACCAAAATTTCAAAATGGTAAACCAATTTTTATTATCGTTGGAAGCAAAGGAAGTAATGGTCGAATGGAACTCAATACACTTGATATAAAGTATGTTGAGAAATGCGCGAAGTCAATGACTATTCCTCGTGGGCGTGGTGCAGTTACATCGGATAGCACAAGAATCTTTATAAAAGAGGAAAATGGAAAAGAAAAATTAATTGGAGTGGTAACGCACAATAGAGTTAAGTCATTTGCTCCAATGTATGATTTTATTGGATATGAAGAATAAACAGGTAAAAATATATTTTGAAGCATGGGATGAAATACTTATAGTAGAAATTCCTGATGAAGAAGATGAAGAAGATATGGGTGTGTAGCTCAATGGCAGAGCAATTGGCTGTGGTAGATTAGCACAATTGGCAGTGCGGCTCCCTTGTAAGGAGAAGGTTGGGAGTTCGACTCTCTCATCTACCTCCATAACCAATAGGTTGTAGGTTCAAGCCCTACCATACCCGGGCACCATAACAGAGCCTTCACGCGGCGGTGCTGTTTTCACTAATCTGTTACTGAGGAAGTTGCGAGGTGCCATAACGGGATTGTAATCCTAGTTGAACAGGTTCGAGTCCTGTACTTCCGTTCCTCATATGTACTTATTTGGGTGTAGCCAGCCCACCCTGTGCAGTTGTAAGTTTCCCGCGTCAGGGTCAACATGCCGGAAACTTTCCTGAACCTCACAATAAAGGCTAAAAAATGATGTCAGATTACATCCATTGCGGTATGAGTAAGTGAGGTTGGCCGCAAATTTCTATATAGAAAGGTGAATATTAATGAAGTATTATTCTGAAATACTTGATGAATTATTTGATACAGAGGAAGAACTTTTCAAACAAGAAGAAGATTTTAGAATAAAAGAAGAAAAAAGAAAGACGGAAGCCGCAGAAAAAAAAGAGAATTAAAGAAGAGCTTCAAAAAGAAATTCAAGAATCATATGATTATTTTCTTTCTTTAATTAAAGAATATAATGAAACATATAAGGAACCAATTAAAATTAGTATTCCAAAATCTGATTTTAAATCTATATTTGATGATTTAAAAACTTTTACAGATTTGTTCTTTATGTAAAATCCCGTTGGGCCTCTTTTACTCTAAGAGCAAAATGCACAAATACAGCGGGCCAATAATATAGGCCTCTTTGAGGTGGTAAATTTCGTTGCAACCACGCACCCTATGGGTCAAAAGAGATGCGGGAGTGGCGACGCCCGCCAAAGAGGTTTATGAATACAAAGAAAATTATTTCTTATGTCAGAGGACGCCTGCGTTGTCTGACTTTTCTTTCTAAAAATAAATTTGATTTTTAGTTAAAATTCTTCTATAATATTTATAGAAAGTTAAGAGAGAAATATGTATCATTAGCATAGTGGTTATGCACTTGCCTTTTAAGCAAGATTAGATGAGTTCGATTCTCATATGGTACACCATAAGAAAGGAGATAGTTGTATGACAGTTGAAGAAAGAATTAATCAGTTGAAAGTTAGAATTCAGCGACTTGAAAGTAGAGGCGAGCGTAATCTCAAAGCGCCTGGTGCATTAAAGAAATTGAGACGAAAACTTTATAAGTTAGAACAGATTTAATCTGTTTTATAATAAAAAAAATGTCGGCGTATGGTGTAATTGGCAGCCACAACGAGTTTAAGCCTCGTCGGTACAGACCGTGGGAGTTCGAGTCTCTCTACGCCGACCATAAAAACCTCCGCTTAATTTTGCCGGCTAGGCGGATTTTCCTTTCTTTACTACTCTTCCAAATTTTGATTTTGGAAGAGTTTTTTTGTATAATAAATATATTGAAAGGAGGAAATCATATGTCTAATTCATATAAAAAGACTCCAATATATAAAGATTTACCTAGCGGTAAGAAAGGTCAAATACAAGCTAATCGTACCGTTCGTCGTAAACTTAAAGGGGCAAATGAACTTCCACAGCGTAAAACATATAAAAAGTTTTATTGTAGTTGGGAAGTGCATGATTGGGTTAATTATTGGTCTTTAGAAGATGCAAAAGCGCAGTATGCAGAATTGCAGCAACAAGACTGGTTTAAAAAGAAGTATCCAACTGAGCAAGATTTTTTAAATAAAATTTGGTATAAAGGATATAGGAGGAAATAAAATGGGAAGAATTTTTGTTAAAGGAGATTGTCATCGCCAATTTAATTTTTTAGAAGATTTTTGTAAGACTTTTGAAACAACTACAGATGATATTTTAATTCTGCTGGGTGATGTTGGAATTAACTATGAACTTAATAAAAATGATATATCTATAAAAAGAAAACTTTCCCAATATCCTATTACTTTATTTTGCGTTTTTGGAAACCATGAATGTAGGCCAAAGCATATTCTTTCTTATAAATTCTCTTACATAGACCGCTTTAAGTGTAACTGTTGGTATGAATCAAGTTATCCTAATATATTCTTTCCAGAAGACGGTGCCGCAGAGATAAATGGATTAAGATTTTTGATTGCGGGTGGCGCATATAGTGTAGATAAAGACTATAGAATAGAGTTGGGCAAGAAATGGTTTCCTGATGAACAGATGAGTAAAGAGGATAAACTTAGAGTGCGCGCGGTTGTTAAAAACAATAATAAATTCGATTATGTTTTATCACATACTTGTCCGATTAATTATATCCCGCACCATTTATTACTCTCATTTATTGACCAATCTTCTGTAGATAAGTCAATGGAACGCTACTTACAAGAGATATATGAATTACTTGATAAGGATTATTTAAAGCAATACTTTTTTGGCCATTATCATTCTGATGAAATCCTCCCAGACAAGTTTCATATATTATATCACGATATAGTTATGATATATAGCAATTAGAACGCAAATTTAGAATTCTTTTTAAAGATACGATTCTGTTAAAAGATAGGACAATAGAAAAGGAGGAATAAATTTGAAAAGATTTATTAGAATTGGAGTTCTTGTGGTTTTGGCAATGGGTTGTGTTATTTTAGCAACAGCGCCAACGGCCGCGAAAACTTCAAACGAAGATGAACCTGTCGTCGCGGCTGCGGCCGCGAAAATAATGAATATTAGTATAGAAAATATTTTAAATGAATCAAAATATATACCTTATTCAGAAACAATTAATGTAAGAATGTCAGTCGAAGACATTCAAGAAGTTAATTTAGAATTACAACAACTTACAAATGAAATTGAAATGCTCTCTAAGGTAATTTATAGAGAAGCAAGAGGTTTAGATGCAACACATCGTGCGGCAGTAGTGTGGTGTATATTAAATAGAGTAGACCATGAGGGATATGGTGATACAATTCAATCAACTTTAACCTCACCTAATCAATTTGCGTATTATCCAGATACTCCTGTATTAAATTCTCATACAGAAATCGCTAAAGATGTTGTAACTCGTTGGCTTATAGAACATAAAGGATATAGTGATGTTGGTAGAGTTTTACCACAAGATTACTTATTCTTTACTGGTGATGGACAATTTAATTACTTTAGACAGAATTTTAATTCAACAACTTTTTGGAATTGGAATATAGATTCTCCGTATTTAGTAGAGTAAAAATAAAATAAAATTACTTGAAAATAGAAGAATAGTCCAGCATCCAAGCAACTTAGTTTGCTTTTTATATATATCATAGGGGCGATTCTATATTGCCCCTTTTGTTTTTTATTTGGAGGAATTACATGACTGATTATAAGAATAATTTTTCTGTAGAACAAAGGAATACTTGGGGCAGTACAGTTACTCCGGTCATGGAAGAAAAAGTTGAGTCTGCCGCAAAAGAAGAAAAACCAAAAGTACAAAAAGGAACAACAACCGTTAAATTAAGAATAAGGAAAGTCCCAAATGGAGAAATAGTTCGAGTAGTTAGTAAGGGTACTACGCTTGAGTTTATCGAGGTAAAAGACGGTTGGGCGCATTTAATAGATGGAAATTATTGTATGGTTAAGTTTTTAGATATATAAAGATGGACTATTCCATCTTTATTTTTTTTGGAGATAAAGTATATGAAAATTAAAGAATGGAAAAAGACTTATCAAAATTATCATACTAGTTATCCATTACCTACACCTACTGAAGCAGTAAGGAATTCTTATACTGTACTTAGATATAGTTTATATGCTCATTATTTTGAACAGTATGACGATAGCTATGATTATGGCAATTTAGAAAAGGCTATTTCTGCTATGATAAAATTACTTACTAAGTTAAGAGATAAAGAGTCTGAAAAAGAAGATAGATTTTTTCGTTGGTATCGTACACAAATAGTACAAAAAGATCCCAGTTTTTTAAATACTTTTGACCGTTTATATACTGCTAATGATTATTCTGCATTAATGACAGCTATAGAAAATAGACGAAGAAATCTATATGAAGCACGAAAGAGTTTTAATAAAAATCTAACCTCTTGGGTAACACAATGGAATAAAAGTCAAAATAGAACTTTTATTGAAAAGTTTACTGAAAATTTATATTCTGATTTTGATGGTAAAACTATAAAAGATTTAGAAAAGTCTAATATATTAGATATAACCTTTCAAGAGATGTTTGATAATGCTAAACAAAATTTTTTAAATAGTGCATATAAAAGTGCGGAAGAAAGTTTTTCTACAGAACTAGAAAAAGTTTGGGTAGAACTAGAAAAATTATTTCGTAGAAATTTAGAACATGATAATAGAGTACAAAAAATTAATATGAGTAGTTCTTTGCGCTCATATATTCAACAAGTTTCTAATACAACAAATGGAAAAAAACTTTTAACAACTAAAGATAAAAGAAAAAAAGATGGAACAAACGCTAAAACTTTAAAACAATTAATTACTAGTATAGTATCACCATTAATTAATGGTATGTCAGCGGAAATATATCTTGATATAGGAGAAGGAACTGTTAGAACTGGTAATGTCCAACAGCGAAATAAAGGATTATCTGGACGAGTAACTTCAGTAAATACTAAATCCGATGATATTGCAATTTTTTCAGATACAATAGAAATTACTACTAATTTTGAACAAGAAATAGAAGAGATTCTAAATAAGGCACGAACAGTTTATTATGAAGATATACAAGAACGCATTAAATTATATGATGAAGATAATTTTATTGTGCATTATTCTTCAAAAGATTTATATAGACAACCTAACACGAAATATAATGTAAGTTTAAGAGGAAATGACTCTTCATTAGATAATGCTTTTTATCAACTTAAACAAATTGCTTCTGTTATTCAAAAAGGTAATATTAATGATTTATTATTTGCTATGGCTAACGCTGGGGAAGGTGGTTATATGCAAGATAACACTCAAGGTATTGAAAACGCAATAGTAAGTCTTTGCGCGACTTGGATGTTTGAAGATTATGAAGATACTTTTGCGCAGATTAAAACAGGAGTAATAAATAATCATCTTCATGTATATTTTATTAGCGGATTATATTATACAGTTTCAGATATTTTAAATCTTACAATAGAACAATTAGAAAAAGCAGATGCAAATACTCTTGTACATGTTACCTTTAAACCTTCTACCAAAGACCCTTATCCAGATGTACAATATGATAGAAGTATTCGAGGAATTCCAAGATGGGAATATGTAAGAAATAAAAATTTACAAGCTGGTAGATTAAGTATTAGTATGAATATAAAAGTTCTTGAAGATATGTTATTAAGTATTGATTAATAAAGGCCGCATTTAGCGGTCTTTTTATTTGCAAAAAATTTAAATTTCTAGTATAATATATATATGAAAAGGAGGTAATAGAAATGTTGAAGCTAAAAATGTCCTTGAGTAATACAGAAGCAGGCGCGAATGATTTTACTGAACTGACTGATCATAAAGAAGTTTATTATGATTTAGGTGAAACAGAAATGTTGGTAATTGGCCAGTTTATAAACAATTTTATGCGCGCGGTAGGTTATAATTTTAATAAGGAATATATCTATATGGAATCGTTGACTGAAGATGAATTAGAATATTTGGATTTTTGCTTGAATGAATACCGCAATAGAGGAGAAGAATCTGAGTAATGAAAAAAGTATTTATCTCCCAACCTATGGGCGGAATATATCAAGACAAGTTTAAACGAGACCGAGCGGCCGCGAAGCAACATATATACAACATACTTAATGATATTGAAATAGAGTTTATTGAATCATATATAGAGGATAATCCAAATATAAATTTTCGCTTTAAAAGTAGAGAACCAATATGGTATCTCGCACAATCGCTTATACTTCTTGCAGATGCTGATTATGTTTATTTTGTAGATGGATGGCAAACTGCGCGAGGATGTAAAGTAGAAAGATTAGTGGCAGAGGAATATGGTATTCCTATTATTGAATAGAGGTGAGAAATATGACTTATAAAACTCCAACAGATGTATATGAACGGTTAAAAGAACATTATAATGAAGCGCAAAAACTTGGATATGAAGTAATTGGGTGTTTTCTTCAAGGTAGTTATAATTATGAAAAGAACTTTGGAGATATAACGGATGATAAATCTGATGTAGATAGTAAGTGTTTAGTATTACCTTCGTTTAAAGATTTTTGCCTTGGGCGCAAACCAGTTTCATTTACCCATGAAATGGAGAATGGTGAACATTTGGATATAAAAGATTTTCGACTTTACTTAAATATGTTTAAAAAACAAAATATAAATATGGTTGAAATTCTTTTTACTAATTATTATATTTGGAATCCAAAATATATGAATATTTGCTATAGAATGTTTAGTAATCGTGAAAAAATCGCGAGATATGATGTAAAAGCTGCGCTTAACTGTATGGTTGGTATGGCTTTTGAAAAACAAAAAGCATTATGTCATCCTTATCCAAGTACAGTTGAAACAATACAAAAATACGGTTTTTCGGGAAAACAACTGTCTCATACATATAGACTCAACGAATTTATGGATAAGTATATTGCAGATGAATCTTACGAAAAATGTCTTAAAACTGATATGGGAGAATTTTTGCGTCAATTAAAGCGTAATGAAATTTTTTCCCTTGAGTTAGCAAAAACAAATATGGATAGACTTACGCAAGAAATGAAACAGAAAAAAGATTTATACTTAGAAACGCATGAGGTTAAAAAAGATGAATATGTTGATAAACTGTTTGAGGAACTTGCAGTTGAAGCTATGGAAATTAACTTTACTTCTTATTTAAGAGATAAAAATAAGTAATGTGGTATTGTAATTTACATAAGACTTATTTAGATAATAAAACAGTTTATACAAAATGTATTGAGAAGCGCGGAAAGTATAAAAGAAGTAAACATAATAAGAATTGTAATTATTTGATTAAATTAGAGAGGAAGTTAGAAGAATGAAAGATTATTTTAAGACTTTATTGAGTATTATAGTAGCAGTTGTTATTTTAATTATTACAGTAGTTGTAATAAGTTTTGGGGTTTCGGTCTGTTTTCCTCATGCTGATAAGAACTTTATTTACATTGCAAATATATTTCTATTTATCATAGTATTTCCATTTAGTGCAAAGATTATTTTAAAGATTTGGGATTGTATAGATGACATTTAATTTGAAAATTAAAGAAAATTAAGGTATAATATATATAAAAGAAAGGAGAATTATATGTTAGATAGAAATACTTTTATTGAGAGAATGGAAAAACTTAAAACAGAAAGCGAGAATATTAATAAACTATATAATGCTGGTGTAACAATAGACTTTTTAACCGAGTATGATAATGCTATTGATATTGCTTTTTGTTGTTTGGAAGAACTTATGGAAGATGATAGTAGTACAATTTTCTTTTATGTATATGAATGTGATTGGGGTAGAGAAGGTGAAAATAAAATTTTTATAAATGATGAACCAATACCTTTTACTACACTTGATGATTTATATAATGTAATGACTACTGTACCTGAGCCAGAAGAAACTAAAACAGTTTTAGTAAATATAAATTATGGTTGGGAAACAGGAAATAGAACAGTTACGATGGATATGAATAAATATTTTGGTGATGCATCTATTAAAAAAGAAATAAAACATTGGATAGATTCACAGGTTACTTTTGACTATGAAGTTCTAGAATAGAGGTGAAAATATGATAGTGAATGATAAGCGTGCGCTCGCGCATATAGAAGAAATAGCTTCGCTTTCTCCTATTGATGGCGCCAATCGTATTGAAATATGCTGAGCGATGAAGAAAGACTCGGCGGATAATTATTTAGCGGTAGAAGGCTACCGGAGACGAAACAGAGCATGACTGCGGATGGCTGGATTGAATAATAGGTAGGAGGTAAAAATGAAGATTAAGGGAATGGATAAAAACATGCAGTGTAGGGGTTTTCAGTTTGAAATTGGGAAAGAATACAAGATTGAACATGAAGGCAGACCTTTAAAGCTTTGTAGTGATACAGTATTTCACTATTGTAATTCGTTGAAAGATGTCCATAATTTTTATAGCGTAAGGAACCCTGAAAACAGATTTTTTGAAATTAAAGTCTTGGGCTCAGAAATTACAAATGAAAATAAGTGCGGTAGCGACCATATAAGTATCGTTCGTGAAATAACGGGCGAAGAGCTTGATAGCTTAAAGGGACTGACCGCTGGTAACAGTGGGTTATTTAACACTGGCGATAGGAATAGTGGCGATTATAACAGCGGCGATTGGAACAGTGGCCATTGTAATGCCGGCGATAAGAATAGTGGCGATTGTAATGCCGGCGATAAGAATAGTGGCGATTGGAATAGCGGCTGTTGTAATACCGGCGATAGGAACAGTGGTTATTGTAATAGCGGTTATTGTAACAGTGGCAGTCATAATAGTGGCCATTATAACAGCGGCAATCGTAACAGCGGTATGGCTAATTCATGTGATTATTCCAACGGGGTATTCTGTACCGAATCCGATAAGAATATCAGAATTTTTAACAAACCTTCCGGTATGAGTTTGGTAGAATTCTGCGATAGCATATATTGGGCAGCTATGCAGTCGGTACCGTTTATTTTGACCGAATGGATAAACTACACACAGGACGAGAAAGAAGCGGACGAACAAAAAAGCCTGATAGGAGGCTATTTGAAAAAATATACCATGGAAGAAGCATGGGCGAACTGGTGGGATAAACTCACTGATGAAAATAAAGAAATAATAAAGCAGATTCCGAATTTCGAACCAGAGATTTTCAAAGAGATAACAGGGATAGAAGTGTAAGAGGGAAGATGAACAATGAGTTTAAGTAAAAGAAGGTGAATGAATATGTTAGATAATGGGCAGAGAGTACTTGCTCATATAGAAGAAATAATTTCGCTTTCTCCAATCGAGGGTGCCGACCGCATAGAAGTGGCGCAAGTACTTGGTTGGAAAATAGTAGTAAAGAAGGGCGAGTTTCAAGTAGGAGATAAAGTAGTTTATATTGAAATAGACTCACGAGTGCCGGCAGATAATCCTTATTTTTCATTCTTACAAGATAGAAAGTATAAGGTAAAAACAATAAAACTTAGAGGTCAAATTTCTCAAGGGCTAATAGTGCCTCTTGATGTACTACCGCGCGCGGACTACAACATAGGTGACGATGTAACTGATGTTCTTGGAATAACTAAGATTGAAGATGTTTCTTTGAAGAAAGAAATAGATACAAAAGAAGTAAGATTGCAGCAGTCACATAAGAAGTTAGCGAAGCAGAAATGGTTTAAGTATATGATGAGGTATTCTTGGTTTAGAGAATTAGCCTATAAGTTTTTACTCCCAAAGAAAAAGAAAAGTGAATGGCCTACATGGGTTACACGAACAGATAGTGAAAGGGCGCAAAATATGCCTTGGATACTTAAAGATAAAGATACTAAGTTTTTTGTATCAGAGAAATGTGATGGTTCATCAACTACTTTTACTCTTTATAAAGATAAAGATAAATTAAAATTTATGGTATGCTCGCGCAATGTAGTTCAAGATACACCAGATAAAAGGTCTTATTTGAATGATGTGAATGGTATTGAAGGTAATGCCTATTGGGAAGTTGCTTTTAAATATGATATAGAAAAGAAAATGAGAGAACTTTTTACTGAGCTTGGCGCGCAGAATAATCTTACTATTCAAGGTGAATTGATTGGACCAGGAGTTCAGAAAAATAAATATCAGTTAAAAGAAAGAGAATTTAAAGCATTTAATCTTTATGTTGATGAGAAGTATATTAATCTAAAAGATATGGAACAGATTATGAAATCAAAAGATATTCCTACTGTTCCAATGATAGATTTTAATTATACTTTACCAGATACTCTTGAAGAGTTGATGGAATATTCCACTGGTAAATCTCAATTATATGATACTTTAAGAGAAGGATATGTATTTAAAAATTATGATGGTTCAATTAATTTTAAATGCGTTTCAGACGAATTTTTATTGAAGTGGAAACTTTAAAGGAGTAATTATGGATAACCAAAAATTAGGTGATAAATTAAGAGTTAAAACCGCAGAACAAACAATCGCTGAAAGAAATAGATTACTTGATTTTGATACTTGGCTAGTTCCTTTTCTTAAAATTGCGGCGAACGCAGGAAAAAATGAGTATAAAATACCAGATAATTATTATTTTAATAGGTTTTTTGATGTTGAAGAACTTGATAAATGGTGTAAAGAAAATGCTCTTAAACTTATAAAACAATATAGAAATGAAGGAGATTCTTATCGAAATGATTGGTATAAATTAATAATTAGATGGTAGAGCCTTAATATAAGGCTCTTTTTAATTTGAAATGAAATAAAAATTTTAGTATAATATATATAAAGAAAATGAGAAAGGAAGTAAAAGATATGACTAATTATGAAAAGTTTAAGAATGAAATTGATGCTTTGGGTTATGATTTTGGTGTAACCAAGACTCAGGAAATATGTTTTTGTCAGACCATGAAATGTAATGATTGTATATTTAATATAAGTAAAGAATGTTCTTGCGCCCCAACTAAAGTACGGTGGTTATATGAAGAGGCTCAAGAAATTTTTCCTATTACCATTCAAGAAAAACATTTTTTAGAAGTTCTCAAAGGAAGTTCTTATATAGCAAGAGATTGTGATGACCGGTTATTTATTTATAGCCAAAAACCAGTACAGTTGAGTAATTGTTGGTTTTTAGATTACGCACATGAAGATGATAATGTGTTTGAGATATGCCCAGACTTCTTTGACTTCATAACTTGGAGAGCCCATAAGTGCTGGTCTGTCGCAGAATTACTAAGAATGCCAGTAAAGGAATAGGAGAGTAAAAATGAGAATTATTTTAGATTTTTTTAAATATTTCATAAAAATATCAGGTTTTGTTATTATATGGTCATTAGTTCTTGGAACTATATCCCTTTTATTTTGTTTATTTCTACATTATGTTTTTGGAGTAGTAATAACTGATACCATTATTAATATATCATTTTTATTTTCTGTTATATCTATATTTTCCGCGTTTTTCGCGTGGGAGAATAATCATTAATCCTCTTTCTAAGAGGATTTTTTTAATTTGAAAAAAAATATTATTTTTGTTATAATATTTATATAAGGTAAGGAAAGGAGAGTAAAATGAAACTTTGGGTAGATGATATAAGACCAGCGCCATCAGATGAATATATACATATATACACTGTTGAAGAAGCAATCAAATATATAACTCAATTTAAAGAAGAAATAACTCTTATAGATTTAGACCATGATGCAGGAAGATTTCATGTATTTGGAGGAGATTATATAGAAATATTAATTTGGATGGAAGAAAAACAATTTATAGATAATTGGGATTTTTCCCATATGGTATTTGAAATTCATTCTGGGAACCCAGTAGGTGTTCAAAACATGAGAAGAATTATAAAACATTGCGGTTGGACTGAATATGAAGATGAGTATAGTTTCTTTTAGAAGGAGATAATAGAATGATAGATAGAGAAAAACAAATTAAAACAATCTTATTTAGGCTTGAACAATTTGTTATAACTGCGGATAAAGCAGAGAAAGTTCAAATGGTTCAGTGGGGTGAAGATTCTATTGAATATGCAAAAGCACAATCATATGCGGCCGCCGCATTTCAAGCATATGCTATTGTAAAGAAGATAGTGGAAGGAGATTTAAGTAGTGAATAAATATTATCTTATAGAAGAAAATGAATTAATTGGTTTATTATGTGATGTTAATAAATATTGGGCGCTGGAGTCTAAAGGTGTAGATAATTGGGCAGATTATAATGCTAGTCTTAAAAATTACTTAGAAGAACTTCATTGTATGACTTTTACTGAATTAGCCCACAAAGATTTAAAACTTCTTATAAAAAATAATTCTAATCTTATTAAAGAATACAAAGGAGATTAAATGAATAACTTTTATATGGTAGTAGGGCCAAGTGGTGTTGGAAAATCAATCTTACTCCAAAATCTGAAAAGAAACGAAATGATTGATAGAATAGTATCATCAGATAGCATAAGGGCAGAATTTTATGGCGATGCTTCTTATCAAGGAGATAACAATAAGGTATTCAATGAAGTTCATAAACGGATTCAAGCGTTTTTAAAATATGGGTTAAATGTAGCATATGATGCTACTAATCTTTCCTCAAAACGAAGAAGAAACTTTTTAAAAACAATAGAGAGATTTGATGTAAAGAAAATATGTATAGTATTAGTCGCAGAACCAGAGCTTCTGATTCAAAGACAAAATGAGCGGGCGCGCAAAGTACCGAAAGAAGTAATTAAAAAACAATTACTTTCATTTCAATGTCCTTTAAGAACAGAGGGATGGGATGATATATGGATACTCAACTATTCTCATCGTTCATTAGAGGATTCATTGGAGAGAAATAGAATACCTAATAGTAATCCTCACCATACTACGAATAGTATTTATGAACACTGCGCGCGGGCGAAAGAAATAATGAAGCAATTTACTAATAAATATTGGCTTTGGGATGCTGCGTTATATCATGATATAGGTAAGTATTTCTGTAAGACTTTTGTGAATAGCAAAGGTGAAGTTACTGAAGAAGCGCATTATTACGGACATCAAAATTACGGGGCTTATTTATCTCTTCTAGACTCTACTTATTCAGATAGAATTTTTGATAGATTATATTTGGCTAATTTAATTCAATATCATATGGAACCATATTTTCGTGATGAAAAAGGACTGGTGAAATTAAAAGAGCAGGTAGGTCTTATGATGTATGAAGATTTGGAGTTATTAAATAAAGTGGATAGGTTGGCGCATTAAAGAGGTGAGAAAGTGAATTATGGAATATAATGAAAATTGCGGCGGCCGCGATTGAACATCAAAGGCACCTGGAATATAGTAGTATTCTTTTGAATTTATTTTATGATAAATTAAATCAATATGAAGTTTATAGAATTTGATTTTCTTTTATATTTTTTATATAATATATGTATAAGATGAAAGATATAAAAGGAAGGATAAAAACTAAATGCAGAAATTTACCGATGTTTGTATGCGGCCAGCAGGTATTGATACATTATGCGGCGCTCTTAATGATGATAAGAAAACTATAGAAAATACGGTTGAACCTTATTTGATTCAAAAAGGTTATATAACTAAAACTCCAAAAGGTAGGGTTCTTACGGAAGTTGGAAGAGCAATCGCGCAGTGTATATAGGAGAAAAAATATGAGATTTTATAGATATGAAGTTGAAATATTAAACGAGGCTTATGCTGAAACTTATTATGAGTCTGGTATTATTGTTGCAAATAACTCAAAAGAAGCATTAGATATTTTTAACGAACATTATGTTGGTGAAGTAATTATGTTGCTTAGTATGAGATATGTTGGTGACACAGACGCACCGTTAATATTTTAAAAATAGGAGAAATAAAATGAATTGGTGGTATATATATAAAGCTATATTTTGGGATGAACTTGAAGAAGTTATGCGTTGCGATCTTGGCATGATTATAGCGGGCACTTATGCTGGTGCTATGGAAATGCTTCAAACATGGTATGGAGAAGAAAATATAGATAGTATACAAGTGAAAGCAGTGAAAGAAGCAAATGAACCATATCTTTTAGACCAGAATAGATTTGATGCTTTATGGGAAGGGAGAGATTAAAAATGCCGGCGATTGTTTCAAAAAGTTTATATAGATATATGATAGATACACATGATTTTGATTCCAGAGTTGGATTTGTTTATGCTTATAATTATAATGGTGCTATGATACAAATAACTAAGCATTATAGAGATTTAAACATTAGAAGCATAACTATTGAGCCTTGGGATTTAGATATAGTTGAAATATATAGGAGTTAAAAAAGAAGTGAAACAATATATAATTGATGAAAAGAAATTAATGGAACTTTTGATGAAGTCATATCTTTTTGATTCTATTGCAGATAGTAATAGTAATATAAACATAAAAGGATATGCTTTGAGAAAAATGACGGATAAAATCTTGAAAGAAGAAGATGAATATGAAGCTATTACTAAACTTACGAAGTTGCCATAGGAGGAATCAAAATGGAAATTAGTCCAAATCCTAATTATAAAGATATTTTGTGGGGACAGCAAGGTTGGATATGTCCTAGATGTGGTCGTGTATATGGACCTAACTTTTTTGAGTGTACTCATTGTAATAATCAAATGACTGAGGCAAGCACAACAAGCAAAGATAGCTCTGGTCATATAGTTAAGAATGATAGTTATACTTATGCGGATAGTACTAGTACTAGTACTATAAGTTATGACAATAGAAGAGATTATGAAGCTAAATGGATGACTGCGCGCTTTAAACATAAATTATAAAAAGGAGAAGTAGATGGAAGAATATTTATTAATTACAAAAGAAGATGTGTTAGAAGTTCAAGATGAAATAGAAGTATTATTAAATGCTCTTCCTATGCATGAAGAAGTAAATCGTTTTCTAAAAACTTGTGAACCTATTTCAGAAGAAGAAGCGTATTCTTTGAAACATTATAAACAATGTATAAGGTTTAGAGAATTTTTATTAGAGAGAATAGCAGATGTATTTCGCGGTTATCCTAATTAATTATGGACAGCCGCCTTCTACATAAAAAAAATTTTCTAGAAAATTTGTACGAAAAAATTATAAAGAAGTTTTCTAAATATTTACTTATTAGAAAATAAATAAGGAATCTAAATAAATTATAACATATATATGTACATATATATGTACATAAAAATATTATATAAAATGTACATATATATGTATACAAAAATGTTATATAAAATGTACATATATATGTACATATATATGTTATATAACCTATACATAATGGGCGGGTACTCCTAGCGCCAAAATTGAACGGAAAAACTATAACCACAAAAAATCGAAAAAATTTTCCAGAAAAATCGAGAAAAAATTCTGAAAAAATTTCGAGAAAAAATCGCAGAAAAATGTACATAATACGGGGAAAATCGTGGGAAAATTTTCTCCAAAGGTAATCGGGTAAACCTCAATCTACATAAATCTTCACGAAAAACGCTGAAAAAACGGGTATCGGCGGCCGAAGGCCAAAAAAGCCGTGGAGCCGTAAGGCGAACACGGCCCTCAGCGTAAACCCTAAACGGAATTTATGTACATATATATGTACATAAAAGGGAAAAAAATGTAGTGGAAAATGTACATTTGCGCGGCCTCCTTGGTTGGCGGTGGGAGCGACAGGTGTGTCGAGGTAGGGGCTTGTGTAGGTGCGCGCAAACACGAGGGAAAGAGAGGTAAAAGGGCCTCTCTTTTTTCGTTTCGGGGAAAAGGGGATTAGTCGTGTCTTAAATGGATTAGAATTGATTGAAAAGGATTAGAATTGATTGTTTGTCTCTGCCATCAAATTTTAAGTAGAATCAAATTTTTAAAATAAATAAAAAAATAAAAAAAAGACACATCATATGATGTGTCTTTTATGTACATTAGACCCTTGTGTAGCCCTTTACCATTCTCTTCTGAACCTTGATGTCGGTTTTAGCTGCTCTTCCAGCTTCAACCATTTTTCTCATAATAGCAGAAGCCTTCTGTGTAGAAATCTCAAGTCTTTCTCCAATAACTGTGGCTGTTACCGGTTTTTCGCCAAGAATGTCCTCGTAAATCTTGTTCATAATTGGCTCAAGTTCAGCAGCTTTTACCGCAGCTTTTTCCTTTCTCTTTTCAGCTGCTTCATCCATTTTCTTCAGTTCACCTACCGCAAACTGTATTGCTTCTTCTGTTATAGTTCCAGCTGCGATTGCTTCGAAAAATTCTCTCTTAGTCATAATGTTCCTTTCTTCGCTTGAGGCCGCGACGCCAGTTAGATTTTTAATATTTAAGGAGTGAGGACTTACTTTCCTCTCTTATCTTATACATATATTATACTGAAAATTACTTTTACTTTCAAATTTTTTGTAGCTTTTTCTGCCGCGAGAGAGGATTTATATTTTATTTCCTCTCTCATTTTCTATATATATTATACTAAGAATTACAGCTTTTTTCAAAATTTGACAGCTCTGAAATTGCAACTGATTTCCAGCTTTTTCCAGCCGGTTAAAATTTGCAGCTGCCACAGTTAAGAAAAAATTTGACATCGTTAAAAATTTGACGAAGCGCGAAGAACATTTGTTCTCGAACGCATGTTCGTACTACTATATCTTGTGTTATACTTCTTTCTCAACTCTATATATAGTATATAAAAAATTTAATTTACTTTCAACTTTTCCATTTATTGGTACATACAGTATACATAAAGTAAGTATGCGGTTTGTTAAAAATTTAACAAAGTCGGAAATTGTATTTTGTATACTGTATATTGTTTGTTAATTAACTAACGAAGTACCGGCCGCAATAAACTGGAAAATTTTGGAAGGAAAGGAAAATAGTTAAAAATTTAACAAAGTTGTGTAAGTTTAGACGCTGTGCGTCTAAGTTTTTCTTTTGTGAAAAGTTTAACGAAAAAGAAAAGGGAAGTTATTCAACTTCCCTTTTCGCCTGTTGCTCGGCTTTCTTTTCTCTATAACGCTTGTCACGCTCAATTTTTTTCTCTTTTGCGGCCTGTCGCTCGGCGGCCTTTTCTGCCTTTTCTTTCTGTTTCATTTTGTATTCTTCCGCCATCTCATAACCGTCATATGGTTCTGTACCTTTGTTTGACCCGGTCGGAATTGCTATAGTAATTTTTATGAAGTCCTCGTTGCCCTCGGTATCTACGACTGGGACGGCAATTTCATGGTCTTTAACTTGTAGTACTTCATCACCTCTTGCAGTAAGTGATTCACTTACAATACCAATATACTTTGTCTTTAACTCGTTTCTCAATTCTTTTCTTGTCTTTGCCATAATTTTACTCCCTTCTTTTTTTCTTTTTCTGAATTTATTATAAATTATTTTTTAAGAAAAAGCAAATTTTAAATTGTCTCTAATATACTTATTATATTTAATAGTCTATTGGTATATTTTGAGTTATCATTTTTTTCTGATAGATAACTATTTATCTTATCAATAACTACTTGTTTATATTTTGGATTTCTTCTTATATAATCATAAGTATACCCCAGTTCTCTAAAAGGAAATGCGCTAATCATTGGATATACTTTTCCTTTTTGCAATGCCTTTGCAAGTATTTTTGTTTCAATTAAAGCATCATCAAGCGCCGTATGCGATTCAATAAAGTTATACTCCCGTGCTAGATACTGGAAAGAAGTTTCCGCTGATGACTTAAAATATAATCCGCTTTGAGTAAGTAAACCATTTTTCAAACAATAATTTTTATAACGCCTATTGTTTATTAGTCTTTGACAAGCAAGCCCCCATAAATCCACAATCGGGAATTCCTCATTTCTTAATTCAAATATCGGTTCAAGATACTTTTCATTTTTTGCATTATTGCAACCGTTCACTATTTGTTTACAAGATTCTATTTGTCTATCTTCCCATTTCTGATAATAGTTTGAATATAATGCCTTGATATACTTTTCTGTAAATGGGATTGCTTTTTTGAAATCAAAAGCAGCATTGTATGCACAAACAAAATCTGCATTCCGGCAATCTTGCAAGAGAATTTCAATTATATTATTCCATGGCAATGCTTCAATTTCTCTTTTCCCGAACATCTCCATATATTGCGGTCTTTTGTCCCTATAATATGCAGTATTAAATATTTGCGGAACGAAAAAAGTTTCTTGTACAAGATAATTTTCTTTTTTTATAATATTACCCTGTCTATCGCTAATTGTCCATCCTATATCATATACTAATGGTTTTGCAATAGCAATATTTTTCTTTTCCTGTTCGTTGCGGGCGATTGTTCCGGCAAACGGAACAGTTGCAGTTTCAGTATCTAAGATTAGATAATATTTCTTTTTCATTTTTAATATCCTTTCTGTTTTTATCTTTTAGTATAGTATAGCACTTACTGATTATATTGTCAATAAATTTTTTTGAAGTTTTTTATGTTTTAATTTATGTACAAGTGCGCCACTTTATTACTTTAACGCATTAAAGCGCGCCCAGTAAGTTTAGACGCTATGCGTCTAAGGTAGAGAAAAGACCAAAATAAATTAGTCTTTTCCCAGTAAGGAAAATTAAAAATGAAAAAAGTTATAAAGTAAATAAATCAGATTAAAATTTGAGTAAGTGGGATTATCTAAATTTTGTATAACTATATCAACATAACTTAGAACGCCCCAGAGTAAAAATAAGGTAAGTATTACATATGGAATTTTTTTCAAAAATTTTTTCATTTCTTCCTCCTTTTCCCTCTTTTGATATTAAAATTATACTACTTATATAGTCCTATGTCAATATTTTTTCTAAAAAATTTTGTACTTTTCCCGATACATTAGACGCCTTGCGTCTAAATTTTTTATAAAAAAAGAACAGAATTATTCTGTCCTTTATATAAGATTATGTTCAAATTTATAACCATTTATTTTGAGTTGTATAAATTTCCATAAACTTATTCTTATTTTTATAATATTTTCATCAATATATTTATCAAAATTTTCTTGGGTAATATTCAATTTATTTTTTTCCAATATACACCCCACATACATGGCCGTCATTTTTGCAGAAGTAAGCGCAACATTTTCTTTTTTGTCAAAGTAAACTCTCATTTTTTTTATCTCCTTTTCATTCTTTATTTCCCTTTCGGTAATTCTATATTAACATATTCTTATATATTTGTCAATAGAAAAACTAAAAATTTTAAAAAATTTTTTCCGGAAATATTAGACGCCTTGCGTCTAACCTGAAGCAGGACGAAAAAGGGACTTATAAAAATCCCCTTAAATTTTCCAATAAATTTTTTTCGGAAAAACTTTTGCCTATCCAATTTTTTCTATTTCTTTCTTCATCATCAAATAAAATTCCTTGAGGATATTTTACTACTTTTTCTTTAGGCGTTCCATATTCTACAATATGCACTTCATTAAATTCAACACTTGGTAAATGTAGCTTAAGCCATTTAATTTTTGCGGCGGTCACTGCTTTATTATATTCTTGACTACCGCCACGGCAAAGCCATGACACAATCCCGATACTGTAGCCATTATTTTGTAGCTTATGGAGTAGGCGCGCTAGCGTAGCCATTCTTACCATTGTAGCAGCTTCCGTATATGGTCTTACTTCTTCATTGCGTAAATCTTCAAGCCAGCCACTAACCCCATAAAGGTTAGCTATAGTCCCATCCATATCAAAGTATATTGCTTTCATTTATTCATCTCTCCAATCTTTTATAGCTATTTCATACATAGTTTTAACGGCTTCATCGCTTTTCCAGCTTTCCGCTATTTCAATAAAAGCGATAGCGGTTTTATCTTCTAATCCTCTTTTTTTAAGAATAGTATCAATCATTTCTTGGCGTGTCATTTTCTGTATCTCCTTACTGGATAAGGGGCATTAAAGCCCCATAACCTCTATAAACACATTGAGCGGTACTCCCTCTTTCATTAACTCATACATTAAAGCGGTTTTCTTTTTACTGTTGTTGAAAGACTGTATTGTGATACGGTCGTAAAACTGCAACTCTTTCGGCTGTTTCATCATGTTTGAGCTCTTCTTCTCTCTTAACATTCCATTTTTAAGCATAAGATTAAAGAACATTGTAGCCGGGAATATATAGGCTTGTTCTTGCGCTGGACGGTTAATATCATATTCCGGGCAATATATGATATAATCACTATTTCTTATATCGCCAACACACTCACCATCTCGATTATAGCGGATTAACTCCCCGCAACCGCTTTTAATTTCAAAGCGGATATTTGCACCGTGCAACCGTTTTGTTGTGTCTGCTTGCTTGGCGTTTGCTACGCCATTAAAACGATAGTTACCCATAGCCATTTTAATTTGTCTCTCAAAGTCGTTGCCATGTGCTCCGCTGTTTACGCCTTCTGTTGGTTTTTGGTGTACTTCTACGCTTTGTGCATATGCATGATACTTTGCGTTACGCTCTAAACATTCAGCTTTTTTCATTTTCTTTTCTCCTTTTCTTTTTATCAGTTTTAACCGTCTTAATTATAACATAGCTTATACAGTGATACAATACTATGTTATACATAGTAGTATACTACTTATAATATACTACTATGTATAACATAAGACGGGAGTTTTAATCCCGTCTCATATCATCGTCAATAACTTCTATCATTTCTGCACGGTCGCCTTTTAAGTCGGCTAAAAAATTGGCTGCTCGGATGAAATCTTTATCATCAAATTTCATACCGTACTCGTACAATTCCGCCTCCAATGCCTGCATACGATTTCTTATAATCTCATATGCTCTTTTACTCATTTTTTCTTTTCTCATTTTTCTTTCCTCACTTTCCTTTTTTTTGCCTTACGGCTACGCCTTTAGTATACCACTTTAGACGCCGTTTTACAATCCCTTTTTATGAAGATTATGTGAAGATTATGTGAAGATTTTTTATGCAATAACTTGTATAAATATCCATTGTATAATTATATAATCGTTAAACTTTTAACAATCCGGCCAGTACCGGATACCCCAGAGGGGTATATCTCGAACACCTGTTTGACTTCGTTTGTTAAATAATTAACAAAGTCCCCGGGTAGTTTTGTGAAAAAAAGAACATTTGTTCGCGAACACATGTCTACCCTGGATTTTTTACAGACTGAAACTTATTTTTCATTCTAATCCCATGAAAATTTGACTCTCCGTCAATGTCTGTGATATAATTAAAATAGAAGTTAAAACTATAGGAGATATTATGAACAGACTAAGATTAAATTTTCAAATAGATTCAACTGAAGAGCGCACTCAATTCATCAAAGAATACCTCAATAGAGAAGAATTTCAAGAAAAACCTTTAACTGAAGATGAACTTGAAACATGCGCCAACTATATTCTTTGGGGGAAAGACGATGACGGAAAAAATAGCGTCCAGCGCAAAGAAATTCAAATCAAAACAAAAAATGGTACTTGGGATACTCGTGAAGATGAGTCTCTTGATGCATTAATTGAATCCCCTACTTTTTCTGAAACGCAACTTTTCTTCAACTCAAATACTCATTATAAAAAAACTCACAAAAACTTTTCACGCGAAAAAGCTCTCAATGAAGCACCTTCCCAACTTATCCCTATATTTCAAGACTTATTCCATCAAATTGATTCTCTCGACCTACTACTTAATTACTACGACTTAGCCCACGGTAAGCGAAAAAATCCACCCCGTCCTGAACTCCTTCAACAATTTTCCAGCGAGCAGCAATTACAAATCCAAGAAGATTCAACTCACCTCAACCAGTTCAAATACTTAAAATTACGCCATCTTCTTGTCGAATTGCGCCGGCAGCAATATACTTTAAAAGATACTTATGCCACCCAAATTCAACGACATACTCCGCCAATACCTCAAATCGACTATAACTCCCCAAGTTTCGATACTGATATTAATATCTATCCTCTGGGTGTTTTCGACATAGACAACCGCGCGCAACTCAACATCTTCAACATTCAACGCGACCCCACTCAACTTTCTGAAGTTGAACTCAAAGAAATCTCTCATATCCTCTGGACAAAACGCCAACAATTCATTAAAGATAAAGCTCAAAAAAAATTCCTCATTGATTTTCGCGACATCGAACATGTCTACAACATTTTTCTCCTATATTATAACCTCGAAGATACTACTTTTTTAGGAGATATAGAAAATAAAACTGATGCTCTTCTACGCACACTTCATTTTTATATGGATATGGCTAATTTGAATGAAGTGCAATATGATATACTTCACTTAAAAATGAACCAACAAAAAAATCAAGCAGTCGCCGACTTCATTAATAAAAAATATAATAAATCATATACCGCAAATTATATCAGTACAATTTTTCGTCAAAAAATTATTAAACAAATAAATGAAGCCGCAAAATATCACGAACTTTGGGTTGAAAATCTTTTTTATCCAGAAAATTTTAAACGATGTTCTACTTGCGGTCAACTTTATTTAATTGATGGTCGCAATTTTGTAAAGAAAACTCGTTCTAAAGATGGCTTTTCTAATAGATGTAAGAAGTGTGATAAAAAAGATAGACTTCGTAAAAAACTATAGGAGTGAAATATGGATAAAAGTAAAATATCTCAAAAACAAGTTATGACATTTATTCAACAAATTAGTAAATTAGAACCAATCGAATTTTTTGGATTAGTTAATCTTTTTTCAATTTCTTTGGATAAGGAAGATAAAACACCTAAAGATTTTTATGAATTATTAGATGAAGTAGTTGAAAAATATTTTAGTAAGGATAGAAAATTTAGAAGAAAAGTAGATAAAATTTTAAAAGCTGCTACTTCAAAGGAGAAGAAAAAATAATGGGATTACAACCAAAAATTCAACTAGAAGAACCTCGTTTTAAAACTCAAGTATGCGCGCGGTGCGGTCGTGTACTTGACCCATATCAGTTTGCGCGAACTCGCTCTTTTTTCTTTCCAAGCGGCCGCATAAATGTATGTAATACTTGTATTAAGGATTATTTAAAAAAGAATAATTTTGATTGGGTTTATGTAGATAAGTTATGTCAATTTATGGATGTGCCATTTGTGCCTGCGGAATTTGAGAGATTGCATGAAATGAATGGAGATGATGTTTTTCCAGTTTATGCAGAAGTTTTTCTAAGTTCCGAATATGAGGGTTTAGGATGGAAAGAATATTTTGATGAGTTTAAAAGACTAAAAGAACAAGGATATTTAAAAGATGAATTACCTATTATCAAAGAAGAAAATAGAAAAAAACTTCAAGAAAAATGGGGTTCTAATTATGATGATGAAGAGTTAAATTATTTAGAAAATTTACTTCAAGGACTTTTAACTACTCAAAATATTTCTGGTGCTTTACAACATGACCAAGCCTTAAAGATTTGTAAAATTTCTTTAGATTTAGATTCTCGTATTCGTGAAGGTGGAGATATTGATAAATTAATTTCAAGTTATGATAAATTAGTTAAAACAGCAGAATTCACTCCAAAAAATGTTAAAAATGCTAGTGATTTTGAATCTACTGGCGAATTAATTAAATGGTTAGAAAAAAGAGGTTTTAAGAATAATTTTTATGATAATGTAACAAGAGATATTGTAGATGAAACCATTAAAAATATTCAAAGTTACAATCAAAGATTATATACTAATGAAACTGGCATAGGAGATGAAATAAATCGGCGAATTGAATCTCTTAAATCAGTTCAAGAAATGGAAAGTTATTATGATACAAATAAGGAATATGATTTAGATGAATTTGAAAATGTTGGTTATGAAGAATTGATGAAAAATGATGATTTTAAAGCCGATTTAGATAAAGAATGAGTAAAAAATTAATTTCAACACATAATGATATTTTTGATAATGATATAATTCAAAAAGCTAGTCGTGATGGTACTGAAATTGAGAAAGGAGTTGTATTAACTAAAGATTATTTAATACAACACGAACAAGAAATTAGTAATTTAATGGAATTTTATACTGCTTATCCAGATTTATATTTAGATACAATAAAACCATCAGATTCAAATTTTGAATTATTTTTTTATCAACGAATTGTACTGCGCGCGATTATGCGTTTTAAAGAAGTTTATATTACTGCATGTCGTGCTTTTAGTAAAAGTTTTATTACTATTTTAGCATTGATACTTCAATGCATTTTTATCCCAGGAACTAAACGATTTATTTGCGCTCCAAATAAAAATCAATCAGCTCAAATTGCAAAAGAAAAAATTTACGAAATTTATGAACGATGGCCTTTACTTCGTAAAGAAGTTATAGGTGGAGACATTTCAGATACTCCTGGTAACTTTGGTAAAGATTATGTTACATTAAAATTTCGTAATGGGAGTCAATTTGATGTTGTGGGCGCGCTAGATTCTCAACGCGGAGGGAGGCGTAATGGCGGCTTGATTGATGAAATCCGTAAAATAGCTTAAATTTATATACGATTTTAGATGAAATCTTACTTATAATTAAGAACAAAGGAGGAATTCATCATGAAATGTTATATATATTTTATCATCAATCAAATCACTAAGGAAAGATATGTAGGGCAAACTACCAATTTCGCCCGTAGAAAAAATGAACATCTTTCCAAATTAAAGGAGAATAGACATCCTAATCCTAAGCTTCAAAATGCTTTTAATAAATATGGGATAGACAGTTTTATAATAAATAAAATTCAATTTGATGATATTACCAAAGAAGAATTAGATGAACAAGAAATTTATTATATTAAAAAATATAATAGTTTTGAAAATGGATATAATTTAACTGTCGGGGGTACTGGCGGGGACACTCGTTCAAAATTAAATTTCAGCCAATTTTGTTTTGCTTATTTTGGTAATAAAAAATATGAAGGAATGACTAATAGAACTGCTAAATATTTAAATATAGATAGTTCAACCATCTCAGCAGTAAAAAATGAAAAAGCATATGATGCTTTTAGGGAAAAAGCTTTAAATTTATCTGAAATGGAAAAAAAATTATATTTAGAAACTTTTGAAAAAGAGCTAGATATAAAAAATAATAAACCTTGGACAAAACAAAAAACTCTTGATGACCAAACAGCATTTGAGATATTATGCGTAGTTTCTTCTTATGGTAGAGGAATTGAAAGTGCAATTCTTAAAAAGTTTAATTTAACAAAAGGTTATGTATATCATTTAATGACTGGCAATGGTAGACAAAATATTAAATTAAGATATAAAAATACTTCAAAAGAAGAACGAAAAGAATTAGGTGAGAAAAAATTTAAAGAATGGGATTTACAATCATTCAGTAAAATAAAATTAAAAAAAGAATATAAAGATTTAATACTTCATTATGGTATTGCGGATTTAAAATAGGTTAAATTGCGGGGAGTCCCTTAGAGCATTAATAACCAAACCTATATAGTAATATATAGGTGGCGAAGAGTAACGGCTTCGGTATGGTAAAATCATTAATGATTGGGTAATCAAACGCAGCGAAACCTCCTAGTATTCTAGGAGAGACGTTCAACGACTATAATCCTAGCCTGTTGGTAGCAGAGCATTGTATAGTCTAGTCCCTACGAAAATATCGGGAAACCGAGGGTGTACACGGACCATGATGAAGGACCATTAAATGAAGTCGTGCTTCCATTAATGAATGTATCCCGTCGACTTCCTGATAATACAGTTAATGAGCATGAGCCAAACCAGCAGACAATATGCATGACATCTGCGGGAGTTAAAACATCCTTCGCTTACGATAAACTTATTGATATGTTTGAAAATGCAATTATTGATCCAAAATCTGCTTTTGTATTTGGATGTGATTATCGTGTACCTGTAATGCATGGTTTACTTGATAAAACTTATATTAATAAATTAAAAATGTCTCCTTCTTATAAAGAAGAATCATTTGCACGAGAATATATGTCGATTTGGAGTGGAAGTTCTGATGAATCATGGTTTAATTTTGATAAACTTCAAAAATATCGTAAAATAAAAAATCCTGAATTGCACGCAATCAATAGAAACAATCCTAATGAATTTTACTTACTTTCAGTGGATGTAGGCCGTATTTCAGACCAAACGGTTGTATGTATATTTCGTGTGAATATTATAAAAGAAAAATATTTTGCTACTTTAGTTAATATTATTGTCTTAGGTAGAACTGCTGCGACTAAACCGTTTAGTGTTCAAGCAATAGATTTAAAAAAGATAATTCGTGATTATCGTCCGCGTGAGGTCGTTATAGATACTAATGGTTTAGGAGTTGGTTTAGGAGACGAAATGATTCGAGTTCATTATGATGAAGATGGAACTGTACTTCCTGCTTATGGTTTTACTAATGACGATAACTATAAAAAAGTTCAACCTACTGATGCAATAATGATATTATATGGTATCAAAGCTAATGGTCCATTAAACTCAAAAATTCATGGTAACGCATATGCTAGAATTTCTAGTGGTTTATGTCGTTTCTTAATTAAAGAGCAAGAAGCAAAAAATGCTTTACTCGCTACAAAAATAGGCCAAAAAATGAAAATTGAAGATCGTATTAAACGCTTAATGCCGCACGAAATGACTACAAAATTATTTGAAGAAATGGCTAATCTGCGTCTTAAAAAGACTGGAGGAATGGACATAGTTCTTGAACAAATTAATCCTCGTTTTCCTAAAGATAAATATTCTTCTTTTGCTTATGGGTTATACCGTATTAAAGAAATTGAAGAAGAACATTATAAAAAGAAACGCCGCAGAAACGGTGGAGTAGGAAGGCAATTAGTCTTTTTCTCAGGAGGCTTTTAATAAATGGTAGACAAAAATATAATTCAAAATAATAGTGGCGCGCAAGCTACATTAGGCGAAACTAAATCTACCTTTGACCTCTCTACTTTTAAAAGAGCTGTAGATTCAATGATTGCTACAAATGATGCGGCTTATGTTAATGAATGGAGTCCTTTTAGAACTGCTAGAAAACGAAGCCGTGTTTATACTCCAGAAGAAGTAGCACATATTATAGATTCTGGAAGTCTAGAAGAACAACGAGAACTTTCTTTTAGCTACTTTAAAAAAGATGGCTTTTATAAAAGAATTTTACTTCATTATGCTACTCTTTTAAACTATACAGGTATATTAATTCCTAATCCGTCATATGGCAAACAACTCTCCACAGAATATATAGCTAAAAGATATTATAATGCAGTAAGTTTTTTAGATAAAATGTCACTCCAATCTTTCTTTACAAATTGTGCTACAGCGGCATATACATATGGCTGTTATTATGGAGTAATTCAATCATTAGATAAAACAACATTTTCTATTTTAGATTTACCAATAAAGTATTGTTGTTCTCGTTTTAAAGATACTAAAGGTAATGATATAATTGAATTTAATGTTACTTATTTTAATGGTATATTAGATGATAAATCAAGAGAAGATGCTTTAGCGATTTATCCTAAAGTTATTTCTAACCACTATAAAAAATATAGAGCTGGCAAAACAAAAAAGAAATGGGTTATGATTCCTTCTGATATAGGGATTTGCTTTCCTTTATTTGATGAAACACCTTTATTTTTAAGTACAATACCAGCCACTATTGATTATGATGAATCTGTTGATTTAGAAAGAGAAAGAGATTTAGATGAAATTAAAAAAATAATTGTTCAAAAAATACCTCATCTTACAGATGGAACACTTTTATTTGAACCAGATGAAGCTCAAGAGATGCATCGTGGTTCTGTAAAAATGCTTAGAAATAATAAGAATGTTAGTGTTTTAACTACTTATACTGATGTAGATGCTATTGTTTCTAAAACTGCTTCTGACGCAGTATCTAATAATTTAGAGAAAATGGTAAATAATATTTATTATCAATCTGGGGTAAGTGGACAGTTATTCGCGGCCAGTGGTAATTTATCATTAGATTCATCTATAAAAAATGATTTATCATTAGCTATGATTTTAGCACATAAATTTGAAAATTTTGTAACAAATATTATTAATAGATTATATAGTAATAGTAATATTAATTTTAAATATATGATATTACCAATTACTAGATATAATGAAAAAGAATATATTGAAAATGCGTTTAAACTTGCAAGTAGTGGATATAGTTTATTATTACCAATGCTTGCTATGGGCTTTTCACAAAATGATATTAATAATATTAAAGATTTAGAAAATGATGTATTAAAATTAACAGATAAATTAATTCCATTAAAAACTTCTTATACTCAAAGTGGAGATGACGAAGGAGGGGCGCCAACTAAAACGGTAGAAGAAAAAGCTCCGAGAACTATAGAAAATCAAGTATCACTTGATGGAGGAGGCTCTACTTAATGGATTTTAAAGATATTATAAAAGAGTTTTCTGTTGTCATTTATGGTAATTTAGAGCCTTATAATGAGGTATTGTCCAAAGCAAGATGTCGAATTTTTTATAAGTATTTTAATAGAAACGGTACTTATATATCAGATGAGTTTGCGGAGAAATTATTATCAACTATTGCATATGCTCCTGTAAAGGGAATTTATGATAATAATGATTCAGATTATACTGACCATGGAGAAGAAAGAAATTTAGGTAGAATTTATGGTATAGTACCAGAAAACTATAATCTTACTTGGGAACCGCATTTAGATGAAGATGGCATTGAAAGAATATATGCTTGTGTTGATGTTTTGTTATATACTGGTTTATATAAAGAAGCATCAGAAATCATAAATAAGGCTCAATCAATGGAACTTTATGCTCCTTCAATTAAAGGTGAGTTTAAATATATCGAAGGTAGAAAAGCTTTTGTATATGAAGATGCTTGTTTCTTAGGTTTACAAGTATTAGGTGATGATGTAGAACCTTGCTTTGAGGGCGCGGCGTTCTATAGTCTTTATCAAAATTTAAAACAAATGATAAAGACATTAGAAAAATATAACTTAGATTATCACAATAATGATAATAGGGAGGAACAAATGATTTTTAATTTTAAACTCTCTGATAGCCAAAAACATGATATGCTTTTTAATTTATTAAATCCTAATTTTAATGAAAATGGTGGATGGGTAATTGAGTATAGCATATGCGATGTTTATGATGAATATGCTATTGCATATAATTATGAAAATCAAGGCTATGAAAGAATTTATTATACTAAAGATGATTCACAGGATTCTTTAGAAATTAATGCAAAGAAAAAGTGCTATATAGTAGATGTTACTGAAGAGGAAAAGTCAGCGCTTGAAACTATTCAGGCTCTTAACGGAGGCACATATGAAAAAATTGATGAGGGATTTACTACGCTTAAAGATGAAAATTCCACTTATGTGACTAAAATTGGAGAGCAAGAAACAATAATCGCTACTTTAACATCGGATAAAGAAAATTTTGAGACTCAAATAAATGAAGCTCAAACTACTATTGCTACATTAAATCAAGAATTAGATAGTTTAAAAGAATATAAATTACAGCAAGAAACAAATGAAAAACAAGCTGTTATTGATAAATATGCAAAAGAACTTGATGAAGATGTAATGCAAAAATATACTGAAAAATTAAATGAATATTCAGTTTCTGATTTAGAGAAAGAGTTAGCTTTTGAATTAGTAAATGCTAATCCAACTATTTTTAGTCATCAAACTCAATCTGGATCTGGATATATTCCAAAAGATTCTCATACCTCTGGTGTTGAAGGAATCTTAGAGAAATATAGAAAATAATGGAGGATTATAATGGCTTTAACAAGATTAGTAATTGACGGTTTTGGTCAGTTAGAACATAATAATGTAGCCTATCCAAGAGATGGGCGTGTTGAAGCTCAATGCAAGCTTGACCCAACTGATTTTGAAGAAGTTCCAGCAGAAAATGGTATGCTTTTAGCAGTTGATAATATAAATAGAGTTGTAAAGTTTGCTACTGATGCATCTTTACCGATAGGTATTAATTATACTGCTGAACATATGTATGATGAAAGAAAGCCAGGATTAAAGAATTTTAAACTTAGTATAGAAGATGGCTTTTTACCAAGAATAGGTTTCTTATCTGTAGCAGATAAGTTTACTACTAACTGTGTTTGCTATGATACTTCTGAATATACTGATGAAGATACTTTAATGGAAGCTTTAGCAAAAGATAAGATTAAAACTACTCCAGTTTACGGTGGAATTAGTGAAATAGGAGCTATTAAGCTTTCTGCCACGAAACCAACTGTTGGACCTGTTTTATTAGTTATTGATGGCACGACTACTATGCCAGATGGACAAAAAGGAATTAAGTTCCAAGTATTAACAGTATAAGAGGAGGATTATAATGGCAACTTTAGCAGAAATTAAAGAATTAGCTTTATACGCCGCAAAGGGTACAGTGCCTAGCACCTTCTCAGCTGGAGAAGTTGATGTTAATCAGGCATTTATAGATAGTTTGCACGAATTAGCTTCTTCTATTAATCAATTTAATAAAAATAAATATGATATATATGAAATTATAATTGAAACGGCGGATGAAATTAGTCCAAATAAGATTGTTGACGCTTTAGGAATATTCGCTGAAGTACAAATTGTAGAACAAGGTCAAAAAGCTATGTTCAGAAAGAAACTTGGTAGGAATAGGGCTAAAAAGTTCTTAACTCAAGTTGGACTTTCTGGAGTATATGAAACTTTTAGATTAGATAGTGATACCTTTGAAGTTCCTGCTTACGCTGTAGGCGGCGCTGTTACTATTGACTATGAAAGAATGTTAGATGGCGCTGAAACTATTGCTGAGGTAATGGAAGTTATTACTGAGGGTATGGTAGATTCTGTTTATCTCGAAGTTCAAAAAGCTTTAAAAGCTGCCCTTAATGCAAAAGGTAGACCGACCGCGAATAAATATACTGGAGCAGGATTTGATAGTGACGAAATGGTCAAGCTTATAAATGTAGTTAGAGCATATGGTCCTGGCGCAGTAATATTTGCTCCACCGGAATTTGTTGGAGCGATGGGTCCAGACGCTATTGTTCCAGTAGCAGCTAATGGTAATTATGGTGGAGTTTATCATCCACAAGATATTGATGCTATTCATAATCAAGGACATATTAATATCTTTAGAGGAACTCCAATAGTACAAATTCCGCAGTCATTCATTGATGAAAATAATGAAAAGACTTGGATTGACCCACAGTATGCTTACATACTTCCTACTGGTGGAGAAAGAGTTGTTAAGGTTGTTCTCGAGGGGCAAACTCAAATTAATGACTTTAAGAATAGGGATAATTCTATGGAAATCCATGTTTATAAGAAAATGGGTGCCGCAATATTGGCAAATCATAACTGGGCTATTTATCAAAATACTGAAATTCCACAGACTTATGAGTCTCCCTATGGTATATAGTTAATAATTAAAGGGAGGATTAATTCCTCCCTATTTATTTTATAGAGTTAAAGGAGTAATAAAATGGATAAAGATACTAAAATTAAAATTAAAAGTATGACTAATGGTAGATGCGGAATTAATATTCCAGAACTTCGTCTTAAAAGAACTTGGGAGAAAAAGGGAGCAATTAAAGAAATAGATTTTGATACTCTTTCTCAAGCTATTTATTATCCAGGTGTAGAATATATGTTCAAAGAAGGTATTTTATATATTGATGACATGGAAGCTAAAATTGCACTTGGTTTAGAAGAAGAAGGTCAAACCGAACCTAAGAATATAATTATATTAACTGATGCTCAAAAAGATAGATATTTAGGTAATTTACCATTTGCTGAATTTAAAGTAGCGGTATCTAAACTTGGATGGGAACAATTACAAGATTTAGTAGATTATGCAATTCAAAAAGAATACACTAATATGGATAAGTGCGAATTTTTGAAAGAATTAACGCAGATTGATATTATAAGGGCGGTTCAACTTAATAGACAACAACAGGAGGCTTAATATGACCTCTTTACAAATAGTATATGACGCTTTCCTTGCTAAAATGTTAGAAGATGAATGGGCAAATTGGGATATGGAAGAAATTGAACAAGATTGGAGAGCTATATTAGATGGCGCACTTCCATATTTCAAATTTCCTAGAGTTAGTTTAGACATACAAGATGATAGTTTTGTAGATGATTTAGATAATGAAGAAATTCAAATTTTAGCTTCATATATGAAATGTGAGTGGTTAAATAGAACTATACTCACTTGGGAGAATGTGAAACCATTATATGAAGAAAGAGATTTTTCTCAAGCTAATTTATTAGATAAATTTCAATCTCTTTTAGAAAAAGAAGAAAAAAAAGCCAAACAGTTAGAAGCAATTTATTATCGTTCTATTAAAAGAAAACCTTTTAATTATTCTAAATTGGCGGGTGACCAATAATGGATTCTAATAAAGAAATACAAATTGCGTATGGTAATAAATTAAAAAATAAAATTTTTGGTTTATTATGTGAATTTGAAAGAGATAGAGAATGGGAATCATTTTTAGATTCAATATTAACTGAATTATTAGGTTGGGAAGAAGAAAAAAAGACAATTAATTACTATATTTTATTTTATAAACTTTCATCATTAAGATATTTAAGATATGAATATTTTAGAAAAACTATTTTTGATTGTATGGGACTAGTTACAAAAGCAGAGATGGAGTAATAAAATGAGTTATTACGATAAAGTTTATTTAAAGCGTTTAAATAGATATGGACTTGATTATCAAACTCGTATTCAAACTCAAAGAGAACGATTATTTGAAAATCTTCTCTTAAAGTCTTTATATAGAGTTAATTTTGAATATAATAATGAAGAAGTTCCTGGTATATTTGAACGATATAAGCAAGATGAAACAGAGACATTACATTATCTTTTAACTCGTACTAATATGAATATTCCAAATGGAACCATATTACAAATTCCCAATAAAGATGGAGAATTAAAACCTTGGATGGTTTATTATTTAGAACATATTAATGCTAGTGGTTATAATAGATATATTATGTTAAAGATGTCTCATTTTATTACGTGGAAGGCGCGCGATGGTCAAGAATACTCAACTTGGGCTTATATGTATGGTCAAGAAAATAATATGTTAAAAGATGAATTGCGCTCGCGCAGTCGTATGGATGTATTGTATACAGAAAATTTAAAGTTAAGTTTTTTTGTTATGCCTACTAATGAACATATTAGAAAAGATGATTATTTGGTTGTGGGAAGAGATACTCCATTACAAGAAGCATATGTAGTTACTGGTTATGACATTCAATCTAGCGAAGGTGTAGAATATGTTTCTGTAGACCCAGTATATTTGAGAGATGAAACTCCTAATCCGCAGCCTAGGCCAGAAGATAACCCTGATGATTATTTTTGGTTAGAAGGAGAATAAGATGGCAGTACGAAATTGTGCCGAATTGGGTGAAAATGCTCAAAATATTATTAAGCGTTTATTAGCAAATCAAAATCTACTTAAATTATTATATTATACTGATAAAGACCCTCTTTCTCACGATGATTTAACTCAAGAACAAATTAAAAATGAAGTTTTTCATAAGTTAATACGAATTATTCCTCGTATTGGTCCGAAAGAGGATGCTAAAAGTATTATTGCATTTAGCTATACTCGTAGTTCTAAAAATGCAAATGATGAATTTAAAAATATTATTTTTACAATAGAAGTTTTTGTTCCTATGACACAATGGGTGATAAAAGATGACAATCTTAGACCTTTTGCTATTATGGGTGAAATTGAAAAATCGCTTAAAGGCAAAAAGGTTAATGGATTAGGAAAAATTAGCGGCGGAACTTTTCTGTTAAATTTTTTAACCGAAGAAATATCAAGTTATGAACAAACTTTTTATATAACGGCTTATGATTAATCCTCAATTTTTTTTAAATTCGCCGCAACAATTTAAAAAAGGAATTAATATTTATCCTCCAACAATTAACGATATAGTTAAAAATAAAGATTTTTCAGAATATAGAGGTATTTTACTTATCTCTCAAGAAGAATTAGAGGATGAATTTATAAATAAATTAGATAATAATGGTAAACCTATAGATGTACCAACTCCTTTTGAATATCTTTTAGGTTTATGTTATTATAATCGTGCTTTAGAAAGAAAAATACAAGAAGTTTTTCAAGTATTTATACATGAAAAAATTACTTTTATTTATGGAGAAAAGAAAATATTAATAGGAGATATTGAAGAAGTTATTAAAACAGTTAAATCAATTAATGATTTAATTTTTATAACAGAAGAAGAATATTTTGCTTTTCAAAATAAATTAAGAGAAAGTTTAGGAGACAATCCTATAGAACCTCCAAATCCTAATGAAGACCCTAGAATTAAACGCATTAAAGCAAAGGCCCGATATAGAGACAAAATTAAAGCTAAAAAAGGTATGGGTATTAATCTAGGAACTTCGCTCGCAACAATTTGTTGTATGAATTTAGGAATAACTCCACTTAATGTTGGAGAGTTAAGCTATGTCGCTTTTAAAAGATTAGTAGATTATTATCAAGAAAAAGAAAAGTATAATCTTGATATTCAAGGACTACTTGCGGGCGGCGATAGTAAAAAAATAAAACCGAAATATTGGATTAGAAATTTAGAATAGATAGGAGGCTATAAATGGCTAGTAATCTTGATAGATATGGTATTAAGGAAGTTGCCGATGTCACTTTTTATGACTTAGATGATAACGGTACTCCTACTATGCCAGTTCTTTACTTAGATACTTTAAAAGTATCAACTATAGAACAGACTGCTGAAGAAGCAGAAGCCACTGGTGGTAAAGGTAATACTGCTCTTATAATTTGGGATTATGGTAAGGAAATTACCGTAACTCTTGAAGATGCTTTATTCTCTGCTAAATCTATGGCTATTATGTTTGGTAATGGTAAAGTTAAAACTTATAAAGGTGATAACGCTTTTATTATGAAAACTGAACAATTTACTAGTGATAGTCAAGCTACAGTAGCCGCTTTACCTACTGAAGCTACTACAGTTGGTGATGGTGGAGTAAAATTTGGATGGAATCAAATTTATACTGCTCCAGATGGTAGGAGATATATAAAACATAATCCTAAATTTTATACTGCTGAAGGCGCAGTAGTAGTCGGAACAACTGGTTCTCCAACAGCAGGACAAGCAAAATGGACACCAAATACTAAAATGTTCTGTACTTACGACTTACTTGTAGATGGTTCTGTTATAGAAATTTCTGCGGCTTCGTTCCCAGGAACCTATTATGTAACTGGAGATACTTATGCAAGAAATGAAGCTTCTGGTAAAGATGAATTCTTCCAGTTTATAATTCCAAAAGCTAAGGTACAGTCTGAAAATACAATTACTCTTGAAGCTGAAGGCGATCCTTCTGTATTTAATATGAATCTTAGAGTAATGAGACCTGCTGATGGTAAAATGATGAAGCTCGTTAAATATAATTTAACTGGTGGTGAAGATGCTGCGGCTGAATCTGCTTCGGCTGATGATATGATTCATAATCATATGTTGACACCAGATAATACTGATGAATTAAGTGAAGGCTAAAATAAAATAACTTAAAAGGCGGATGGCGGTAAGCTATCCGCTTTATTTATTAGGAGAAAAAAATGACTAATGAATTTTCATTAAAAGAATTATATGAAGTCCATTTAAAAACTACTTATCCTATAGAGATAAATGGAACTTCATTTGATAAAAATGAAACAATCGCTTATTTTGATAAAATTCAAATAGCTAATATAGATGAAATTAAAAAATGGGTTTCTGCGCATGGTGGTTTTGACGACCGCCCGCATGTAATATGGGAAGATACTAAAGAAGTTCGTATTAAATTCTCTCAAGGTATTTTTTCTCGTACTCAATTTGCGTTACTTAGTAATGCAAAGCTTTTAGAAGTAAAAGATACAGAGCCACTTTTAATTTCTCAAAGAGAACAACTTGAGTCTGATGAATTAGGTAATTTTACACTTAAAGAAGAACCTTATAGTCAATTATTTATTTATGACTTAGAAACACGAGAAAAATTAAACTATGGAAAACAAGATAAAGTAATTACTATACCTCAACCTTTTAAAGAAGTATTAGTAGATTATAATTATAAATATGATGGTGGCGGGTCTGTAATGACTTTAGGACATCGTTTAATTGAAGGATTCTTGTACCTAGAAGGCCGCACAAGAGTAAAGGACGATATAACAGGATATACTAAGACAGGTATAATTAAAATTCCAAAATTAAAGTTAATGTCTGAATTATCTATTAAATTAGGGCGAAATGCAGACCCAGTTATAGGTAACTTTGAGGTTTCTGCTTTCCCAACGGGGTATAAAGGAAATAAAACTATTTTAGATATATATTTCTTAAATGATGATATAGATAGTGATATATAAAGTAGAATCGACATTAATGGAATTTTAATGTCGATTTATTTTATATAGGAGGATTTTTATGGCGAGACAAGAAACTGTATCTGTTCAATTTAGAGCTGGAATGAATATTACAGAAATTCAACAGCAATTAAAGATATTACAGAACAATTTAAATAATTTAAACATTAAAGATGCTCGTTTAAAAAATGAATTTACTTCTCTTTTTAATGAATTAGAAAAAGAATTTAAACATTATCAAGAATTAGTACAAAACGGATTTAAAACTAAAGCTGATGTTACAGGTTTTGATAAATCTGTAAAGCAAATTAGTAGTTTAATGAACCGTCTTGTAGGTACTTTTGATTCTGTTGATCATATTGACTTAAATAAGATTTTTTATTTAGATAGTAATACTACAAAAGAAATTGATAGATTAAGACAAAGAATTAAAGAATTAAATGATGAAATAAAAAGTGTAAATACTGGTAATCTTCAAAATTTTAAAAATCTTTTTAATCAATTAACTCTTGATAGCGCTAAAAAAGGCGGCCAACAAATATCTAATCTTGTAAATAAGGGAGAGATAGAAGAAGCAATTCGACTAACTGATGAATATATACAGAAATATAGTCGAATAATACCGATGCTTCAACAACAAGGAAAAGCAGATAAGACTGAACAAAATATTAAAATTTTACAACAGATAAAAACCGCATTAGCAGAATTAGATCTTACTAAACTTAACCAACTTAATCAAGAGTTAGAGCAAACACAGCAACAACAAAAAGAACTTGAAACAAGTAGTTTATCTAAATATAATACTCAACTTAAAGAATTAGCAAATGATGCTAAGGCCGCGGCAGATGCTACTGATGATATTACAAGAGCAGATAAAGAAGCCGCAGATGCTCAACGACAATTTAATAATGAAATAGATAATATCAAAGGAAAAATTACATATTTCTTTGGATTGGAAAATGCAATAAACTTATTGCGCACTGCTATTCGTAATGCTTTTGAATCAGTTAAAGAATTAGACGCTGCAATGACTGAAACCGCAGTAGTTACTGATTTTACTGTTGGTGATATGTGGGAAGCATTACCAGAATATACTAAAGTAGCTAATGAATTAGGTGCTACGACTTTAGGTGCTTATGAAACAATGACCTTATTCTATCAACAAGGTCTCGAAACCAATCAAGCATTTGAAGTTGGTACTGAAACCATGAAAATGGCTAGAATTGCCAATATGGATTATGCGGAAGCGACTGACTTGATGACCGCAGCGCTTCGTGGTTTCAATATGGAACTTAATGAAATTTCTGCACAAAGAATCAATGATGTATATTCTGAATTAGCTGCAATAACTGCCGCAGATACCCAAGAAATTGGTGTTGCCATGTCGAAGACTGCTTCGATCGCGGCCAATGCTAACATGGAATTTGAGACAACGGCGGCGCTCTTGTCACAAATTATTGAGACCACGAGAGAAGCTCCAGAAACTGCTGGTACTGCAATGAAGACTATTATTGCCAGATTTTCAGAAGTTAAAGAGTTATATTCTGAAGGTCAACTCACTGGAACTGATAGCGAAGGCGAAGAAATTAATATTAATAAAATTGATGCTGCATTAAAAAATGTTGGTATTTCATTAAATGATTTCTTAACTGGTAAGCAAGGTCTTGATGATGTATTTCTTCAATTAGCAGAAAGATGGAATACTCTTGATTTAGCTACTCAAAGATACATAGCTACAGTTGCGGCTGGATCGCGTCAACAGTCTCGTTTCTTAGCTATGATGAGTAATTATGACCGTACTATGGAATTAGTTAATGCGGCTTATAATAGTACAGGAGCATCGCAAGAGCAGTTTGAGAAAACTACTGATTCATTACAAGCTAAGTTAAATAAACTTTCTAATGCTTGGAATGAATTTACTATGGGCCTTGCTAATAATGAACTTATTAAGCTTGGTATTGATATTTTAACGCAGTTTTTAACCGCTTTGAATAATCTTACCGATGTTTTAGGTGAAGGAACTAGTGGAATTTTAAAATTTATTGCAGCTTTTGGATTATTTAAAGGTGGAAAAAGACTTTTTAATGGTTTATTAGGTTCATTTAGTAGACTTTGGGCTGAAGCCAATGGGAAAGCTGGAGAAGCTGGAGATACGGTTTCTCAGACTTTTATAGAGCGTTTTAATCAAAGTATTAAAAATAATTATAAAAATATTAATTTAGATAATATATTAAATACATTTTTTAATACTATTGAAAAGCCTTTTAAAACTCCGATATCTGGCCTTCAAGAATTAGCTAAATATGCTTCAGACGCTTCTACTATAGGTATTGAAAAATTTTATCAATTAGGTCAATCTTATGGATATACTACTGAACAACTTCAAGCTTTCAGTAAAGCTATAATTGCAGGTAATACTGTTCAAGAAGCAGCTATTGCTTTAGTAGATAAAGAAACAGCGAGTATGATTTTAAATACTAAAGCAACAGATAGTAATACTATTGCTCAACAAAGGAATAAAGTTGCTCAAGTTGCGGCGGCAAAAGGTAATTTTACTAAAAGTACAGTATCAAATATAGGTTCTTTATTATTTGGAACACAAAAAACTGCTGGTCAAGCTGCAACTGTTTTGCAGTCAGGTATTAAAGGTACTAATCTATTTTCTAAAGGATTATCTAAGGTTATAGGTTTACTTGGTGCTATGCCATTACCTTTAAAAATTGCTATACCTTTAGTTATAGGATTAGGAGTAGCTTTAGAAAAAATTATTGAAACTCCTGCGGAAAAAATAGAACGATTAAACGATGAACTTGATAATTTACAGAACACATTACAAGATAGTGAGCAAGCTTTGTCTAATTTATCTAGTTCTATTAATTCTATACAAAATGTAGAAAATAGTTTTGATGGATTAGTACAAGGTACTATAGAATGGAAAGAAGCATTAATAGAGGCTAATCAACAGGTATTAGATTTAATTGAAGAATATCCACAATTAGCTCAATATGTAGAACAAACTAATTCAGGAAGATTAACTATTCCTGACTCTACTTTAAATACTTTTTATGATGAAAAATTACAAAATCAGCAAAATTTACAAATTGCAGCAATACAAAAACAAGCTGAATTACTAGCAGCAGAACAAGAACAGATACAAGGAAGTATTATATCTGCGGAAAAAATATTACAAGAAAGTAAAGAAGCTAATATTACAAGAATTAATGAAGATGAAAAACAATCTCATAGAAATGCTGAAACTAAAGTTTTATCTTCTGAAGAAACTCAACGGCAAGAAAATAGACAGCAAGAATTACAAAATGAATATGATAGTTATAGCGTACAAATAGAAAGTTTAATGCAGACTGCTTATCAGTCATTATTGTCAGATGTAGATAATCTTTCTTCTAAAGGTAAGCAAAATCTTAGTAAGATTTTAGGGGAATTATATTCACCAGAAAAATTTCAAGAATTAGTTAAAGAAGCAGAAGAAAAATACGATATTAGTGAAGAAACACTTCGAGAGACTTATCAAGATACTTTTGGAGTAGAAGCTTCTGATGAATTAGATAAAGAAGATTTGCAGGGAATTTTAGCTGAATATGATGCTGTTAATCAAATTAGAGAAAATACTGATACAATTATCAATACCTTACAGAATCTTAATTTATCTGAAGAGATGCAAGATTATTTCCTTCAAGGTATATCAGATGAAGGTTTTACTTATGAAAGTTTTCAAGAGTTGTTAAAAACTACAGAATTAACCCCAGAAACTATTCAAAATACTTCTATGAAAGAAATTTTTAATTTAGAAGATGATAGTTTATTAAAAATAGCAGAAGCCTGGGGTACTGATGTTGCAACACTACAATCTAACTTCCAAAAATCTATTGATAATATTACTTGGGCAATGGATACTTTTGGAGATAAAATTAATTTATCTGGAGAAGCCTATGATGATTTAATCACTAAATTGCAAGAGCAAAAATCACAGTTTGATGAAAATGGTACTTTAGACTTTTCTGGGTTAACTTGGGAAGAATTAGAAGCTATTGATTTAACGAAATTTGGAGAAGATTTACAATTAGTTGTTCAAGAAGCTTTTAATAATGCTGTAATTGCAAAAAGAGATGAAAATATAGATAGTTTTTCTCCTTATCAGCAAGAAAACGGTAATTTAGAAGTTTCTCGTGATGAATTACAAGATGCAATCGAATATGCGGATATTTCTCAAGAATCCTTTAAGGTATTAAGAGAAGAATTATTAAAGACTAATCCCGTTTTAAAGGAAAATGAACAATTATTTAATGCTATTGCCGAATCTAGTTTAAGATTACAAAAAGATTTAAAGGGAGTAAATGAAGCTTTAGCCGAAAATGAGGAAGCATTATCACAACCTAAATATACTATAGAGTATGCTGAAGGTCTTGATAATATGGTAGAAAGTGTATCAACATTAGTTGGTACTAGCGTAGATCCAATTTTTATTGAAACGAATTTACCATTAATAAAAGAGGCTGCGGCAGGTAGCACTGAAGCTATTAATGAATTATTAAAATTATCTGGTAAACAATTATTAATTGATGCTGATTTAGGTTTACCAGAAGATGAGATGAATGAGCTTTTAGGTTATATTGATTTAATAGATGGATATGATTTAGAAGTAGGTACAGAATTAAATAACCAAGGTTTCTTGGATGGTTTAAATGAATTATTACTTTATGGTAAATTAGGTGCTGATGATTTAAACGCAATTTTTAAATCTATTGGTTTTGAACCAGATGTTGATTTTATTACTGTGCCATTTGTGCCTTATAAATTTCAAAAACGCGCGAGTAATTTAGGGGGACTTGCTGGTTCGATAGCTGGTGTTCTTGGTGGCGTTCAAAATATGTTTAGCGGTACTATGACTGTACCATATATAAAAGGAGCTAATGCATTAGGTAACATTAGTTCTCATACTTATAAACCAAGTTCTACAGGAAGTTCTGGAGGCTCATCTGGAGGAGGAGGTTCATCTACTAAGGAAGAGCCTTGGGATAATACTTTTGATAAACTTTATAATTTAATAGAAGATATAAACGAAGAAGAGCGAATCCGTAATGACTTAGAGTTAGAATTTAATCGTATTACAGAAGATGGCATTTATAGTAGTAGCGAAATTTTAAAAAATCTTCAAGCACAAGAAGCTTCTTTAAAAAGGCAGCAATCATTACAGCAACAATTATTATCTGGTCGTAAATCTGAAATGCAAGATTTACTTGCAGAAAATCGTGATTTACAAAAATATGCATCATATAATTGGTCTGATATGACCATTGAAATTAATTGGAATCTAATTGATTCGGTTACAGATAATGACCTAGGGCAAAGAATTGAAGATTATGTTTCTGAGTTAGAACGCATTCAAGAAAGTATGGATGAAGCTGATGACGCTTTAGAAGATATTAAAGATCAAATTGAAGAATTAAAAGATGTTGGTAAAGATGAATATGAAGAATTAGAAAATACTATTTTAGAAGCTATTATTCTTAGAGAACAACAATTTATTGATAGTTTATCCACTATTAGTGACTCTATTGATGAAGCTAATTCTAGTTTAATAAGTAGTTTATCAGATTCCATTAATAGAATACGCCAAGTTCGTGAAAATGAAGAAACAGAACAAGAAATAGCAGATACTCAAAATTATTTAGCGTATTTACAAAGAGATACCTCAAATGCTAATAGATTAGAAATACTTCAAACTCAAGATGAATTAGAGCAACAAGAACAGGATTATACTGATACTTTAATTGACCAGAAGATTAGCGAACTAGAACAGCAAAATGAATTAGCTTCACAACAAAGACAACAACAGATTGAAATTTTACAAGCACAATTAGATAGAGATAAAGAATATGGATTACTTTGGGCAGAAGTTAAAGAATTATTAAAAAATGGAGTTACAAATGATGGAGTATTAATTTCTAATAGTAATTTAGATGAAATTTTAAAATTAGGTGGAGAATATAGTTCATTATCAAGCTTTGGGCAAGCACAATGGTCAGATGATATTAAAAATTTAATTGAAATGGCTAATGTATGGCTTATGCGTAATACTGGAACTGGATTAAATGGAAATAAAAATACTAGCGGAGGAAATAGTTCTAATTCCAATAATTCTAGTAATTCTTCTAGCACTTCATCTGGTTCTACTTCTAACAAAACTGTAGGTATAGGTAGTTTAATTAATGCTGGTAATGCTCCAATATATGCTACCTCTTCTGGCGGAGGGAAAGGAACACAATATTATTCTAAAGACCCTATATATAAAATAATAGGTGAAAATAATGGATATTGGAGTGTTAGGTATCATAAATTAAAATCTGGTATTACAGGATGGTTTAAAAAATCTGATGTTAAAGCTTATAAAAAAGGCGGTCTTGCTGATTTTACTGGTCCAGCTTGGTTAGATGGTACTAAATCAAAACCAGAACTTGTACTTAATGCACAAGATACTCAAAATTTCATTGCATTAAAAGATGTTCTTTCAGACTTAATGAGTAGTAATTTCTCTAGTAATACTCCAAAAGGTGGAGACAATTACTATGAAGTAAATATTCAAGTAGATGAATTATCTAATGATTACGATGTAGACCAGCTTGCAGCTCGCGTTAAGAAAATTATTAATGATGATGGACGATACCGGAATGTAAATTCAATTAAATTAATGCGTTAATTAAAGTTAGAACTGATTTAATTTACTTATATATAGCTTTAAAAAGGAGATAAAGGAATGAGTAATTTAAGTTTAGGAGAAATTTATCAAAATCAAGGAACTCAAAATAGTACCGATTTTACTGGATTTTGGTTTAATGATACTCATTCCTCTTTGTATAATATAATTCGCGTTAGTGGAGGAAGTAGATACCAAGAAAATCTACTTCCTTCTATAAGCGATCAAACCGTGCAAGTACCTGGTCGAGATGGAACTTATTATTTCGGAACATATTATACACAGAGGACTTTTTCTATTTCTTTTGCTTTTGATTCTCTTACAGAGCAAAAATTTAGAAATATGCGTAAATGGTTAAACTCAAAACAAATGGGTTTATTGACTTTTGATGAAACTCCATATAAAAGCTATCAAGTAAAAATATCTGATAGTGGAAATATACAATATATTTGTTTCGGAGAGACAGGAAAAGAACGAATTTATAAAGGAGAAGGAACTATACAATTTATAGCATATTTCCCGTTTGGTATTTGTAGTAAAAAGTATTTTGATTTATATTTGGATAATAATAAAGAAGAATGGAAAGAATCCGCTCATTTACTTAATAGTCAAGGTAGTTATGACGCTAAGAATAGTAAAAATATTCTAATATATAATCCTGGTGATTTAGAAACTGATTTTAAAGCATATTATCAATTTACTGATAATAGTTTAGAATTAAATAGTATATACATAAGTTCAAGTGCTTTAACTTTAGGTCAATTAAATTTTAGTGGAGACATTATCAAAAAAGGAAATGATGTATATTTAAAAATAGATTCAGAGACAGAATTACTTGAAGGTTGTGATAAAAATAAAGAACCAACTGGTAATTTATATAATGAATATATAACTACTGGAGAATTTTTTAAGATTCCAATTATAGATGATAATAATACAAGTAATACGCAATTTGTAACTGATGGCGCGAATTGTGTAGAATTAGATTATAATTACTTATACTTTTAGGAGGTTTTAAATGTTAGATAAATATAGTATCTCAATATGGAAAGACATTCCAAAAGTATATCCAGGTACAAGTTATACATATATTGGAGAAGAAAAAGTGGCTACGATTGGGTCTAATACAATGACTTCATTAAATCGCGCGCTTCAACCACAATTAATCAATAATATCAACGGTACAAATACTTTTTCTTTTCTTTTATATTATACTTATATAAATCCAAAAACAGGGAAAAAAGAAAAAAATCCTTTTATTGATTTAATTTCAAATGAAACTAAAATTAAAGTTTTTTGGAAAAATAAATGGTACGATTTTTTAGTTAAAAATATTCAAGAAACTTCTAATGGTAAAAGTATTCAATATACTTGTACTGATTTATATATAAATGAATTAAGTAAAACTGGTTTTAATTTAGAGTTTGATGCAGAGTTAAATAATAATCAAGGAACTGTTCAAGAATTAGCTAAAACTATTTTAGATGGAACAGAATGGAATTTAGTTGATAATAGCCAAATTATTCAACAAAAAATTGAAGAACCTGTTTATGAATTATCTGGTGTAGAAGTTCCTATTGGTTTTCAAGCTAAAGATGAAAAGCATCAAAATATTGGAATCGCGGCCGGTGCTAAAATTCTCTTATATTATTCTGTATTGAGAGATAAAAATACTTATTTACAATTTTTCTATGATGAAGATCAAACATATGTTCGTGAAAGCTCTGATTTATTAACAGAAGATGGACAATGTTTATATATAAAAGATGTAGTATGGAATGATACTGAAGAAGATGGTTTTATTAACTGTTATTCTGGTTCTATAAGAATACTTCATATTTCCACTACTAAGAATATTTCAACAAATTATCGAGCAAAACGCTTGGTATATGCGCCATTATCAAAATTTGACCCATTAACTGGAAAATATGTAACTTTATATGATTATAATGGGCAAGAAATTTATAAATATATTGATAATGAATATTTAGACCCTACGGTTGTTCAAAATTTAATTATCAATTCAGAAAACTTTTCAACTATTGATGGATGGATAGCAACAGACAATGCGTCCGTTCCATTCTTTCAACTTTATCCAGAATTTACCTCAGTTGATGTTCAAAGTGAATCATATTTAAAAATAGGTCAAGGATATTATTATAATAGTGCATTTCAAACAACAACTGCGGCATTATCAGAAGGATTTCAACCGCAAGAAAAATATGTTTTTCGTTTTCAAGCTAAAACAGATAATAATGGTCAACCAGGTAGTAATTTAACTAGTGGTATTAGCTGTTGGATTGGTCCTTTTGATGATACAACTAAAAAGCCAAATACTAGTGGAGCTAGCAACTATTTCACATTAAGTTCTTTTACGACAGTAACTGATGGCGATGATATTTGGGTAGAATGTATTGCTACCTGTAATAAAGCAGTTACTCGATTAGAATTAATTACCGACGATATTGGATTTTTCTTAAACAAAAATACTTCTGGTAATTGTTGGATTAAAAAAGTACAGTTCTTTCCTTATGTAATAGGAGAAAATGCAAATGGTGAATCCACTCGAATTAATCCAGGAGATTTAGATTTACAAGCAGTTATTAATAAAGTTTATAAATATTATAATCCTGCGGAAAATACTGCGGTTACTGACCCAGAGAATATTAAATATTTATATGTAGGAACAACTGATTGGACTAACTCAAATTTAACTCCGAAATATAATGAAAACTTTGAAAAAATTAGAAGTATTACTGAAAAAAATTCAAATAGATTTAATTTACTTCAAACATTAGCAGAAACTTTTGAATGTTGGGTGCGATTTACTGTAGAACATAATAATGATGGCACAATAATTACTGAATGGGACGCGGAAAATAATAAAATTATATATCATAAATATGTTGAATTTAAAGAAGATATAGGCCAGTATATTGGTATTGGATTTAAATATGGAATTGATTTACAAGATATTCAACGAACTATAAATTCAGAACAAATAGCTACAAAAGTTATTGTATCTCCTAATTCTAATGAATATGCAACTAATGGATTTTGCACCATCGCGCGCAGTGAACAGAATTATAGTAGAGAAAATTTTATACTAAATTTTGATTACTATATTTCTCACGGTTTATTAAATGGTGGAGAATTAAATAAAGATTTATATCTAACTACTCCAGATGTAATTGGATATTATTATCATTTAAATCAAAATAATACTCAATACGATTCTATTACTGAACAATTAACTTTAAAGCAAAATGATTTACTAAAACAAGATTCATTTTTGACAACATATAAAGAATATGTAACTTCTGCTCAAGAATTACAACAAGATGCTTACAATAATTTATTAAAATATACTGGTGCTTCTAATAAAAATGGTATTGATTCATATATTAAAAAATATCCTGATGATGAATATGCAACTGAATTAATTACTAAATATAATACTTATACAAATAATGTAAAAGTTTATTCTGAACAAGTAGAAAAACTTCAAACAAGTGTGGATAAGTTAAATTCTATTATTGAAAATTTAACTGAACAACAAGAAACTTTAGTTGAAGCAAATACAGAATTACACAATAAATTTAATCAAAAATATTCTCGTTATATTCAAGAGGGTTCTTGGATTTCTGAAGATTATATAGATGATGATTTGTATTATATGGATGCTGTTAGTGTGGCGTATACATCCTCACGGCCGCAAGTAACATATAATATTTCTGTACTTCGACTTAGTGCTTTAGAAAAATTTAAGAATAAAATATTTAATTTAGGAGATATTTCTTATATTGAAGATACTGAATTCTTTGGATATGTAAATGGTACTCCATATCGTGAACAAGTTCTTATAACAGAAATAACTTCTAATTTTGATGAACCGGCACAAGATAAAATAACAATACAAAATTATCGTACTCAATTTGAAGATTTATTCCAGCGTATAACCGCGACTACTCAAAATCTCCAATATACTCAAGGTGGCTATCAAAAAGCTGCAAGTGCATTTACCGAAGATGGTAATATTAAAATTGAAACTCTTCAAAATTCGATTGCTATAAATGAAGAGTTAATCATAAGTGCGCAAAATGAATCTATTATTCAAGATAGAACTGGCATGACTTTTACTGATTTGAGTAATCCAAATCATAAAACTAAAATTACATCTGGCGGTATATTTATTTCAACTGATGGCGGTGCGACTTGGAAGAGTGCTATTCGTGGAGAAGGTATTTCAACTCAATATTTAACTACAGGTTCTATTAATACGAATTATATTACTATACTTGATGGTAATCATGCTACTTTTAGATGGGATTCAAGAGGTATTAATGCTTTTAGTATTCAATATGATGAAGAAAATGAAAATGCTCAACTTGTAAATCTTGCTAAGTTTGTTCGCTTTGATATGTATGGTATATATGGTATTGATGGTAATGCTGATTTTATACCAAGTGCGGATAATGGCGAACAAGAAATTTGGGATAATGCTTTGTTTGGTATGACTTGGCGAGGTTTCTTTGTTAAGAATAAAGGAGATAATGGCTGGGTTGAAATTTCATCAGAGAATGATGTGGCTGTATTTTCTGGAACATCAGATAGTGCAATAGAACGCATTAAAATTGGTCGTATTGGTGGGGATGGTAGCACAAGTGCTCCATATGTTTATGGACTTAGAATTAGAAATGCTAATGGCGCGGCAGTAATGGAAACTGCTGATAATGGTACTTTATGGCTTAGAAAAGAGCTTAATATATCTTCTACAAATGATGAATATAATATTCAAATTGGTTACTTAGACTTAAAGAAAGAAGAATCCTTACATAGAACTATTGATGTAAATAATCAGTTTATTGTATATGAAGATGGTTCCATGATTGCTTCAAAAGGTACTTTTACTGGTACTATTTATGCTACTGGTGGCACTATTGGTGGATTAACAATAGAACAAGTAGTCGGTAATGGAACTAGATTTGAAATTACTAGTAGCGAGGGTCTGGTAGTTGATAGAGAAATTACTTCAACAATTTTAACCGCTCATGCTTATAGAGGAGAAGAAGATATTACAGACCAATATACTTATACTTGGTTTGTCGATGATATAAATAAAGGAACTGGTGTAACTTATACATTAACTATTGAACAAGATATTACTAGAGTTTATTTTGAAGCTACGCCAAAGAGCTAAAGGAGGAGATAATGAGTTATAAGAGTAATACGGTAGATATAGTAAGGATATCTAAAGAAAGTGACTTATATGAAATATTTGCTAATACCAATACTATCAATAAGTTTATGGTTGGTACACCAGAAGATTATGACTTAGAATTTTCTCCTTTAGATATTACCGTTGAATTTTATGATAGAAAAATAAAACAAGATTTAGCTAATATAGATTATAGATTTAGAGTATTAGTGGAATCAAATTGGTATGATTTTACATTAACTCAATTACAACAAGATTATGAGTTATTGAATTTAGAAGTTAGTTTTAATGAATTATTTGTTACGACTGGTACGCAATTAATAATTTATATTCAAGATTTTTATGAAGCAACAGCTACTGTTATTAGTGAAACTCAGAATTACGCAATATTATTAAGAAATGCTTTAATTGCTGATGATAATGGTATTGTAAAAATTCAATGGTATATAAATAATGAGCTAGCTACTGAGGGATTATTCCTAGTAACTTATGGTTTGAGTAGTGATGCTGCACAATTTAATATAAATGCAAATAGTATTAATGCTAGTATTGATAATGGTTTTCTTGAATTTACTTCAAATGGGTTACAATTACATAATGGTGGCTTAATTATTACTGCTGATAATGACCAAGAAGAAGTTGAAACTGTTTTTGAAATTAGAAATAAGCCTTTTTCAAGAATTGAAGAATATGATATACAATCTACAGATAACCCCCAAGAATTAGGACTATATGAATTATCTAATGGGGTATATATCGCTACTACTGATACAATTCCTCAAACTGGTAAAACTTATTATCAAATTTTTGATAGTTATAGTTTATATATAAATGGTTCTGGTAATTTCCAAGGTAATATATATGCTGATAGTGGTTATTTCCGTGGAGAATTACAAGCTGCTACAGGTACTTTTACAGGTATGCTGCAAGCCGCGACTGGTAGTTTTTCTGGACAAATTACCGCACAAAGTGGTCATATTGGTGGTTTTTTCATAAATAATGGCTTTTTAAATTCTGAAAATGGTGAATATACTATTTATGAAACTGATGAATCAGATAACCCACAAACATTAGGATTATATGAAATTATTGATAATATATATGAATTAACCGAAGATACTACACCGCAAGAAGGTAAAATCTATTATAGTCTTGAATCTGGGGTAATTTTAGATGGTTCTTTAGGTTTAATAACTGCGGAAAATATTATTTTAGGAACTGGGGCTAGAGTTAGAGATTATATTGCTTTAGGAAATGCATTTTTATATAATCCAGATTTACATAATGGGGTTATATTAGAAGCTGGCGATGTTAAATTAACTCAACAAGGTGATTTATCTTTAGGAGATTTAACTTATAATAGTATTACAAATACTTTATCTGGTGGTACTTGGTCGATAGACTCTAATAAAGCAAGCTTTTGGAATGTTGATGTAAAAGGTACATTACATACTTCTGTATTTGAAACTGGTAAAATTCAAGCAGTTGGTGGAGGTATGTTATTTGCGCCAGCTAGTAAATTTGAAGTTCATCAGGGTAGCGATCCAGATGGCGCAGATGATTATATAATTTTAGCTTCTTCGGGTATGGTAGGAAATACTTCTATATTTAAACCCGATGATGTAGTTATGTTATCAGCAGATGATATGGATAGTAATGGCGCAGATGAAGGGTGGACTTTAGGTGCAAAAACGGTTGCAGTAGTTAATAAGATAGAGGGACAAAATGTTTATTTGAAACATAGAGACGGTACTATTTTTAAAGCTTCTGAAATGACTGATTATGAAACTATTATTTTTCTTAGTGATAAGAATGAAAATCAATTAGTTATAGGAGTTAATGCTTTTAGTGAGCATAATTGGGCATTATACCCTCAAGGTTTTTCGTTCATAGAACCAGATATAGATGAATATGGATATTATTCTAACTTCAATAAAGCGCCAACTTTATTTTTAGGTAATTTAGAAAGTTTAAGTAATGTAGTTAATGGTCTTAGTGGATATGGATTATATGGTGAAAATGTATTTTTAAATGGTTCTTTAACTACTAAAATGACCTATGATGAGAATGATGTTGCGGCCGGAATTAATGGTTTATCTACTTTGGAATTTGATATTCTTAGAAGAATTGATACTGATGTAGAAATTCCAGAACATTTAAAAGAAGATAATAGTCCAATTATATTCTATGCTGGCGCGCAAACAACACAGGCAACGGCGCAATCTAATTGGTATTATGATATACAAAATGCTGTTTTTCAAATAAGTCAAAATGGTACTATTTATGCGCAGAATGGTTATTTTGCTGATTCGGTTATTGTTAATGCTCAAATTGGTTCTTCAATTATTCGAGTGCCGGCAGTATATGGTTCTGGAGCAAGAACTAGTTTAAAATTGACTGACTTAGCGGCCACTGGTGGTATTTCATTAGTTAGTATTAAGGATTTACAGTTTAACGAAGAAGAAGAAATAAGGAGTGACCAAGAAGTCGAAATTTTTAATTTTAAAGAGAATGAGTGGTCATTTGTACAATCAACTACTCCAATAAAACAAAGTATGTTAGATAATCCAGTTTGGATACCATTTATTACCTTTAATCATGTTTCAGATACAGTAACTTTTATAGGAAGTCAAATTAATTTAAGTCAATCTGTATTAATTGATAATTTTTCAATTAGTAAAAATGGTACTGAATATAATATAATTCAAAATTTAAGTAATTCAGAGAGTCAGGTTTCAAACCAAATGACTTTCAGTGAATCTGATATAGAACTTACACATTATACTGCGTCTGCGGTGGCTAGTAAAATTTCATTGGGAAATCAAATTATAAAGTTAGAAGCACAAGATGTGTATATTCAAAGGAATATTTTATTAGGAAATAATGTAGATATTACATTAGTTGATGAAGGTGGTTTTAATATTAATATAGCGTAAAAGGAGTAAATTATATGGCAACATTAATAGGTTCAACAGGATATATAGGTAAGTCGCCTAAAGCAACTTATAGCGTTTATTTAAGTTCTTCTAAGCGTCTTAGTAATAGCACAATGCAATATACATTTACTGTATATTATAATATGCAATATGCTGCTTCAAATATGGGAAGTGGTAATATTGTACAATGTCGTATTTATGTAGGTAGTGGTTCTTGGTCAAGTTGGGCTACTTTAAAATCTTCTAGTTCTTCTGTTAGCGGTACAAGTACTTATGGCGGAGTTTCTATTACTGTAACAGCACCAAGTTCTAGTAGTGGAGCTTCGTTGGCAGTATATTTAGCTGTTGATAGAGATGCCGATAGCTTTGCGCCAAGTTATAGTTATAGTTGGAGTGGTAAAGTTGGTAATGTTACAACTGCCGCTTTATTATATACTGCTTGTAGTGCGCCGACAAGTGTATCGTGTTCTACTTCTATTGGAACACCAGGGCAATCTATTACAGTAAGTTGGAGTGGAGCAAAAGCTGGTACCAATAATACTATTCAAAGTTATACTGTATTTTATGCTTATGGAAGTACACCAACGACTAGCTCATCTTATAAAACTGTTAGCACTAAAGCTACTTCTGGCAGTACAACTATACCTATTTCTTCATCTCGTGGAGTTGTTACTTATGTTAAAGTACGCACAAATGGGTCTGCTGGCGCTAGTTATTATTCAAGTTTAAGTACAGTAACTGGTACTTGTACGACTAACTCACTACCAAAAGCTCCTTCTTATACGATGAGTGGAAGTAGTACATTACCTTCAACTGGTGGTTCTATAACATATACAGTTACCGCAGGTTCTGATGCTGATTCAGGGCAAACACGAACTTTATATTATAGTAGAAATAATGGAACAACAAAAACTAAATTTACAAATCCACTAACTTTATCATTTTCTGGCGATGAAGGAGAACAGTTTCCAGTTACTTTTTATACTTATGATGGATTAGAATATAGTGGAGGGAATACTCATTATATCACAATTAACACAAAACCAACAATAAATTTAAATGTAACTAATAAATCTCGATATCATTATAATGGAACTGCTTTTACTGAAGAATATACTTTAAATACCACAACTAATAAATCTGTTAATTATTATTATTATATAGTAGTTAATGGTACATCATATTTAGTTAGTAGCAAAGATACTGATAGTTTAGTTGTTCGTGCTTTTCAATATGTACAGCCAGGAGATAGTTATTATTTTCGAGTTAGAGGGAACGATGGAGTAGAATATAGTGATTATGCTACTTCTTCTACTTATACCGCGCCCGCCACATATACATCAATAACACGGCATTATAACCAATTAAATAGTAGTAATATTACTTATTCTAATGGAGATTTTTATAACAGAATACGAGTTTATTTACCAACTGATTCTTACAGTAGATTAAATGCCACTACTGCTTCTGCTACATATCAAATTGGAACAGGTACTTCAAGCGCTGTTTCTTCAATTACATATACTCCAAGTACAACTGATAATGTAGGATATAGTAGTAGTAGTTATTATTGTGATATTACTATTCCTACTTCATTATCTCCTGGTCAAACTTATACTTTTACTATAACTATTAAAACTGGTTCTTTTATTAGAACATATACTTTTACAAAGCGTAGAACTTATAGTTTTCCTGGTGGTAATATTAGTGGTAGTTTAAATGGTGGAACAATTAGTAATCCATTTTCAAATCCACCAACTATTTCATTTAATATCCCAGCACCTGCGAATTTCATAAATAATTCTACATATGATTATTATAATTTTAATCTATCTTCTGCTTCTTTGGAAGGCACATCGGATATTCGTTTACGATTAACATATAATAATATAACTCAAGATTATTTTATAGGTGGAGATTATTTAACGATTACTACTCCTACCAGTGATGATACAGTAATATTTAATTTTCCAGGTAGTGCTTGGACTTATTTATTAAAATCAAGTAGTTTAAAAGATGAAATAGTTAATGCTTTAAATCCAATTACAATTCAAGCATCATTACGAATTACAAATCTTTTTGGTGTAGTAAGTGTATATACTTCTAACTTTACTTTTGACCCAAAAGAATCTACTACTATAAATAGTTTAACTACAAAATTAGGAACAACTACACTATCATCATCTAGTACATCTATTCGAGAAGGACAAACTTTTAATTGGACTTATATAATTGAAGGTTATAATGCTCAAACATATACTGCTTTAATTCAAATATATCGTAGCACAAATGCTACAACACCTACAGGTGGTAGTTGGATTAATTATAAATCAAAAACTTTTTCTTCATCTAGTGGTGATAGAAATGGTTCTGATTTAACAATTACAACTACTGAAACAGATAGTTATACTATACCTCAATTATCTGAATCTAAATATATCTTTTTTAGACTTCGATTAACTGATAGTTATAATCAAACAGTTACTTCTGGCGCGGTCGCGGCTGGTGCTTCTAATAGACATATCGCTCCAAGTATTACGATTACTGGATATAATTATACAAAAGGTTCATCTGATGACACAGGAACAATTTCTATAACATACACAATTAATGATAATGGCGCAGGTCGTATTAATGGTACTTCTACTACTAATAATTTAATGAGCTTAACAAATTCAGTTCAAATTATTGGCGCTACTACAGAAGAAAACAATAAAATTATTAGTCGCGGAGGAACGACATTAAGTAATACAAATAATTCTAGCGCTACTACAACTGCTACAGTAGATAATTTTACAGAATCTAATATTCAAGTTTATGTTCGCTTTAAAACTAGATTGAGTTTAGATTCAAGTATTTCTACATATGATAAAACCTTTGACAGTGTTATACTAACTATTTATAATATAAATCCTACTATTGCAGTGCGTAAACAATATCTTGGTATAAACTCAACTGCTTTTGAGGATGATAGAGTTATAGTAATTGCTGCCGGAGAACAAGGTGTTCGTAAAAAAATGGTAATAGAAACAGAACAAGTAGGAAAAGAAACTTATATAGATATTACTACTGGTGAATTATTTGATTTTATTATTGACGGCGGCTCTTGGTAATTTGACATAGATTATAAATTGTGATATAATAAAAAGAAAAAGGAGTATTATATGAAATTAAGTTTATTTGAAGTTAATGAAATGCACAAAACTATTCAACTTTTATCTTCACAAAAATTACCATTAAAGGGTGCTTTTAAACTAAATCAAATTTCTAACATAATTAATGAAAATATAAAATTTTATTCAGATAAGTTTACAGAAATAGTACAACAATACTCAAAAAAAGACGAAAATGGTAAACCTATGTTAGATGATTCAAAAATGAATATTTTAATTCAAGAAGATAAAATAGATGAATGTAAGGATGCTATTGAACAGCTTAATAGACTAGAAGTTGAATTAGATGATAAGTTTACAATAACTTTAAATGATTTAGGAGATATTGAATGTTCAGTTCAAGACTTGCAAGGTTTAACTCCAATACTTAGAGAAGAATAGATGCATTAAGCATCTATTTTTTTATTTTAAAAATTTTTTACATAACTGTATATTTTTATTAAAGATAAAAATTAATATAGTTACTTATAAATACAAGATAAGGAGGACAACTAAATATGGCAACAAATTACCCGAATTTGCAATTTATGCCGCAACAGCAGCAAAACGCATTTCAAGGCCCGCAATTTTTCCCACAACCACAGGGCAATATTTATCTAATAAATAATTCACTTGAAATGACAAATGTTCCTACTGGTGTTGGGGTATCTGCCGCAATCTGTCTATCAGAAGGTGTAATGTATCTTAAAACTATGCAAAATGGTAATCCAATGTTTATTGGATATAAAATTAATCCATTTGATGGTAAAGATACTTCTAATGTTCAATCCCAGAACACTGCCGCACCTCAAACATTTAATTTAGATGATTATATAGGTAGAATAGAAGCGCTAGAAAAAGAAATAAATATACTAAAGCAAAAAACTGGAAGTAATTTGAGTGAATTAATCCAGTAATTTTTTTGCCCAAAATTAAATTAACTTGAAATATAATTTTATTTCGAGGCGATATTTTATTGCCTTAAAAGGAGAAAATATGAATAATTTAAACCCGACTCAATTATTAACTTTGTTAAAATCTGGTAATCCTCAACAGGTTGCTACCCAAATTATCGAACAAAATTATAAAACAGACCCACTTATGCAAAATTTACTACAAATGGCGCGAAGTGGTAATACCCAAGGTATACAGCAATTTGCTACACAATATTTTAAAAATCAAGGAACTGATTTAAACGCTGAAATGAATAATTTAATAAATGCATTAAAACAAGTGTAGTAAATTGTTTATAATATTTTTATTTAATATATAG